ATATTCCATATTCACCTCCTAATCTTATCATATCAAAACAGATATGACCATAATCAAATCTCATCATATCAGAATCCATATTAGACATCTTATCCGAGCTTATGTCTTAAGAAGATTAATCTGTTCTTTATAAGTCTTCTCTTCTTGTTCCCTGAGATATTGTTTGAAATTGAAAATAGTTTCTTCTAGTTCCTCAAATCTGAATGGAGGATAGTATAGAAGAAGATCGTTGTTTATCCGTATATTTCCAAATCTGTCTTGAAATGTAATAACTACAGCTCCGATATCTGGTAACCATGCATCTGGATGCTTCAACTCTCCATATCTATCTATCAACTTGAAGCATGGACACCACATTGATCCAATAGTCTCAAACATAGCTCCAGCTGCTCTGTGATTGTGAAACTCATAGCTAAAATCGTATTTCGGTGTCTTGCCCAGACTATATTCTATTAGATTGAACTTGATCTGTCTCTCATTTGCACTTGACAAGTATACAAAAGCTCCAGATGTACCGTGTCTGAATCTAAGCGTCTTCCCAAAATATGATCTAATAAACTGGGTTCCTATCAATATTTTCTTATCTGGATGAAGTATCTTTAGATCCTTAGCTAACAGATCTTCAAATCTGATTTCTTTCATTCCATGATATCTATGAGCATAGACTATTAGAACTTCCTTAGTATTTTCACCTATCCACTCACTTATGAGCTCAGCTCCCATCATAGATTGTTTCTCGTAATCTGGTAGCCAGATATCTTCACAGAACTCTAGTCTATTCTGTCCCTCTCCTACTTCTCCACCTATAACTAGCACATCTGGATAGGTCTCAGGTATTCCCACAGCTGATTTGGCTTTTTCCCAAGCTTCATTTCTCAACCACACTTGGAATCTATTTTGTTCTTTCCCTTTGGTTGTCATTCCAAATATAGATCCTACTCCTAAATGTCCTAACAAAACAATCTTAAAATTGTACATTATATCACCTCCTAACTTATCTTATCAGATACACATCCTATCTTATACTATCACATCGAAACTTATTCTTAGCTTAGAATATTAGATGTAATTATGATACTTATGAAAAACAGATAGTCTTTAGCTAAACTTAGCTAAACCAAGCGTGTTAAAACATGGAACATCTAAACCAAGCAGATCGTAAACAAAACCGAACTAATCAAAGCGAAGCTAATCAAATAAATTTCAGTATGTTGTCTTAAGCCAGCTTAACATATCTCAAAACATCCCGTCTTAGTCCTAGTAGAGCCTATCGGACCTTAGCATAACCTATTCTTGAAGATCTACCTAGCTTAACTCATCGGACCAAATCACAGCCCATTTCTAACGTATACTAATATATCATAACGCATCTTATCAAATAATCCTAATAAAATTCATTAAACTCAGTCGGATTGGGACATGCCTTTGCATAACTATTTCTTTTAAATATCAAATAATATCCATGTGCAGTCTGAGAGTGTCTATTGTTTCTAAACACTCCAACCAAAGTTCTAATATAAACTATAACATCTATCAATTCAAAGTTCTTGAAAGCATCTATTATAATACTGTGATTTAGAATTAGTTCTCCCTTGTATCTTGTGTCCATTATCTTAACTATCAAAAGTCCATTTGGATTCAGAACCATTGGTAGTATTTTGTTAAGTATCTTAGCTGATTCCATTTGATCATTGATACTCCATTTGGTCTTGTTAGATGACCAGTCATAGTCTGGTCTCTTGAATAATATAAAGCTAGGTTCGTTGTACTTATATGGTGGATCATATATCACACAATCAAATTTGCCATATTCATCTACTAAACTAGGAAGATCATCAAAAGGTAAGTGATGTTTAGCTGGACTGTCTGGATCTATATCGTTACCTATAATAGTATATTCATCAAAGTTTACATACCCTGAAGCCTGATACAGCTTTCCATGACCATAAGTAATGTCTAGTATACTAGATCCTTTGGGTAGGTAGAACTCTAGGATCTGCTTCAATATCTCTGGTTGTTCTCCAATCAGTACTGATAGCAACCTTACTCCTCTTCCATCTCGTTTATGACATATGCATCCAGAAGAGACTGGAGTACTATCTTGTACGTCAGAGTATGCCACTCTTCAGGAGCTTTTCTAGCTGCCTCTAATGAAACCTCCACTATGTCCTCTAAGTCTCTTTTCACCATTTCTTTCTCCTTCATACATACACACCTCCTCATTCAATGATCTCAAATTTATATTCAACATTACAATCCAAACCTCCTACCAAAACATCATTTCTTTATAATCTCACAAAAGTCTGATTGATTTCTATACTAATACAGTTTCGTTTAATGTCCTGAGCAGCTTTCATGATTCATGTTTCCTCATTCTGATAGAGCTGAATTGGAAATGTCTGGTACTTCATCTATAGAATAGAAGATCCTCAATCCAAGTTCCTTAGCCTTCTCTAGTTCTTTATCTGCTCCTTTACTCGGAGCAAGATAGAGAAGAGCTTCAGCCCACATCTCTAGAAACGTCATATCATACTCATACCACCATTCTCCATAGTCTCTAGGACAGGATGGATGAATATGAATATAATGTGTTAAATGTGGTACGAATGGATAGTGTCCTCTCTCTATCAATGTTATTGCAGCTTCTACAGCTCTATACACATTTTTAGCAGCTATCTGAATAGCTTCATGTTTGTTCTTTGCATTGACTGGATTGTATGGACCAGCTATATAGATTCTCATTTAATTTTCCACCTCCAAGATTAATTTAGTCAGATATCCAGCTTCGAGTATAAGAGTAGCTTTTCTAACGTTCCTTAATTCTTCATAGCCAAATCTGTTTCTCACTAATACCTTTGATGATACCCAATCTCTCCCTATCTCTAACTTGAAGTGTCTTCCATTATAGTATCCATGAACTTCTCCAAGTATTATTCGTTTAGACACTAGAATCACCTCTATTGGATATCATTCTGTCATAGAGGACTTTGAGCTTTTTACTAGCTATCTCTTGAAACTTGTCTACTGAGATTCCTATTGATTCAAGAAGTAGTACAAGATACACTATAATGTCAAATGCCTCTTCTCCTATGTCTTCGATAGTAACTATCTCTAAGTTAGTACCTCCACCGTATAGCTTCTTTAGCTTATTGCAGAGTTCTCCTGTCTCACCAGCTAGAGCTACAGCAAAGAACATAGGTCCTTTTCTGAATCTCCAGTATGGATAGTAAATATCGTTGAACTTTACTATATCTTTCCAGATTTTCTTCATATAGATCACCAGATAATTTTAGTCACTATCTTTAAAACTTTTGACCAAAGAGCTTATGATACTCTTAAAGAATCCACTTACAAATCCCAGAAAAGCTCCAAGTTCCCATAGCTCACATTCTATCTCAGTAAGATTCATCCATATTTTAATCACAGCCTGTCCTAAAGGAGTCATTCCTACAACCCATCCTACAAAAGCTCCGATAGCTGTAGCAGCTATAGCTACTACAAAAAATGCAGTTACCACTAATACTCCAACTATTATTACAGCAAGTCCTTCATCTGTCATGAATCATACCTCCTCTAGTAACTATCATCTCTGACAGTATCAAATAAATCATCTATATTATCTTCATTAGTATTTCTTTCCTTAACAGATTCTTTTTCTATATCGTCATATAGTAAGAGTATAGCACATAGAACAATCTCATCTATCATTGACATCTCTCCAGATCCAGTATGCCACTCTTAAAATAGTCCATAGTAAGAATATAACAGAGAATATTTCATGAATAGATGAAAGAACAGTTCCTATCGATAGCCATAGTATTGCTTCTGATACTCCCATTATAGCTGGATCTATTTCTCCATTCTTTATTCTACTTGGAATAGTCTTTGTAGCTCTATATATCATTTTTAGAAATGCTCTAAAGGATGTATCTTTCATACTTACCTCCTCAAATATATTGTTCTTTTGAGTCTCTCAGCTTCAGAATACCAGTAATCAGCATCGTACTGAAGCTCCTTTAGTTTCTTCCTAAGCTCATCTATTTCTCTACGTAATCTACTTGTCTCTTCCTCAGTATAATATAAATCGTATTCAAGATTGTCATAACACTCTGAACATACTACTTTAGATAGATCCTCTATTTTGTTGTTACATTTGGAACAAACTAGCTGTCCTAGTTTACTCTCCTCATTATTCAAACGTAAATTCCTCCTCTAATATTATCTGAATTATTCCCTCTGACTTTATCATGATCCCTGATATCTATACCTTGTGAGTCATGCTCTATCACGACTATTCCTCATCTTCAACTGGTTCTCCAATATAGGGGTTTCTAGAAAGCTTGTCGAGAATCTTCATTATCTCTTCATAGCTTTCTGAATCAGTCTTTTTTATTTTCTCAAGTTCTTGTCTAGCATGAAGAGTAAACATCACTTCACATCTGTCTCTAGTAACTAAGTATCTCAATTCAGCATAAAGCCACTTGAGCTTGTTTTCCAGATACTTAAGATAGTTCATGAGATATCCCTTCTATTCTTAGATCTTCCCAACAACAAAGTACAGCCATAGATCTTTCTTTCTTATCTGGATACTTCGAGCTCCATAATAAGTACCTTCCACTGGAATGTTTAGTTCTCTACTGAGAAGATCTAGGTCTTTATTATCTACAAAGATACGAATCCATAGCGGTTGATTCTCTAATCTTGGTAGATCTATTCTCACATCTGTTTCATCCAGTGTAACAACCTTACCAGTACCTTCTCTATACTTCATTTCCTATCACCCAACTTTAGAAGATAATCCCACACAGCTAGAGTAGCTGCACAAGCTACATTAAGACATCTAACCTTGCCATTCATAGGCAGCTTTATTATGTCATCAGAGATAGATATGATCTCTTCAGGTACATTACCATCTTCTGGACCAACCACTATACATGGATCACTTTTCCACTGAAATGAAGGTATGTCATGTGCTCTTGGATGCAACTCCATGGATACCAGATATTCATTGTTGACATAGTCTACAAAATCACCAATAGAATCCATCATAGTGATGATGCTCCATGGTTCTCTTTTAGATAGTATCTTACGTTCCAGCCTCGATCTAACTAGGTCTCTCGGAGATACAACGATGAACTCTTCTGTTCCAACACCATCAGCTAATCTTAGAACATTATAGACGTTGATATATCGCTTTGGAGATATCATACAAATCTTCATTCTACTCATCAACTTCAAATCTGTATTCTACCTCATGATCTAGGAATTGTCTACCAAAACATCTTTCCTTAATAATCATACAGTATTTTGGATCAATCTCAATACCAATACAAGATCTGTTTAGATCCTGACAGACTTTCATAGTAGTTCCACCACCAAGAAATGGATCAAGCACAACATCACCTTCATCAGTTAACAATTCCACGATCTTCTTTACAAATCCTTCATGTTGACCCCACTTGTGGTATCTCTTATCCTTTCTCTCTGACTCATGTACATTACACATCCATTCTGTTCTATAGGGTTTGCCCTTGGTAAAAGCAAGGACAGGTTTTGATCTAATCATCAGCTTCTTGTACCATACTCTGGGATTACCACCTCTGTGTAAAATTTCATATAACCAGAACCAATCTAAGTATGGAGTCATTAGCTGAAGTACATCTGGTAAGAACTGAGCTCCACAATAAGCAAATAGGTATCGTCCATCCTTGAGGAGTCTTTTCCCCTCTCTAGCTAGAGGCTCATATAGACAAATTCCTTCCTTTGTGTAAGGTGGATCTGTGATTATTAGATCGATGCTCTGGTCTTTCAGCTTGGGTAAGATCTTACAAGCATCTCCCTGAATTAACCAATAGAAATTCTTCATTACTATCTTCCACACTTTCTTTTTACTTTAGTCACTATCATCTTCTATATCCATAACAGCTACGTATTCATAGTCTCCATAGACATAAGCACTGATAGTAACTATCGTTCCATCCTTAAGTCTTAGAGTAATTGAGCTCAATCCATCGTCAAAATAGTATTCATCATGAACACTCAAATCAATAACAGTAGCTCCTAGCAATTTCTTCTTCAGTTTCTCTTCCGTAGCTTTCATCCTTCTCTTGTCTTGACACGTAGAACATATAGGTTCTTTCCATGGACATCTTCCCAGAAATATTTTACCACAGTCCTGACATTTCCAATATTTGTTTGGATTCTCTTCATAGAGAGCTTCTTTAAGAGATTCATTTAACTCAGCTATTCTTGATTTTATATCAAGATATTCAGATCGTAGTTTGTACTCTGACTTATCAATACTATCTAGTCTCTCCTGAAGCTCCTTAATCTGTCTACGAATTTCTTCACTTTTCATAATATCACCTCTTAAAGATCTATAGCTAAAAGTGCTCTGATAAATCTCTCAGCTTCATACTTGTCTGGATTATAAATCAGTATCCAATCGTTTATTTTCTTTGATGATATAACCTTACGGTTATAGGTTCCTAGAATGACACATAATTCTTTTACCATATCGTGATATGTGTTATCAAACAAAAATCTGATGATTTCTGATGATCCTTCTAATGAAAGGAGCTCATCAGAGATATTCATTGATAAGACAATTCTAGGTCTGAGATAGATAACAGTATCATTGTGTGTTGGTCTATGTTCTAGATGAACATCAACATCTATACCTTTCTCTCTAAAAAACTCTCTTATTTTCTCACGAGTAATAATAACTTCTTTCTCCACTAGAACCCTCTCCACAATCCTTTCTCCTTAAGATATTCGATAGCTTTTAGTCTATTCTCATCTTCGTTAGCTTTTATTTTCTCTAAGTTTTCCTTACGTTCTTTAATTTCTTTATGCCATTCATCAAACGTAAGAATCCACCAATAGGAGGCATGTATATCTGATCTCTTAACTTCACACTGTCCACATATAACACATATTCTATAATCTGGTGTCTCATAGTGCCACTTGTGTAGATCAAGAGATTCACACATGAAACGTCTTATCTTACTAATTATTCTCAAGTCTAACTCACCTCATATTAATATTCTAACATAATGTACAGTTCCATTCTCTTTAAAATACAAAGTACCTGGTACTGGTTCCTGTGCATCACGTTGAATCTCTAGTCCATATTTTGCATATTTGAGACCTAACTTCTGCATTATTTTCTCTTGTCCATAAAATACTCTAGCATCTTTCTCATCACTTAAATCTAAGACAATATGGTATCCTCTAGATGTCTCTGTTACCATGAATATAGGAAGCATTGATACTTCATTAAGTATCGTATCAAGTAAGTTCTTATCAAGCACATCAATGTCTAGAGTAACATAGTGATATCCAGCTATTTTGTGTCTATGAAGCTTACTAAAGAATCTAACATCCTGTTTAGTAAGCTGATAAATAGAGCTGTCATCTCTTTGAAGCATATAGCTAACATTCTCTTTCATAAGATCTCCTATGGCATGATATACACTTCTTGGACTTAATGTGGCATAGATAGCTCTAGCAACTATTGGAATGTCCTTGTCTCTAAATTGATACTTACCATAGTGTTGTAGAAGAGAAAGTCTCTGTACTTTGTTGAAATAGAAGTCTCTCCAATTATCTTTAGGTCTAATTATCTCTCTTGATATCAATAAATCTCTAATTTTGATTCCTAAGAGCTTTTTAGAAATTCTACTTCTAACAGCTAACATCAAAAGATGAGTCGTAGGTGGATTTAATGTGAGCTCTGGTAATCTTTTGATAAATTCTCTTACATCTTCTTCAATAAACAAGTCTACCATATTTCATTCCTTCATTTGACATTTTCTGAATATTGACACCATTCTAAATCTATGATTTGTACTCCCACTTATTCCTATCATACCAACAAGTTCTAGTTCATCTTTTCTAAACATTGGAAGTACTTGATCTAACCAACATATGAATCCATTAGGTTTTGTGATTTTGACACATTCCTTAATTACTTTGTTTCTATTTACCATTGGATGTCCATAATGTAGAGCATCTTCTTCACTGTATGGAGGATCAGCCAAAATAAGATCAAAGTAATCTTTGTCAAAATACTCTGATAGATTATGTGCATCACCTACTATATCTGGATGAAGATCTGGATTAATATCAAATCTAATCTCTACTGGATAACCTATCAAATCATCTTCTGTTAAAGATCCAGAAAATAGATGGAGTACAGTCTCACAGTCTGGAAACAGAGCTGAAATCCTCTTAAGATATGAAGGTGGATATTCTCCATAGTATCCATGTTTTCTCTTGTAGTAGTTACCAATTATCCATACTCCATGTACCCATCCTTTATCGTATATAAGTCTAGGATAGTTTGGAAAACATCTTGAATAGTTTCTAACTCTTTCTTCAAGTGATATCACATTTAATTCCTCCTTTTCTTGTATTCGTAAATATCTCCTATATCATACTTGATATAGTCACTAAAGGATACTTCTACTGTATCACCATTATCCATAACAAAGTAGTAGTGATGATGAAATATTGGAATAAGAACTTACCAACTGGAATAAATATCGGTACAGTTCTCTCATATTTCTTAACAATCCTAGCTCGTACAGCTATCCATTCACCAGTAAAATGATAAATGATAATTCCTACAACAAGTCCTACTGCTAGTAATATAATTCCAGTAACAACTAAAAATTCTTTATCCATGCTCACTCTACCTTTATGATAGCTACTTTTCATATTCCGCTTATAAGCTGCTTCCTATTCTTATTATCTTGTCAGGCACGAAGCTTAGAGCATATTCAAACTTAGTAACTAGATAATTTCTATACTCCTCATCAATACTTCTAAATCCATCTTCTACAAGTGGTAGTGGTTCACAGTAAAATATTATCTTCTTACCAGACATCTGATAATATATTTCTTTAGATCTAGATACTAGCTCATCACATTCTTCTTTAGTCATTCTGCCTTTATCATATAAATAAAGAGTATATGGAATGGTATCAATACTGCATCTATCCATGACAATATAATCAGCATTAAGCTCTACAAAATCTCTTTTAGCATAGAACTCTACTACCCACTTTTGAGATTTATATGTACCCATCTCATTAATAGGATATGGACAATTTCGTATACCTTCCTCTCTGTATTCAACTTTGAATCCTAGGGACTTTAATAGAAGGTATGTAAATCTTGATCTAGTGGTCTTTCCACTACACTGTACTCCAGAGAATATCAGACGTATCATTCCTCAACATCACCAAATTCGTGAGCTACAAGCTGTAAGATAGTAACTATTATAGACATAGGATCAGGATTCTCATCTATCTTCTCTTCTACTATAGTATCGTATACTTGAAGCACATATTCTCTAAGTCGATTGATGAACATATCAGCTAGATCTGAACTATATCCATCCTCATCAGAGAACTCAAATGTATACTGAGTTATCTCACCTTCATAATTAGTTGCAAATGATATTTTGTGTTTTTCCTCTATGAATTGATGTATTTCTCCAAGTGCTTTGTCAAGCTCTTCGATAAATTCATCCTTATTCAAGACATCACCTCCTATGTGTAGAAATAAGCCAGTTGATTCTATGCATAACCATTCCACATTTCACACATTTCTCTATCTCTCATCCATCCCTTATTTCATCAATCATTCAATACAATTCCCTTTGTACTAGATGTTTCTTCAAACTTCTCTTCTTCCAACACTATGCTACCATCCTCCTTAATTATCAAATACCCAAACCAATCATCCTTTTGATGTTTTCTATGAACAGCAAATCTCATCAGTTCACCTCTTCTACACTCTGCCTCCCATATAGGCTCAAAAGGATCTTCCCTAAATAAAAACTCTAGTTCATGACAATCCAGTATAGGTTTAATAATTGTCTCTACAGCATTGAGCAGAGAGTATGCTTGATTGTATTTCTGAATAGCTTCATGAACAGAATTAAGATCTATCTTTCCTACCTGCATTTTCTTTCTCTCTCAATTGTTTTCTAAGCTTCTTTATTTCTTTCTTTAACTCTTTATTTTCATTCTCTAGCTTTAAGACGTCTTTCCAGTATTGTGGTTGAAACATTAAATCCACTTCTACTATTGGTATGACTTCTCCCTCCTCTTTTCTTAGAGAAGATAGAAAATCTACCTGAATGTCATTGATGTCTAGCTGATCCAAAAACCTAGTAACTATTTCTGGATCACATTCTACTATTATCTCATATATATGAGATATTTTTCTATACTTAATGAGTGCATCTGAGTCTGAGCATCCAACAGCTGCTCTTAGAAACCTCTCAAGTATCTGAATCTTCTCTTTGTCAGAGATCTTTCCAATAGACATATCTAATCACCTCTCCAAACTTAATTTATTTGTGTAAAAGACGATTAAACGATAGTATCAATAAGTTACGAACCTACAAAAGAGCTGGTAGAACCCTAATTATCTCAATGATGATTCCACTAACTCCAGTTATGAGAGCTGTGTACAGAGCTATTCTCTCCTTTCTGCTCATACTGTTTCCATTACAATGAGGCATACTCTCAAGTCTATGTACAGCTTCACCTAAAACGTCCAGTTTAGTGATAATCTTGTTATTCTGTTCGTAATAGTCTTTCTTAAAGTTCTTATAACTTAGCACTAGTTCTTTTGTGTCTTCAGACAGATTGTCAAGTCTTGTCTCAACACGTGTGAGTCTCTGTACCACATCCAGTCTCCAATCATTCTTCTTATTTCCAGAGTTCATATGAAGCACCATTAGAATAAAGGAAACCAGTAGTTATAAATGTTTAAGGAAAATCCCAGTCATCCTCCAGCATTCTCTTTATCATATCCCAAATATTTACTCCTCTTACGTATCCTCTATATTTTCTCCAAGCCCTGTCCATTGGCTCTATGAGCCATGTTCCTCTTCCTTCCCAGTCTCTTAGATCAGCCAATAACTGACCAATAAAGAAATCACATCTGTCTTTCTCTTTTTCTCTATTAGATTTATCCTTTCTCAACATTAACCTTCTTATGTTCTCTCTTATTATCTCTCTATATTCCATAATATATCACTACCAATGTTCTAATGTATTTGGTTATAGATCTCTTCAATGATGAGCTCATCTGTCTCTGTATCTCCAATACCTGCATCTGGATATCTATTCTTTATTTGCTTCAGTCCAGAGCTAAATTGTCTAATTAGATCCAATATTTCCTTTTCAGTTCTCTGCCATTCTTTGTTTAAGAGAGCAAATCTACCACTCATTTCTCTACCTCAATGATGGATAATTCTCTATATTCTGTAATTATGCCACCACCACTATTAAGATAGATGCCTCATAAAACACTACAACTGTCAATATAGTTACTAATGTTATTCCAATAATAGAAGAGTATTTAAAATATTCTTTACCAAGAGCAAACGGATTCTTCTGTATTCGTTCATCATATATAAGTTGAATTCCAATTCCAGTTAGAATGTAATTAACTGGGTATGTAAATAGAAATGATGTTATTATCAGAATAAGACCATGATGATAATGTTCCAGTATTTCCAGATAGTTGCTAAGTCTGTATATCTTACAGAAGTATCCATCAAAGTAATAGTCCCATACAGAGCTAATTAGAGCTCCTATTAGAAATCCTAGTATCAGGAACCGAATCATTGCTCTCACCTATAGGTTCAGCTTTCTCACATAAAGTTTCGTATCCTTCAGATCCACATATTACTTCTTCATCTGGAAATAGACCACACAATGTAAATGGATTTTCTTTTTTCCTATATTGATATTTACATGGAAAACCTATACTTCCCATTTTATATCTCACCTGCTAGTAAGACTGAACCAAAATGTTTCACTGTCTTTAATAACCATTTCTTAGCTTGTTTATGATCAGGAATTCTAGTAACTATCCTAGCTTCACAATCTGATGAGAATATCTTACCCGTGATGTTTATTATGAACTCAAACTTATCACCATAATAATCAATCTCTACAGTAATACCACTATTACTCCTGAACTTTATCTTACAAGAAGAATTGTAATTCACAATATATATGTCATTATGTTCTCTTACCAATTCATTCACGAACCTAGTCAGAGTATCTATAGGCATAAATCACACCTCACTAGCTAAGAGTAGTGGTTTAAGAAGTTCAACAATAGACCTAATCCATCTAATTATTTTATCTGGATCAGATTCAAATACTCTGAATCTTACAAATGTACTTAAACCAACTTTTTCGATACGTAAACAGATAGAGACTATCAGATCATAATCATGTTCCAATTTATGAATATCTACTGAGAATTTATCACTACTATAAACTACTGAGTTTAAAGATTTTCCTTCAATCTTAATAGCATAGTTCTTTACAATATATTTTTCTATCTTCCTAACACGTTCATCGATTTGAGATAATGAATACACTTAGAGCTCACCAGCTAAAAGTACCTTGTTTACATATTCAATTACAGTTAGAATCCATTGTTTAGCCCTATCTTCATCTTCAACTGAAGAAGAAATAGTAAGCAATGAATCCTCCATAAACATATTTCCCTTAGCCTGTATCTTTATATTAAAGCCATTTCTCCAGCTGGTGATTTTAATTACTATATGTTCATTATTAGCGATCTTAATAGTACACTCAGTATCGAAATGTACAACATAGAACTCATCAATCTCTTTTATAATCTTATTTACAAACTTAGATAATGGACTAATAATCATCATCTTATAGCTCCTTAGATAATTTTACTGAGGATAGAATAGCAATGGTATCATCCAACCATTTCTCTAAGGAGGATAGATTTACTTCATATGTAGAAACACTTAGATACGTATTGTTTTGGTTAAGATAAATGGTTGCTACAGCTGATATTTTACTTGGTATCAATCCAGAGGACATTATTATTATATAACATCCATTTTCTAGGAAACATTCAAAAGTACTGTAATCTTTACTGTGATTTTCTTCTCTTATCTTATATTTGGATAGCAGGATCTGTTTTATCTGTTTATAGAATGACAATCTTACTTTCTGTAAGAGAGCATCATAGGTCTCATTATCTTTTATATCAAAATAATGTTCAGAAGTCAAGATTCTTCCCTTATAGTTTCTGAGACAATAGAATTGAATCCAAGATATTCCTACATTTATTTATCCATCTCTTAATGTAGTCAACATCAAAATGAACTGTATAAAGTGATACAAACGTAGCTCCCAAATAAGATGTCTCATAGAAATGTGCTATCAATCCGACATTTATTAGTCTCATCTGATTGTATGATACAGTAACAAAGTACGAATTATGTAGCTTAAAAAATACTGAAGTAGTGTCCTCATCTACTCTCTCCTCATCTATACCATATTTTTCATCCAAATATTCCTTGATAGCGATTACTCTCTCATCATTTAATAAATCATCTAAAGTAAGATTAGTCATAGACCTCACCTACAAGCTTTTAGCTATTCTTCTAAGATGATCTTTGTAATTCTGCCATTCTATATAAAGATAGATAAATATCCAAGCAACCCATGTATACTGAACTATTCTGCACAATTGTATGAACGTAACTCCAAGATCCTTCTCCAACGGTAAAACATAAGATCCTAGTCCAATTAATCCAAGTCCAAACTGCCCAAGAATAGCTAGAAGTATAGAGTAAGATATAATCTCTTCCTTGATATCATCCCATTCTATATTTTTGAATCTAAGATGTATTGATGTATAGTACTTATTTAACAAATACCACACAAAGTATAAATAAATCTTGTATCTTTTTGAATACATTGTCTATCATCTCCAACTAATACACAGATCAGATGGATCTACAATCTTCCTGTGTAATCTACAATAATAAAATGATTCCATAATTTTACTACTAGTTACCAGAACAGAGTACTTGCAGGTCAGACATGATCTAGCTACCAGTTTCATTCTTCATCAATCCTCCTAATAATATATGGACACTTAGAATAGCTCTTCATAGGATAGTAACTATCTATTACATTTAATATCTCATATGGCTCTTCAATTTTAGCTATTGAGGAAGAAAATGAGCATGGAGATATAGAGCCGTCTGGAAATACTGATATTATCTTTCTACCACAACCACACTCTTCTATCTTTCCAATTTCAAGAGCTATACTTTCATCTACATATAAGTCAAATAGCACACTTGAAATTTTAATTGTTCTCTTTAACTCACTAGCTCCATAATTTAGCTCATAGAACTTAGGTTGTAAAGCATAGAATTTTAGTCCTTCTGTTTTTAAATAGTTAAAGACTAAAGGCATAATTCCAAGAGCTATCTTATCCAGTATAAGGTAGTTTACTCCTACTTCAAAGTTAGACAAATTAGATAAGCTATCTATTGTACTAGATATGTTCCGTATTGAACCGTTAGACTTAACCTTATGATGATCTACTGATACTGATACTAAGTCTACGTATTCCAATGATTCAATTACTTCTGAGTTTATTATTGAACCATTGGTAGTGAGAGACACATTCATATCACAGTGTTTAGCTGTTTTAGCTAGTTTAGTTACTATCTTTGGAAATAATAGTGGCTCTCCACCACCTATGGCTATCTGTGGAATATTATATTCACTAGCTGCCTTTATTAGATCACAGAACCAATCCACATCTTTCTCTACAGTAGATTTGTGAATATAGCAGAATGGACAATCGAAATTACATTTGGTAGTAAAGTGTATCGATAATACTTCAATCATCATATCCATTATTTCTGCACCATTCTTCAAACATACCTAATGAACCACCACTAGAATATGGAAATGATGAACATATTCTACATATCTTAGCAAAAGCCTCATACGAGTTAATATCTCCATCACTTATCCAGAGCTTTAAACACTCATCTGTATATGACATAAAAATCTGACCCTTAGATTTCTTATCTATTAGACGTACTGTTGTATAATTACCACAAGATGACCAAGATGAGATCGTCCTTCTAGCTTTCTCTGGTAACTTATTTATTTTTACTCCTATTGCTTTATCACCACAGTGATTAAATATCTCTATATCATCTGGAGATACTTCACTTACTACCTCTATTATACGTCTTGTCTTGCATAACGGTATCTCAGAATATGTTAAACATGAAGCTCTAATAATTAGAGCAAGATTAGTCTCTTCAATAATTTGTTTAAGTAAGCTCTTTATCTCTTCAATACCTCTAACTCCAGTACGTACCACTATCTCTGAACAATTAGGATGTATCATCACTGTAACCCCAATGCAAACAATCCTTTACTATGTCTTCATATCCATTCTTCCTACACCATCTCAGAAAATATGTGAGAGATCCCCCACCGTTTGGAAATGGTGAAGTCTCAAGTGCTCTAGATATGTCTGCAAATATATTGAAAGAATCCTCATCTCCATCTCCAATATTGAACTCTACAAAATCATCATCCAAACTAAGAAACACAGATCCATTCCCTCTAGACACATAGACAGATACATAATCATTATTCATCAACCATGATGGTAACTTCCTGACCAAGCTGTGAGGCAGCTTATCTTTGTGAATTCCAATATGTCTTACACCATAAGTATCTGCTATAGTCACATCATCAAGATCAATTTCTTGATATATATGTTCTCTATCGTAAAGTATTGATAGAGGAGTCTTAGAGTACGAGGTTATCCATTCATCCACAGCCACTGCAGAACTGGTCTTTTCTAGTACTGATCTTATCAGACTTTTTAGATCATCTAAATCTTCAAATTCAACCTTGATCACGAGTTCTGAACAGTTAGGATGAATCATTTAAACACCTCAGATCAACACCATCATTTTGTATTCATCAGATTCATGTTTCCAACACTGAGCACTTAACAATCTCTCAATATCAAAATCCGATAGATTATTTAAACCTTCTTTCTCTATGAAACACTTGAAACACAGAGGTTCACAACCTTCTTCACATGAAAAATTTTCTCTTATGATTGGTTCACACTTCCATTCTCTACCACATTTCTTGCATCTTCTCGTAATCATGGATATCATCTCAAACGTAAATAGCTAGTCTCTTAAGCTTTGATGCCATATCATTGGTAAGCTTCTTTCTCTTATCTATTACATTCATAATAAAGTTTTCTTTAGATGGTGATAGATATAGAATAGCTCTTTTACCTGTTCTTATATAGTATGGAGTGAAACTCTTTAATCGTGGAGTGTTGTCAGATAGCTCCTCTATTACCCTCAAGTCTTCTACTCCATCATCTCCAATGTACTGTTTTATGATGTTATTGTCATATGGATTGAGTGACATACTCTTGACCAATACAGCATTGGCTCCACTACGGATCTCCTTACTTATAGACATGAATCTATGCACTGAAAATACACTCATGATATAACCACGAGTAATCTTGTACTGAGCCTTCCAAATATGCCTTGATCTAAAGTACTGTTTGAGAATCCATTCAGGAGTATTATCTAGAGTGAAGTCATCAGCTATCTGAATCTGAACTGGTTTACTGTCATATCCCCAACTTAATAGATTAAGAAGTGAATCTCCTCTGTGTGATATAACTGCATTAACATTCTCCTCACCATAAAGCTCAACAGCTTTAGCTACTAAAGACCTAAAGAGAATCGACTTACCAGAACCCTGATCTCCAAATACTATTATTTTCTTATGAACTATTGGATTGTCATTTTCGTCTATAGGAGTGGGTAGTGATTCAAGCTTTGGAAATATATATGAAAAGAAATAGTCATTGTCAATATCCAGATTAAACATCTAGACACCTCATAACATGACAGCTAGACCTATAGCAGCTACTATTCGATTTAAAGTTTTGTATAAATGGACTTTGGTTCTCATGTCGATGTCATTACTCCAAATCCGTCTAACTATAAGCTCGTACATATCCTTAATAGAATATTCTGAATTGAAATAGACATATTCAAGACATCCTTCTCTGTATTTCTTTGGTAAGATAGATACCATGTCCTTGAGAGAGTCTACGTAGTCTTTGACCTTATAATTACTAAGATTTTCAAACCATCCCTTGAACTCTTTTGAGGTTTCGAGTACTCTTGGAACAATATCATAAAGCTCAGAAATGTCAAGAGCTCTACTATGCTTTCTATTGATATTAGTTACATATCCAGAAGGTAAAATAGCTGTGTCATTTGAAAAGAACAGAGCTTCACATTTAAGAGACTCTGTACCATCCACACTGTTAATGATCAATACTCCAATATCATGATCTCTAAGAAAACAATAAAGTCTCCATTGGTATGTTAAATAGAATAGCTTAAGATCCATAGCCTCACTAATCTCCTTAACAATATCCAAGACCTGCTCATTTGGTATTAGCTTGTATCTCTTACCAAGAATAGCAACTAAGTCACCATCCTTGATTATAGCTTTATATTTAGATGGATTGTCTCTGTACTGAATTATCTTCTCTTGATATCCATATGGTCTTTCAATAGTCTCAATCACATTAAATTCAACTCTCAGACTTGACATATACTCACCTCTTAGAGTTTAAGCATTAATAGAAGCCTTTCAATCTTTTCATTGAATGACTTTAATTCAAAAGAATATAGAACAGGATAAGGTAATGACTCTGATAATACAGAAAGAGCTTTTCCATCTGTCATTTTCTTCTTATCTATCATCTCTCTGATAACTTTCTTGAGATAAAGAAGGTTCCCTAATAGAATCTCATCAAGTGTCTCAAGTCGTATTAAGCGTTTATTAAAATACTTAATTAATAGAACATATAGAACGTGTGCAGTCAATCCATCAACATATGATTCAGCTCCATACACGTTCATTTAATCCTCTCCTCTAGATCATTTGAAAATACAAGATAGTAACTATTGAAGTCATTTAGCCTTGACATAACCACAAGATTTCTCCGTTTATATCGGGAGTTCATTAGCTCTTTAAATGTAACTATAGCATAGATCTCAGGTCTTAATCCTAGCATTTCAGCTTTCTCAAGATAATTACGAATGGTAGATGATACCTCAGAAATTGTTAAGTAAACTTTCATGAGATACCTATCTTTGGATAGAGGAATAGCATTACGTTCTATTCTCGGTGTTGTTATAATAAAGAAAAGAAAAGATACCAATGAAGTGACTAGAATACAGATACAGACTTCATAAATTGAGATATCTGAATACCAATACATTATCATCCATAGTAAAGTACTAATTACTGTAGATAATCCAGATCCAAATAGTATCAGTCTTACATCTATAGTCTCGAATGTTTTTTCATTTCCCAGTAACAAATACATTTTAAGTTCACCATAAAAAAATGTAGGGGTAGCCATACTAAGTATTAGTACCCCTACTCATCGGATTTTGGTAAAGAGTATATCATTGGATTTCCTTGTTCATCCGTAGACACTATTAGAACATCAACATTCGGTGCTATCTCTTTAAGAGCTTCTAAATATAGATATAATTTTGCTAAGTCCTCTGCATCATCGATACCAGCTGCTCTAGCTATCATCTCTATAGATTCTCTAGTAGCATTAGCAACTATCAATCTAGTCTCAGCTTCAGCTTGAGCTATTCGTATCTTCTGTTGTGCCTCTGCATCAGCCAGAACCAATATACGTTCTCTCTCAAACTCTGCTTGTATTTTCTGTTGTTCAGCTACCATCTTATCTTCGATAGCCTGCATGTATTTCTCTGGTAATGCTATATTCCTTAAATCAAATTCCAAGTGTATTAGAGCTCCTTTAAGAGACTCTGTGTTACGTAGAGCATCGAATACAGCTTCTTGAATAGCATACGCTACTTCCTCTCTCCTAGTTATCATCTGTGTAGCTGTAAAGTTCTTAGTAACAAATCTGATAGTCTCTCTTACTGTAGAAGCTATAGCTCTGTCTTCCCAGTCTAAGTTTGGATACGATAGGTAAAGATCTTTGAGTTTTTCTGGACATAGACTCCATCGTACCATAATGTCTATAGTAGCTTCTAGCTGATCAGACGTAAAGCACTTAACAGCAGGGTATTCTGCATAAATATCAGTTCCGTCTCCCCACATCCCCACAGATTCTGTAGCATAGTAAATGTATACTGTTCTATACCATGGCATCTTTACAAACCACGTAGGTCCAAGTATTGGACCAGATATTGTACCAGTCATTGGATCCACTAACAATACACCATATCCTGTATCCACTGATCTAAACATGGTACCAAAGAATATACCTAGAGATGCACCAGCTACTATACCAATCACTAGTAGTATTTTTAGGAGTCTATTTGATCTATCATTCTCCCACATTTTTATTCCTCCTGTGACCCTGAAGATTTATTGTTTATTGCCCATTTGCCTTCAGCTACCAACATGTAAACTTCCTTACCTTCATATGTTCTTAGAAGTTCTAGAGTGGTATCTCTGCTTGTACGTTTAGATAATCCTATAACTATATTTCCCTCTGCATCCATAGAGATATATTCTATTCTAGCATAGATTCTAATATTTGGTAGTCTTATATCCATAAATTCAATCCTCCTCATAAAGCACATTTAAGAGCTAATGGCTCTATTTTCTTTCTCAGATCTTGTGGTATCTTGTTGAAAAGATACTGAAGGGATTCATCCCATGTGCCACGAGCTAATAATATGAGACGTAGAGCATCCAACAACAGTCTCCTATTAAAGTACATTTCTGTAGCTGTTTCATCGGAAAAGAAATTGGTAGCATGATCAATAAACTCACAGTAATCCTTGTATTCTTCATATACCTTAAACTTATGAAGGTATTTTCTTACTGGATCATTCTCCGATATCGTTATTTTCACTACTACATTAGATTTTTCACTTGGTAAAACAAAAGAAACTAGGTTTTCAAGATAGCTTATTGGTGAAATGATTTTGCTATTGACTTTGTACACAGACAAGAATACTAGTCTCATTTTATCTTCACTACCAGATCAAAGTAGTCTGGTACTCTTCTTTCATCACCATTTCTGGTAATAACCCATATCACAGTCATGTCTGGATTTATCATGTCCTGTGTAGGAAACACTCCATACCCATCAGTGATATAAATCAACAGATCAACGTCATCTCCATCCTCCTGAATCTTCTGAAATATAGGTCTAAAATCTGTACCTCCTCCACCTTTAAGATGTAATGTGTTTAAGTCGTATTCTGACGTAATGGTTTGAGCTTCATAAAGCATTGCATCAGAACTATAGATAGTGAGTTCTGCATTAGGTACTTCTCTGAATATCCCTATTATCTGTGATAATCCATCTCTTAGATCTTCCATACTCATGGAGCCAGATGTATCTATAACTACTACTCCCTTTATCCCTGACTTTAGCACACTTGGTAAGTAATATCCAGCAGCTATCGATTTCTTAGAAGGTCTAGAGTAAGTATAGTCATAAGGCATATGTCTCACAATCAACTGAGGTAAATACTCCAACCAATTGATCTGTGGTTCTATCAAATCTTCTATCAATCTCTCTATACCCAATGGAGCTTTACCCATCGAGCTGGCATGATGCCATGCATCTTTTAATACCTTTCTCCAGTTAACAGTCTCTTTGTCATCTAATGCACCTTTTGGTATTCCCAGTTTATCTAAATCAGACTTTGATATAATACCATCCTCTACTTTTTTCTTAGCTTCCTCTATATCTCTTCTGGTTATATGTTTATCTAAGCTACCACGTTTTTTACATACTACAATTACTGAAGGAATACCACTATATCCATTAGGGTTCTTCTGTTTAAATGGACAGTTATCACAGTCACCATTGCATTCATATCTTTTAAGATCTGGTAACTTGTCATATATTTCTTCCCATGCCATATCTTCGTACTCTCTCATGTATAAAGCTCCCAATGGAAGTTGAAATGTTTGTAGTATCAATGGATTTATAGCTAAGTCTTGAGCCATATTAGCTTTAAAATGATCTCTTCCTTCTTCTCTCTCCAGATGTCTAAGAGCCACATGCATCACTTCATGACATATTAACCCCTTAACCTGTTCAATACTTAATTTCTTTATGTAATCTGGATTGTAATATACAACTCCATAAGGAGTAACAGCTGCTGTGTCTTCATTGGGATCTGGTTTGAATCTTAATGACATACATAGTACTCCAAAGAATGGCTGTTTAGATATCATCTGAACTCTAGCTTTAGTGATCTTCTCTTCTGGAGACATGTTTACTCATCCTCATCTTCTCTTTCCATAGATAAAATATATTTCCCTATTGTTGGAACAAATAGACTCCATTCTTTAAGCTTCAGTACGTTTCTATCGAAGAAATCAGGCATCATGCTCTTTATCATCTTTAGCATGAATGCACAATATTCTCTAGGCATTCTGTCTCCAATTATAAATATCCTCCTTAGAACCTCTCTAGCTTTGTCTTCAGGTTTGTTCTTTACATAATAATAGAGATACTCTGTAAGATTGGTACATAGAGCATACAGTAGATCGTTATCTTTAGGCATCTCTATTTTATCTGGGTTCTTGATGAATTTTTCTGGAGGAGCCAATCTGTCTCTTATTCTTAGAAACGATACAAATTCCTGAGCTACATAAGATCCTACTCTACCACTAGCATATACAAATACTCTGTCTATATCTTCAACTCCTTTAATCATATCGCTTACTTTTTCCCATGTTCTAGGTGTAGCAAAAGCTTTCTCCTTACTCTTTGGATTGAATGTGTAGATATTAGATGTTTTCACCCTTAGAAACGATATTATTCTAGGATCTATATCGTTGTTTACTGCCCATAAAGTCCATTCCTCTACTGTAGGAGTAGCTAATTCATACCATGCAAATCTATTGCATAATGGAGCTTCAAATCGAAATTCTGGACATCCATCTATATGTCCTCTATTACCAGCTGCTACTACTATCCATCCATCTGGTAATTCATAGTCTCCTAGAGCTCTATCGTTGATTAGCTCCCATATTGCATTTCTAACCAGTGGTGGAGCTAATGGTAGCTCATCTGCAAATATGATTCCTCTGCCTTCTCTAGGAAACCACACTGGAGCTGTCCACTTGGTTGTGTAGTCTATTATCTGATAGTCTCCTTTCCACTTAGCTGTAAAGATATCAAAGTGTTTTATCGGTACTAGTTCCATATGTCCATTGTATTTTACTATTGCATAGTCTTCTGGTAGTCCTAGTACTTCACCAGCATCTTTCTGAGAGAATCTCTGATCTACTAGACAGAATTTATCTGGATGAAGTATAGGAGCTTTCGTCTCAAGAAACTCAAGTGAATATTCACTAGCTAATCTTCTGGCAGCTTCTCTTACTGAACAACTTTTACCGATTCCTATTGCTCCTTGTATAAATAGAGATCCTTTTACTTCATATGTTCTCTTTATAATATCTATTAGCTGTTTATGATTTACTACATATATTGGTCTCTCCAAGTCTTGTATCATTTTCTCAGACATACCAATTACCTCCGATCACCTTAAGATAGTAACTAAATTTTCTTTGATAGGATTACTCTTTTGATTCTCTCAACAAGTTCAGCATATCGTTTCTCACTAATAAGAGTAAATATTTGTAAATACTCTAGAATATAAACTATATCAGTAATTTCTGAATTTAGGGATCCTTCTAAAGAAAAATAATTCTTATAGAACCACTCATCAAAATCTAACAAACTCATTAAGAGTTCATATTCTTCATCAGACAAATCTAAGATAAGTTTAGAATCATTTATTTTGATGAATGGTTTTTTATTAGATATCTTAACAAGATAAAACTTAATTGAATTGAGAATATACTCTTTCACTGCATAATGAAGTGATGATTTAGGCTCAGCTATTTTTAATACTCTATCATTTTCAAATCTACTACCATTTTTCCTCAGAATTACAAGTGTCATTAGATGATTCAGATCTATAAATATCTTGTAACTCATATCTCTTTCACCAATACAGCTCGATTAAATACATCTATTTCCTCATCGATAAGATCTGTAATGTCATCTATAGAGATATGAAATGGAATGTATCTTACAGTAAGAAGCTGGAAATCAAGACTACCCATAAATGCTCTTTTATTATACTCAAGCTCAATTACCAAATATGTAGATTCTTTGTAAACATACATATTAAATCTGTTTAATTTTAATACTACAAATGATTCTTTTCTAGAATATATAGTAGCTTTATGTTCCTTAACCACGTATTCTGCAATATTATCTATTATCTGCATAATTCTCTCCTTGAATCTAATAATCCGTTGAAGAAGACTATCTCTTTGTCAATTAAGTGTTTAAGCTTTTGAATGGTAGTATTTGTTGTAAATCCCCATATACTTGCACTTATAACAGAACCAGATTGTTCATCTTTTCTAGTATCAAAAAATAACTTGATTATTATTCCAAAATCTCCTATCCTATCTACTATGACTTTAAATTTGTCTAGTTGAATCTCAGTAATATTCTCTCTTGAGAAAACTATCTTGCCATTATATTTCTCTTGTAAATACTTAATCAAACACACTTCGATATCTTGATCCATATTATTTCACGATTTATGACTTACTAAACAATTTATCATTATAATTCTTTAGATAATAGAACTTCCTGCATGTAATCAATAGCTTCATAAATACTATTCATAATATCTCTACTATCTCTATCTTCTTCCATAGTCATGCATAAAGTCCACTCAGTAGATAATTTAACCTTAGATAATATTGCTATTCTATAACAGCTCCAGACATCCCCTCTCATTATCTCTATTTTGAGCTTACCAAGATCAATAAAAGAATCATTATCACTTAGCTTCCTTATCTTGCAGAAATCATATTTACGTAGAATCTTATTAGCTATTTCATATATTTCCATTCTAAATTCTCTCCCTTAGAAGATATTCGTTTATTCGTCTCTTGAGCTCATCAAATTTACCTTCTCTGATAAGAGTTAAAGGTTGTAAATACTCAATTAGCAATAGAATTTCTATGCCAGCTTGAGTCTTAGAGTCTTTATCTAACCACTTCAAAGATATCTCTCTCAATATCTCTCCTAAAGCAGTAAACAGATCGTAATCCTCTTGAGTAAGCTCATACCACTCCCATCCTGATATGACTCTTCCATGATACGGACTTTGTACTTCATTCCTCATCTTTCTTATATTCTCAGCATACCATCTAGCTATCAGATCAAAATAATCAAAGAATACTGTTACTGGATCTTTAAACACTCTTCTATATGTCCTAGACAAAGAATGTTCATTGTCTTTATGAATAACAATGAAGTTGTCTTCACTTATAGCTGCTGTGTATTTAGGCATCTATATGCTCTCCATTAGTAGCAATCTTTTAACGAACTCTACACGTGATTTTATTATATTAAAAGCTCTATGTATATCACGAGGAAGATACTTAGCGTATAATAAAGTCATATCTTCAAGATCCATGCAGGTTTCTATTACAAATTCATAGAAATATTCCCAGTCACTCACTTTGATATAGTAGAAACCACAATCTATTGTTAGAGATTCATTGTCTTCATCTATTTTACCATCACTAAACTCTTTCTTAAGTAACTCTTTCAATTCATCGAATGTCATTAGATTCACTCTGGATCTGAGATTGAATGTATTTCGGTATCCATCTAATAAATTTGTCACATGTCAATACACATAGTTCACTATTGGATTTACAATTGTCACATGGAGTCTCCATCTTCTTCATTAACCTCATTCTCCTTATCTGATATCCTAGTGTATAGAGCACTAATGAACTCAGATGAGAGTTTGTAAAGTCTAGGAGTAGTTCTACGATTTATCTCTAACATTCCTGTTGGTTCAAGTATTTTATTGCTTGTAAGAGTCTTTAGAAATCTCTCTGCATTCCTAATATTTCTATCAGATATCCATGCCAGTGTACTTGAAGTTATTGGTATTCCTATTCTAGACATAGATATTACAAGACATAGCAATCTGTGATTAATTAGATTTCCCCAGTGTACTCTTGAATACTGTTTGATGAATTCTCTGAACCTATAGTAGTACCTACCAGTTTCCCAGTTCATTAGAACTCTCTTATATTCATCTAGTACCTTCTCCTTTATCTCCTCCATATACATTTAATTTCAACTCCTTCTATTACTTCTAAAATAAGAGAGCTATCTCAAGATTACGATATCTTATTCTGTCCAGTGCCTCAGACAGTTCTCTATCATTCCAATTTACTGAAAACAAATGATGTAGATACTCATGTGAGAGAGTATGAGATAGAATTTCTATTGAAGGTTCTGTATCATCACCTAATACTATTTCATGATAAAAGTAGTCGTAATATGAACCTCTTACTCCTTTGAAAGCTTCATTAAACTCTTGAGTAAGCTGTCTTGGTACTATGTTTCTTAGACATCTCCATGAATAGTAGTAATCTCTCGAAATAACAGTAACTTTAGGTTCAGAACTATCCTTCATATTCCATCTCCTGAGTAATCCAGCAAGCAAGTTGTATTTTCAGATAGAACAAATAATACAATATTAGTGAGAGAACTTGTAAATTGTAAGTGAATAGAACAATAGCTTCTCATGGTCGAATCCAGTCATTCGTCATGGTTTCGTTAATAGTTGGAAGATAAGGTAGATGTATGATAAAAGAAGTTTCATTATGTATATGCATTGGATAGAGAAACCAGAATTTACCCATATGTACCGTAGTAATCTTCTCTAATCTGAACGAACCATCAACAATGATGCTTACATCCCTAGCATCCATAATTTCAGTTTTCAAGAATCGTCCATCGAAATATTTGATTACGTAAGATTCCTTTAGATCAAGATTGAATTCTGCAGCTAGAAGGAATACGGAACCTGAACCACTAGTATGCCATACGCCAAATGGACAGGTTACCCGATAGAGATCATAATACATGATATCAACAACTGAATATTCTGTCACTATAGCCACTATACATCCTCCGAATAAGCAAATCACTCCTATAAGGAATGAGACACAAACGAGAACACCTATATCCATTCAAACTTCCTCCGTAATCATCTCAACAATTCTTTTGGTCTCCATGTACCATGAAAAAATAGAAACGATAGTTCTAACAGAATCACTGTAATCCATTGATGATAGAACTCCAAGTGTCTTGACTGGAAATTTATCAAACTGATCTCGTATCTGTCTGAAATATTTTCTACAGTCATCAAGTCTGTCAGCATAAGCAATATCATCCTCCGTTAGATCTGAGATATAGTCTTTCAGTATTTGTATCTCTTCTTGAGCATCCTTAAGTCTCACCCACTTCTCTTTTGCACATGGTTTCTGACATGACTGACATTTGGACATAAAGTCCTTACAACGAGATGCATTCTCAGACAACATCTCAACAAATGTCTTTGACTTATCTTCTAAGCTCATTAGATCATTCCTCTACTATAAGCTAGATTTATCTCTTCCACGTATCTTACTATACTTATAATTATTTATAGCTTTCAGAATCTCATTGATGTCTACTGGACAGTAGTTCCACACATCAACACCGACATTTACTAGATACGTTCTAGATGTCTTCTTTACTTTCCATCTATCATGAACATGTCCTACTAGATTGATAGGATAGTCTGGATTGTGATCAATGGGATTGTGAGTACAGTAGATATCATTGCCACCTATTCTGAGAACAAGAGACTGGATAGGAGTGTTAAGTGAGTTGTTGTGATCATGATTACCTTTCAGCAGAACAATATTGCCATTGAGCTGGTCAAGATAGTAACTAGGCTTATGGAGCTTCTTGTAAAACATGAAGTCTCCTAGATGAATAACAATATCATGTTTATCTACTCTGGAGTTCCATAGCTGAATCAGTCTTATATCCATGTGATCAGCTGACTTGAATGGTCTATTACAATACTTTATAATATTCTCATGGCTAGCTACTAAATAGTAGCTAACTTTCATGACCAAAGTGTGTATCCGATGTAAACCAAGTCTTGATATCTCATCCCTCCCAGAATTAGATACTATCCTCCAGTTCGTATAAACACTGAACATACACTCTGTAGAGAAGTGAACCAGATATATCTCCTAGACTAGCAGCTAAAGAGGATAGAACCTCAGCTTTCTTTGACAAGTCCATACCTTTATTCCTTAGTTTAACCATATGAGATCTAACTACCTCTTTAAGATCCTTTGGTGTTGGAGCCAATCTGTGTCTGATGATAGAACGTATCTTATTCTCTGATTGTTCTATCAGATCTGATTCTATATCCTCAGCAAGCTCCTCCTTTACTATCGGATAGAGTTGTTCTGGTGTAGAGTAATGTGGATAATTCTCCTTAGCTTTACGTACAGCTTTGTATATGATAGATACTGGTATCCCTTTAGATGCTATCTTCCATGACTTCTCTTTTATCTCATCACATTTTAGCTTACAGAAATGAACATCCATATCAATATTTGAGAAATGTTTAGCTACAAACCCTTCGTATCCATCCTCTCCAAGATACTCCTTAGCTTCATACTCTATACGTTCTATCTGCTTACGAGTAAGAATACCAGACCACATCTCTTCTACGAATGGAATGTCATACTCTTGACAGAGATCTCTTGACTTTATAGGATTAAGAAACTTAAGAGTACAAGTATCTACCACATCAAATACTTTGAAAGCTATAGGTATAGAATACTGTATGAACTCTCCTCTATTCAGATATCCGTATAGTTCTCCAAATACTAAGTAATCATCTTTACATACTCTCTCTATTTTCTTAAGTAGCTCTCCATTATCTATCTTAGTAAACAGCTCTTTCCAGTGTGATACTTGTCTCTTCATAGCCTGTAGAGATTGAACGTCCCATCTAGGCATCAATCTCGTTTTGCCCATTATTTCTCCATTAGGTAAAAGAAACAATCCAATATTAGTACCATCATATTTAGCTTGAACTATCACTTCTTTATCTATTACTTTTGTATCTAATGAGTAACGAATTTTTGGATAGCCTCTGATAACAAATGACTTACTATCAAATAGTGAGAATATAGATCCCATAAGAGAGTTTCTTTTAAGATATATTACTCCAGTCCAGTCATGTCCATTCATTTTAAAGTGAAAGCTTCTTATCTCACTAGGCTTACACTTTAGATGTTTAGTTACTATCGTTCTTATATTCTGTAATCCCTTTGTATGTTTTAGATCTTCTCTGATATTAGATAGTCGTTCAGATAACTCACTCATCATCATCCTTGCTCCAGATATTACGAAACTCTCCTCTTTCATCATTATCAATGATATGCCATAAAGTACAATAGTCATAAAACTCCTTCTCTAGTTTTCTAAGACTTTCTAAGATACTATCTATTCTCTTTTCTAACTCTTCAAGCTTGTCATACACATAGTAGAGAGATTTCCAGATGTTATTAACTGATGGTATTAGTCCTATTGTGTCTGATGGATCATATTTCTCTATATGTTTCATATGAGATTTTTCAGACTCTTTCTTCAACAAGATTTCCCTCCATCTTCTTGAAATTAATCTGTCTCTTTCATCTGGTACTTCTATAAAGTCTTCTAGTGAATGTCAAGTCCAAGAATCTCTCTAATACAAATCCTACAATCATTATAGCACTCTGGATAAAGCTTACACGGACTAGCATAATTTGTTAGTAATCGTTTGAGTTCTTTTTTCCATTTCTGAAAATCCTCAAGGTACTTCTGTTCATTAAATCGTTCCTGTAAATCTCTAACATCATAATACCAATATCTACTATCTTCAGGATCTGGTACTCTTATCTTCATTTCTCACACCGAAAAAATAGTTACTATCTATCCAGTTAACAGAGAAATTATCTTATTTCTTTCAAGCTTGTTTGGAGATAGATCTATATCAGCATCTTCTTCACTATCAACAAGTTTACATCCAGCTCTAACAAGAACATCAGATAGAGTAATCGGATTAGTAAACTTAGTAACTAGATAGTCTCTAGTCATAATACTTACCTTACCAATACGTGATGTTATAGCATTTCCTAACGTACATTCAGAGAAATAGAATCTTGACTCAGAAGGAGATATAGTAACTATACCAAGTACTTTCTGTCTAGAACCGATATTAGAAGTTGTGATACATTTAACGTTATTAGGATCAACCATGTAATTTTGTTCTAGAGCATTTAGATGTTCTTTAGCTACAAGTATCTTATAAGGTACAGAAATATCTATAGAATAATTGTAATAATTGAGAAATACGATAGATTTTCTACTAGATTCTATTCTCTTGACATAGAATAGCTCCGATGCTCCATTCGGAGCATCAGTCACATCACCAGAAAACAATATCTCGTCTCCTAGCTTATATCTACTGTCCCATCCTATCTTACCAAACTCAGTATCTATTAATGATAGGTCTAGATCGATTCTATTATCTCTTACATTGTTCCAGTGTACACCAAATACCATATCAGAGTCTATCTTAACGTAACTTCCAGAAGGAATATCACCAGTAAACTGTTTCTCAGTAGTGGGTAGAGCATATACCATGTAATCTGGAATATATACACTCTTATCCTTCAAGTAACTTAGATCAGAAACTATAGAGCTCATAACTATATCATAGACTCTTTTAGCTTCTTCTATGTTGTTGAATGAATACTCCTTGACATATGCCTTACCATTTCTTATCTTGAATAGATTGACACTAGGATTGTTCATCCTATATTGTAGAGCATAAGCTAGTCTAGTCTTTCTAAAGACGTTAGCTTTGCTGAGTTCTGACTGAAGATAGTTACTATCTATTATTTCTCCTCTGTTGATTCTAGCAGTTATAGTATCCAGATACGAGAGTGTCATTGGTCTGTGGTAACGTTTAGCTAGCTTTCTTATCTTGTTTGTGTACCTACGTAGTTCTGGATTTGTTCTAAATGCAAGAAATATTGGCTTGAATCTATAGAATATAGAACCAAGAGACTCAAGACCATGCTTCAGCTCATATTGTTTCAGAGACCTCAAGACATTAAGGTTCTGGCTTGAATGTATTTGTAAACACAAATCAGTATTCTTGATTAGAAGAGAGCTACCTGTCGACTCATACACCATTAATCGTAGCATCTCAACTGGATTTCTAGGTACTAAACCAAGATATTCATAAGATAGACATCTAACTTCTCTATTTTTGATTAATTCTAGAAAACTCTCATCAATTACACCTTTAGAGATTAGATAGAGAATGACATTCATAGCATCTCTTACTGTATCTTCTTTCAAAGCTATTCCAGACGATAAGAGAGAAAGTAGCTTATCTTTTATCTCTTCAGGTGTATATCCTTTGATAACAGTAAGATACACTCCATCCTTAAGAGAAGGAATATCCAACTCTTCAGCTGGTATGAAGACTCTATCAGATTCATATATACCTAGCATTTCATATCCATAAGTAGTAATGTAATGTACTATTTGCTCTAATACAAGATGAAACATAGGAGTATCTCTGACTTTTCTCCATGATTTATGAAATGATGAATTCATGTCTTTTGGAGATAGTCCTATTAAGTGTCTGATTCTATCGATCTTTCTTAGCAAGTCTTCTTCCGAATAGTTGTAGATAACTTCTTCTGAAAAGATAATGCCATTACTGATACAAGCTTCAAGAAGTCTTGAGCTCGGCTTAGCTTTCTTCTTCTCTTCTATAGGTAGAGCTTTAAAGAGTTTAACGATAGATTCCATCTTTAATCATCTCTATTATTGCTTAGAGACGAGGAGTAAAAGCCCAGCTGCTTGATAGGAACTCCATATGTCTCTAAGCAGTTACTCCTAAACCACTATTGTATATAAAGGTTTAGGAGCTTTCCCGACAGAGAGCTTAGATAGAACGAGGAGTAGAACCCTAAAGGCAGGTTAAGTAGGAACTCCATATGCCCTATCTTTCTGCTCTCTGTCTCTAGGACTCCTTTGTAACCCTCTTAAGACTATATAAAAGAATAACCCTGATATTATAAATGGTATTGAGAGAATCCATAGACTCATGTAAACTAAATGAAATGTAAATACTATAGACAATCCTAATCCAATTTTAGCTATAATTATAGTTAGTCTTCTTCTGGTTTTTTCATTGATATGAATCCACCAAGAGAAGATAACAGGCAGAATAGATGACAAGATTCCGTAATAAAACATAGGATGTATAAGGTATCCTAGAATTGCAGATACCAAAGATGTTAAACCTAATGCTGTAAGACAGACTTTACAATCTCTGTCCATAAACCACACTCAAAGATTATTGTTTTCCCATTTCTCAATCTCGTCTTTAAGTCTTGAAAAGACCTTCCTTCTCTCTTCTGAAGTCATAGCATAGAATAAAGATTCCCATCCTCCCTCATTCTTTATGTATATCTGTAACCTATCTTCTGGATCATACTCTAGGTCTTTTATTTTACCTGTAGTCTTAAACTCTTCAATCCATTTCTCAGCTAATATGATAGCTTTATCTGAAGGATAATCCTCTCCCATTTCATCTGAAAAACGAGCTATCTCTTGACAGAAATCTTTATTGTATTTCTCATTAAATCCGAGCTTTATTATTTCATCTTGAAGTCTCATAAGCTTTGAAGTATTAGGATGATACTTCTTCATTTTAAAACACTCTAATTGTTTGTATAAAGAATAACTAACAGTCATTCATAAACTTCTGTCTATAACGTTCACTAGCTGGCATGTGTTCAAATAGATCTGGATTACGAATAACATCAACTAAGACTATCATCATTGAAATAATCAAGAGAGCTATAGGCATATCTATCATCCTTGCTTAGAAATCTTATTGAGATATTCTAGAAATGGCTTTGCATCTTTTTTAAATGTTTCATACGACATGCTATATTTTATTTCTGGATAGAATCCAAATTTACATCTGCAATTATCAACAGTACACCTACAATCACTGCCTTGTCCCTTATGTAAGATGATATGATGTCCACATTCACAAATCTCTGAACATCATTATTTATCACTCCACTTCCTCTGGAGCTATCTTTGCTACCCAACTCTTTCCAGTGTCTCAATATCATCCTTTATTTCTTTAAGCTCTGCTTTGGTGAGCTTCTCTGATAGAAGTTCATCCGTAATATCGATACCTTTCTTGATGCAATATCCAATATTCACACACCATGCATCTTCTCTATCCATAGCCCACATACACTTCTCATCAAATATTCTACATTTAGCATCATCAGATATTTTCTCGTCTGTAAAACCTATTACTATCTCATCATCTTCATATTTGGAGTGTTTGTTCATTTCTTTATTTCTAAAGTTACAATATCCATAGTCAGAATATGCTTTGTAATATTGTTTCTCCTCAATCTTCTTTCCTGTGTCCTCTAGAAACTTCTCTATTTCACCAGTAAGTAATATGCTTACTTTACCATCTCCAGTCAATATACTTCCACATGGCACCTCTACAGAAATCTTAGCTTTAAAATCAAAGTCATTATCCACTACTATTGAAAATGGATGATTACAATTTACGTATTCTTCATCTGTACTAGAATGCCATGCACCATTCTTGAAAGGATGATAATGTATCACACCTTTACCTACTCCTATGTCAGGATCAGATACTGATACTGATGAGCTAGTAACTTTCTGTTCTGGTATAATCATATCCTTGACTATGAATCCTCTATCTGTTTCTTCATAGTCTAGATAAGCTAACCATTCTGTAGAATACTGTTTCACTAACAATAATATTTTAGAAAATATGTCCCATGGGATCTCTATCTCTTTAGAGTTTTTGTATGGACAGTATGTATGTCTATTACCGTCAGACCATACTGTATTCTTGTAGCTCGTATATCTTGTTATCTTATTCTGATTCTTGCTCTTCTTCAATTCCTTTGATCCTCCATACTCTTTCATTCTTATCACCTATGACTTTAGTTACTATCTCCATCATCTCCTTATTTGATAGAAATGAACTTGGAGATCTATCAGAATATGCTAACCAACATGCTATCTGAGCTATGAAACTAGCTGGAATAACCCAGCTAGGAACTATATTATATCCTTCTTGATCATCACCCCACGTTACTTCAGATAGCTTATAATTTTTAGATATTGTAACATGTTCTCCATCGTAGGAAGCTCTAATGAGAGTAAAATGCATTCTTCTCCAGATCCTCTCAATTATTTTATGAGCTTTTGAGTTATCAGTAGTATCAAAAACTATATCACATTGACCAAGAAGATCAGCTGTTTCTTCAACAATCCTTCTCTCTATAGCAAATACTGTAGCATCTGGTCTAATCGAAATAATGAAGCTCCTTAAAACCTTAGATTTCTTTTTTCCTATTACATCTTTAGGATATGGTAGTCTGTTTAAGTTAGTTACATCCACAAAGTCATCATCAAACAAATAGATAGTGTCTACTCCAGACATAGCTGAATAGATACCTACCCATGTTCCTATTCCACCACATCCTATTATTCCTATCTTATGTGGAATATGCAATTTTAACTCACTCTGCCTTGAATACATCTTCACACACTCCAAGCTGTTCTGAGATCATGAGATTCCTTTGAAAATGAATAATCACCACGACTAATCATCTCTGTTATTACATTAATCCAATAAAGATCACTTCTATATCTATCATCATTGTTAGCTGTACCTAGTATTTCAATCACATGATCAAATATTGGTACCAACTCTTTCATTGATCTAACTATTCTGCCTCTAGCTGGATCATTTACTCCTAAACAGACACTACCTTCTGAATTGAGGTTACAATGTGGAATAGGAGAGAATCTAGCATTAAAGAATTCATCAGCTCTAACACATAATACTTCCTCTATTCTGTATCCATCTCTAGTCTTATCAAGATAAAATATAACAAATGCATCTATTTTCTCAACCCAGTCATCTTCTAGATAATAGATTCTACTGTTATGGATTAGTTTAGAAATCTTAAACTTATAACGTCTAGCTACAGCTATCTGATTTTTACTTGCATATTTAATTCGCCAGATCACTAGTCCCTTAGCTGCTTCTTCAAATGTAAAGTCTGGAAACTCTAATACTCTATCCAACTTGCTTCTAACTTCTTCAAGCTTACGTTCATACTCTTCATGAATAGACAAAATTATACTTCTAACCTCTCTTTTGAGACAATTGACTTTGTTTGATACACGTCTCTTAATATATGTTCCAAGATCAGTATTCTCTTTGACCAGTTTACCCTCAAATATTTTATTTCCTATGGATAGATAGACTGGTTGATCTATGTCTACTATTAGATCAAACTCTGGAACTCTACTACTTAGTGAAATTCCATACTCTTCAGTCTGTTTGGAAGCTTCAAGTTCTCTAGAAAGATAGTTACTAACCGTTCTTACAAGCTCTCTCCTATCATCTTTCTTACTTATGTCTAATCCAGCTTCTTCAAGAATTTCCCATGATGTGTCTGTTTCACCAACAAATGGTCTAAATTCATAGCATGTAACTCCCAGAGCCTTAGCTATCAAATTCGTTGATAAAACTATTTCATTGTTCCAAAAGTAGTATCCATTAGTAGATATCATTCCGATTAAATTCTTCTCATCTTCAGTATCAAGCTTAAATCTAAATCTTGGTTTACCATCTTTTCGTTTACCAAATATGAATCTCACTCTCTCATCCTCCCATAAGCATAAAAAAAAATATGGGATATTGGAGCAGAATAGAACTCAAAAAGTGAAGCTTATAACCCAGCTTCATCAATTGGTTCTATTCTCACTAGATAACCATTGAGATCCTCAAATGTCTCTGGAGCATCCTCTGGAGATATCTCTCGTCCATCCACTTTAACTACAAATTTACCGATACCATGTTCTCTAGCTAGAGATTTAATGGTATCGACAAAGTATTCCTCTGGATCTACTGTAACTTCTTTACCACCGATTACTATTGTAACAGGTTCTGATTCTTCTGAAGTCCATACATCTTCATTTTCGCTAGTCCATTCTCTTGGCATATCAATCACTTTGGGCTAAGCCCTTATAGCTAGCTAGCATAATATCTAGCTAGTCTACGGCTAATACGATTTAAATAATATTCTCCAAAATATCCTCAAGTATCTTGATCATTGGTTTGAATCGTGGATCATTAGCAATCTCATCTTTACTCATAGATCTTATCTCCTTGACAATGCCATCAAACCTTTCGGATACAGTGAGTGGAGAGCAACCCTGAATCTCATACAGTATTTTAGCTATCTCCTTATATTTCTCAGGAACCCTGAATAAGAAATAGGCATAGGTAGGATCAAAGTCATCATCCCAGTCTCTGACATAGTATGGATGCTTTGGTAAGATAACACAAGCTCTAGCTGGACATGTATATGCATCCCAGAAGAGACATCCACTACAGTTCTCTATCTCCATGTCATTCTTCATTTCTACACATTCTCTGTTACCAGCTCCATTTCTAGTGTAGAGAATAATAGTGTTCTCATCCTTAAGGAATAAGTCTCTATATCTTCCAGAACTCCACTCTCCAAACTCATCCAGCTCCAACATAATCTTAAGTATCCTAGCTATCTTGTTTTCACCAAATAATAAATTATATAAGCTCATGTATGTCCCTTCAAGAATCTAATAGCTCTCTCTTTACTATTGAAGAGAGTACTTTTACACAGTGGACATCTATACAAAACACTCTCACTATACGATGAGATCAAGTTCTTACTTGAGTAGATCTTTACAACTTTCTTAGCAACATTAATTTCCTCTATGTAACTAATTTCCTTACAACATCTCGGACATCTAGGCATTAAAGATCACCAAATAAAATCCTCTAGATTCTTAGTGTTCTTTTGATTAGGAGGAAAAGTAGTATTAGATACTACTAATACGATACAATGTTTTGAAACAAACATAGCCTTTCCAGATGCATTATTAACATAGACGTCAAAGTCAGCTGATCCTAATACGTCAAGTGCAGTTACTATATCACCAGCAAGAAATGATGTTCTATCGATTCTGATATATTCAATAACGTATTGTCTTAATAACCGTTTTATACGAGACACTGCCACCTTGTCTATATGTCTAAAGAAGCATCTTTCATGTATCTTCTTTATTTCTTTTCTAAAGTCCTCTCTTACTACATTGAATTTCTCTTTTGTATTCTCAATGACTCCTACCGTATCTTCCCAATTTACATAAAAACCACGTCTTTCATCATAGTAGAAATTAGTGCTTAGTGAAATCAACACTATCACCTATAAACCTAGATTCTTCTCTATCCTAGAAAGATAGCTACCGATAGTAACTATCAATGGTTGATCTCTCTCAAAATAACTCATTAGATCATGACAAGAGAACATTTCATCTCTATCAGCTATGTCTTTCAAAGCCATAAATATTTTAGTTACTATAAATGGATGTTTACCTTTATTCCATGTTTCTCAAGATACTTTCGTAAATACTTTTTTTCTGCAAATGGATCACCATACTTTATCCAAGATAATAGATAACTATCAGAATAGTCTCTTAAGTTGGATCAGGAAATCTGGACACTTCGATATATCACAAATTTATCAATACGATTAATTATCTTTTTAGCGGTTTTTTCAGACAATTCTTTTAGTATCACATCAGTCTTGTCATCTTGATACTTTTTATGGTATGTCTCATGAAGTAATGAATTTATTTCGTGTGAGATCATAGCAAGAACCTTTAGTTTGTTTTTTCTAATTATACTGAAATCTGGAACATGCAATTCATCGTCTCTTATTCTTAAGCTCATCTCACTTCAGACTCCTTATCACCTACTAGTCTAGCCCTAGTGAATTGTAGTACTTGTGTCTCACCTTCTTCCTGAGATATCTCCAGCATCTTATAGACAATATCGCCAAATCTCCAAAGAATCTATTCTTCAAGAAAGAATGGAGATGGAATGTCATCCAGTGTCCTGATTTGCTTAATGTACTTTAACTTCCTAATAGCTTCAAATCCAACATCCCAACAGGAGTTCTCCATTGCATCGTTTCTAGCTATCTGTTCAGCTTTATCAGCACTACTAGCTTTTATTATCTTGTGTAGAATAATAGTGGTGTCTCCAATTCTCTCTTCAAAAGTAGCTAGATAGTAAGACATATGGTTCTCTCCATGCTTGATAACAGTGATGTCTCTTTTTATTTCCTTCTTCTCTTTAAACTCACACTTACAATTGGGACAGTAGTAATATTCCACTACCTCCGAACTTCCATTATTACCTATCTTAACAATAGGTGGATGATAGTCACGTTCAGCTGTGAATCCACATTCTGGACATTGAACCATCTTTACATACTCTCCTTCTATCTGATGGTTCTTATCCATCCAAACCTATCTAAGAGCTTCTCTACTACCTTATCTCCGTCTCTCATCCTAATCGCATTCCATCATCTTCAATTCTCAAACATATCGATCTGTTTTAATAGGGGAGAATTAGAGTTTAACTCTGTCATCCCATTTCTCCCCTATGCAATTTAAGGCATTCTTGAATATGGATATGCCTTTACATTGCCAACAATACTGAGGGATGACCATGATATAGTATCTGAACTAATTTTATATTCTTTTCAGTCTATAAGCATCATGGGATGAATCTATTTCTTTGATGATTCTTCTCCATCCATCCTCATGAACCATGTACTGCTTACCATCTTCAGTCATAAAACAGACATACTCTATCTTGTTCTTAGTGTCTCTCCATTTCCACTTCTCTATTACCTTAATCATTGATCCCGCTTCCATAGATAGTAAAACATTCATCACCACATCAGTGGTTCATGTTTCCCTATCATCCTCTCACTTTCCTCTAATCTATAAATGAAGGAGGTGAGAACAGTGATATAGAATCTATCCATAATAAGATAAACAATCATCTCCAATAAGCTCTTGAAAGATAGTTACTATCTATATTCCATCAACATAAGGAGAAACTTTATCGTAATCATGTGATATGAAATTTGAAACATTACGACTAATAGCTATATGTATCGATTCATGCTCTAATAATCTTAATACTAACGAGAATAAGTCCTCTTCAATAAGCTCTCCTCTCATTCTGACTATAACAGTATCATCATCTACCATGTTCTGTTCAGGAATGAACAGATAGATATTGTGTTTATCAGATTCAGCTACTGAATCAGAAATCATATCTCCAATGATGAGATTAACTGAAGCTTTTTCATCAATAGTATACTTTGACATCTATGGTCTCCATATACCTTTATCAAGAATTCATTTCTTCAACATCTAATGATAGATTCTTACCACACTTCACACATTTGAAGATAAACTTCTTCTTCTCCTTGTCATGCTTGTAGAATCTAAAGACATGAATGCAAGACATAAACAATCCCTTCTTAAATAGATAAAGAAAAAGGATTATCCAAGTTTACATACTACCTTTGGTATCTTATCATGGATAAGCTTGATGTGATGTTTGCAAAACTTACATCTATCAACACTGATATAGTCCTTGTGCTTAGGACATGGAATAGCTAAGGTAAATACAGAATCAATAAGTCTATGTTTAGCTGTTAAAAGTAGATTGACTGGTTCAGATACATTATCAATGAGCTTGTTAGAAATGTAAGTTAGTATTCTTTTCACATAAAGAGGAATCTTATAATTGTCATCATAAGCTTTCTCTAGCATTTCCTTGTGAGAATATGAAATAACTAAGTCTCTCTTTACATTAGTAATCTTGACATACATTACAGTAGAACTACCTAAAGCCCTAATGTTCCAGTCCTTAATGCTATATCCTCTCTCAGAGAATACTGAATCTAGTGGAATAGGAGTAGGTTTATAACGTCTAGTTTCTGTATAGACTTGAAATGTGTTGTTCTCTCTATCTATCAAAATAGCATTCATTCCATTCTTACCTTTAGCAAAGCTGACTTCTTTATTGTTAATAACAATAGGCATAAACATCACACACCCATACATAAAAAAAAAGAGGGAGATTGTGTATATCTACGGTTCATAAGTGATAGCTATTGTCTTAACTCCGTTTTCATTCTCTTCAGCATTTTCCAACTGATCGCATAATACTATTAGAAATTGACGTATTCCCTGAGCCATAGTCTTACGTGCTTGGTTATTGGTCTTTGGTATTTCCTTACCATCTTTTCTCTCAGTGTATACTATGTTACCATCTTCGTCTCTAACGAATTTCTCTGTATACTGAATATCTAGAAAACGACAAAGCTTCTTTACTTGGGGTTCTGGAATCCTGACAGGTAGAAATTCCTCTGGAGACTTCTCGACATCAACCCTTCGGTTTCCAATGGTCATGGGCATTTCTGCTTCATCTCTCCGTTTTTCCGAAAGTGAGAAACCATAAGCTAGAGTAGTATATAAATGTTTCTGTTTCTGCGATAATCTAAAGCTTTAGTTACTATCTTTTAAGCTTGAAAAGACAGTTTTCGTTTCTTCTCCCTTCTTATCCCAAATGGAAAGCTCCGATCATGGAGATTTTACGGTTTTTCTCTTCTTTACGATAACAACAACAGAATCCATACATTCCATTCTCCTAATCCCAAAGAAAGAAGCTACTATATTATATTAAGAAGTTCATGTTCTAGAGATGCTTATTCTCTTTATAAAAAAAAGATTAGGGGTGTTTGAGTAGAGCTTTCAGAGTTCTTATTCGTTCTCTCCAGATTCTAAAGGCGTTGTTCTCTAGAGATCTCTGATGATTGACCATAGATTTGAACTCTCCAGATGTTTCATAAAGTATTGAATATCTCCTTATCATCTCATTGCTTATCCTGTTTTTCCCTAGATGTTGAATGTCTTGATATACTCTCTGAATTTCTCTCTTAATGTCCTCTACGTTCATACTCCGTTATCTCCCAAAGGTGTTCTAGAATAAGAAGTATCGGCTTATAAAGATTTGGATAATTCAACAATCTTAGTAAGCTTATTGCATAATCAATTAAAAAAATGGTAACTAACGATAGTAACTAAACTCTCTACTTCGATGAACTAACCTTCTTTCTCCAGCTCCAATATTTGGATCCTCTTAGCTTTTCAACATTAGATAAGGCACTGTTGAGAGCTTCACTGACATCCTTGAATCCATCTCCATATACTCTAAACTCCCAAATAGCTATGGCATATTCCCTTTCATCATTTCTCCTACTAACATCAGCTATCTCAATAAGATACTCTCCATCTGAAACTCTTAATGGACTAACAAACTCTCTCTTACTCATTCTCATCATCTCCTAGTGTTTGAAAGGGATAGTAACTAAAAGTATTAATAAGCTTTGGGATTATGCAACAATCTTACTAAGCATATTGTAAAAAAAAAGATAGTAACTATCTCTAGTTATCCTCTAGATAGATATGGAAGTAACAATAGAACATTGGTAGCTCATATATGTCATCCTCATCTGTCTCTATTTCTTCAATAGGTTCAAAGAAATCATCATCCATCCTTATTCCATCCTCAAGAGCATCCTTGAAAGCTTTGACAAAGTCTTCCTCTGTAAGGTTCCTTATCTCATCTTCATATTGCTTGAACAAATCCTCGTTTATAGGAACATAGTCACTAGCTCTTAGCTCTTCCTCTAGTATATCTATTATGTCGGATACTGTCTCTCTATAGTCTATTGGAAAGCCAACTGGTAGACAGGCTACTAGATTCTCCTCTGCAAAGGCATGTCCATGTCCTTGAAAAAAGCTTGGATCTCCATTATACGTTTCATCTAGCTCTATTACGAATCTAACCATCTGGATCACCAGAACATAGTTACTAACCTAATTGATATTTAAATCTATATGTTATGCAACAATCTTAGTAAGAGTGTTGTAAAAAAAAAAAGAAAAGAGAATTATGTTGTATTCGATTGAATCATGTCTAGTAGAGTATCAACAAAGTTCTCATTGTAAGGAATATACTCATTTGATCCTCCACTGTAATCTTTGAAATCTCTAGCTCTCCTAATCAACATTGAATTCATCAACTTGTATCTAACATCTCCAGTACTAAAGTAGAAGACTCTACCATCATTGACTTCAAAGAATCCACTTATAAAGAAGTGTCCTTTATGAAACTCAATCCTCTTTATGTAAGGCTTCAAGATCCTCCGTATGTCTTTGGTAAAGGTTCTGTAGAATCTTCTAAATTGTTCTGTCTCTCTAGCACTACTCTCAAATCCATCTTCCAACATGTCAAGACTCTTTAGCTTCATCTTCAATTACCCTGAACAAGGATTATTACTGTCTCTTTATAAGACTTTACGTTATGCAACATACTTAGTAAGGATGTAGTAAAATACGAATCATAAAAAAGCTAGGAAGCTTCTGTATCCTGTTCAGAAGCTTCACTAGACGATGTATCTAGTTCGTTCTCTGGTTCTGATGTCCATAAAAAATTTGGTGGTAAAGGGAGTTTAGGTCTTCCTACCTTCTCATCAAGAGCTTCCCTAGTTATCTTTAGGAAACTATCTAGATCAACTCCATACTCAATCATTAGATCGTTTATCTTTTCTAGTATAGATCTTAGCTTCACTAGCTCATCAATCTGAGCTGTTTTCCTTCCAGCAAAGTGTAGAGCTTCCTCCACACTATCGAATCCTGTATATTTCCACTCTTTTCTTATCAGTACATCGATTGTTTCTGAATCAGTTGATTCCTTTACTTCAACCTCTAGACCTCTAACATAGAATTTCCTGATGTTCTCTGCTCTTATCTGTTTCATCAGATCCATCAAACTTGAACCAAACATTTCAATTCCTTCCGAACCAAAGTCAGTATCTAGACTTATAAAGATTAAGGTTATGCAACGAGCTTACTAAGGTTGTTGCATTAAAAAAAAAGGAAAGATTACATGTAGTCGATATTGTTAGCTTGTAGATTGATTATGTCCCATCCAGTTACTCCTAATAGATTCACTGCTCTATCAAGATAGAACCCTACTAGACCAAACAGAGCTTGAGCATTATGCTTATAGACTGTTTTGGCATATCTAAGAGCATCAGCTACTGATCTAAAGTATCTAATCTTGATTTCTCCATAGAGTCCATGATTACGAGTCCTAACCTCAGAATCCACATCACAAGTCATAGATCCCTTAATAGATTCCATGTTTACAGGAACTCCTCCACAGTATCGATATGATACATAGATCTTCATCTCATCAGAGTCCAGACTCATGTTCTCATACTCATTAGCTGATCTGAGATAGTCACTATTTAGAGATCTAGGAGATACTACGATCTCAGTCTCCATCACCACTGGGTATGGATCATTGTCATATTTTTCATCTAGTTCCCTCATGTCTATAGCTTCACATATCAGACCCAGATAGATATCCTTATCGTCATCCAGTTGACACTTGAATGATTCATCGTCTATGTAGATAACGTTCTCATCCAGTTCCAATATCCTCACGTCAAATCACCTAGACCTTAGTTACTAGACCTTACAAATATAAGCCTAGTGGTTTTGCAACAGTCTTAGTAAGGATGTTGTATTACTTAGATCTCAATGCTGGCTGAATAATAAGCATAGCAACTAAAGATCTAGCTTGGTTCTCTGGAAAGTGTTGAAAGAAATATTTGATCTTCTCCTCATCAGTCATGTCTTTTGTTCTTCGATAGATTTCTCCTAAAGTCATCTTCATTACTTATTACCTCTTGGTTTTCTAAAGAATAAGGTTATTCTCAAGACATCATTGCCTAATGCAGTTGGTTTCAGCTTAGTGGACCTGAAATATTCATACCCTAAACCTTTCATCTTCTTCTTTATCTCATCCATTTTCCTATTGATTAAATCCCGATCTCCATAAACTCCAATGCTAGCTCTGATGTATTCACCTTTGTAATAAACCGAAGGATGAGTTACCCAATAGCTATTACAGCAAGTCTGATCTACTCTCCACCACTCAGTTGAGCTCATATCGAATCACCGACACATAGTCACTATCTCTGCTTTTAAGACTTAGGTTTATGCAACATATTTGTGTGAATAGACTTATACTTGTTTATCACTGTTCATATTCATATTCTCTCTGTCCTGACTGACATCCAATCCACTGGATTATCTCCACACGAAATAGCTGAAGCTAAGTCTTCTTCAAAAAATTCGATAGCTTCAGATTCAGCTTCTTCTTCATTATCAGCTTCCAACTCACATTCCCACGAAATTCTAACTCTGTACTTTGGCACTTAAATCACCAGAACCTAGATAAGCATATCACTATATAAGATTAAGGGTTTTGCAACACACTTAGTAAGACTGTTGCATCAGATCATCTAGCACTTTGATATATTCTTCTAACCATCTCAGGTACATGTTTCTTGATAAAGTTGTAATCTGGTTTGATATTGTGTTTTTCACAGCTTTCAATGTATTTCTTTACCCATTTGATACCGATGTCCCAAGATTTGTGTAGAGTAATCAAAGTCATCATCTCTATTGAAGTTTATAGCAACATTCAGAGCATTCTAAGTTTACATGATAGGTATCTTTTCCACATCTAAGACATGGAGCAAAACACTGACAGCTACCAAACTGCCAATAGTATAGACAGTTATTTTCTCTACAGAAATCTGGAATCTCATCTCTATAGACAGCTCTAAGAAACTTTGTCTTATCAAATCTGGGATTATCCAGCTCAAAGTATCTACATAGTCGCCTTACTATCTCCTCTTTGTTTGGTGAAACCCTCAATATCCCAGCTATATCCTTATAGTATTTCTTGCTCAACATTTTAATCACAATTCTCAACTAGACAAATCTCTTTAAAAGCATTAGGGTTATGCAACATCTTTATTAAGCTAATTGCATAATTCAACATGCTTATATAATCATGTTGAAGATACATAATCAGCTTAAGATTATTCCGATAATACCCAAAATCTTAAATATACCTTATTATCTATGGATAAGCAAAAACGTAAAGGTGAAACGTAGAAATGGTTAGACCGAGAAAAATCCATATAAGCAAAGAACAGATGAGAATTTGGTTAGAAAATGGAATGAGCTATAGAGAAATAACACGAGAAATTAAAAAGCTCTATGGCTTAAAATTTGACCCCTCAACGATATATAGGCATACCGTAAGACTCGGACTAAAAGACAAAAATATACACAAACAATATAAAGACTTTTGTAGAGAACACAAGAAAAAAGTTAAGAGAATCAATACACATTTAGCGACTAAAGCTAATTGCTATATGGACATCACAGAGATAAGCTTTAGATCACAAAAGGGCAAACATAAGAGATCAGTTAAACGATATTTTGTGAGCTTAAAGGTAGAGAAAAAACTATATCTTTATTACATCAAAGATCAAACAAAAGCTTCAATCCTAACAGCTATGATACATCTAAAGGAATTTATGCCAGCAAATCCGATTTGTTTAGTTGATACACAATTTAACCCAAAGCTTCCCGAAAGATCAGAGATAACATTTTGTAACACAGAGAAATGGCATCCAATTAAAAATATGGTTGAAAAACATCACGGATTCAAGACAAATATATACGCTAAATTCTGGAAGTTCAAGACCGTATCTTACTCAAAGATGAACGATGAATCTAAAAGACAGCTCCTAAGGATATACATTGAAACGATAGAACGTAATGAACACATTGAGATAATCAACAAGGATGAAATGATAACAGAGATATGTAGATTAGCCGAAGCTCAACAACTATAAATCCAAACTCTTTTTTTTTTATGCAACAGAATTATATAAGCATGTTGAAATAAACGAATAAGAAACGGAGGAGGAGAGATGAGAAATAGATACCTGGACTTAAAATGTACAAGTAAAATGTACAAGTAATATCTCTGACTCTATAAAATTTTTAGGAGCTTAAGTTACTATCTTCTAAAAATCTTTTAAATCTGGACAATAAAAACATTACATCATGAGCAGTGCCTACTGAGATAAAAATAAACGAATCTGATTTGCTTAGCTTCCTCATAAGAATTTTCAGAGTTCTCTCTAAGATAGTAACTATCTCATCTCTAGAATAGGACAAGTGGTTTTCTCCTTGTTCTAGCTACCTTGTAATAGATATCAGCAGTTTGTCTGTTCTCTTCTATATCCCTAAGAGAAAGCATCAATGCAGTTACTCTATCATCTCCCTTTCTCTTATCCCATGTATAGAGTCTAAGCTCATTTAATAGTGGTTGAAATTCCTCTGGTACTAAGACTTTCTCTTTTTCAAACAAAGTCTTCATTCTAACCTGTAGTGTTCCAAGTTCCTTAGCTAGATCAACAGCTTCAGTCATTATTCCTCTCATCCGTAGTCTATCCACTGTTCTCTGAGATTCTCCTTTAGGATTCAAATCCACAAATACATAGTCTGGTCTATATCTCAAGGCATAAGCTTCTATCCAATCCTGTATGTTCTCATATTTGATTCTATTCCATTCAACTACATCAATGATTCTATACATATCGTCGACCTTGTTAGCAACTACAATAACAGACAGATCTCTATATCCGTAGTCTATACCAAATATGATCTTACCATTTTTCATCTCAGAATCATATCTAAACTTATGTATTCCAATAGAACACTTTCTAATGTCATCTATTGGAACCACAGTATTGGTAACTGGGTATGGAATACCCTCCCAGAACACTCTGAACTGTTCCTCAGTAAGATTTCTCTTAGCCTCTTCTATCTCCTCTTCTGTAAATCTAGGACAGTCCATAGCTGACCATGAGAATCTAGCCCATGTAGTAGGTTTCCTCTGATCTTCAGATAGATCAAAATAATCTGGATATGTCTTCTTGTCCATCCACATCTCAACAAACTTTGACGTGTATTCCATTGGAGTACCACTGAGAATGATTAAAGAATCATCGAATCCACCAACAATACGATAAGTATCGTTTATAGTGAAGTCATCTACTAATGCAGCTTCATCTATTATAACAGCTGGCACATGTTTACCCTGAATAGATTTGAGTGACAGAGGAAGAGCTCTAACTACGGACTTGGTCTTAAATCTTGTAATAGTCTTTAGAACGTCACCATCTATCACTTCACCAAATATCTCATTCTCTTTGAGAGGAACAGCTGAATACTCATATAGTGATCTAGACTGCTCAGCTGATCCAGACACTATAACTACATCAAATTTCTTCCTATGATAGTAACTATAAACCAAAGCTAACCACAAAGCTATGCATGCCAGTAGTTTACTCTTTCCAGTGCCTCCTGCCGAAACTATCATGATTCTTCTTAGTTTTAATTCTGGAAGATATGACATCACTCTAGCTTGATATGGAAATGGCTCTTGATGATATAAGTCTCTGAAAAAAGAAGAGGGATCTTTGTACCACTGAACTATCTTTAGTTGTATTGGTATTGTCATAAGTCTATCCTTCTGAGAATACTTCTTCCCATCTCTCCACAAACTTATTGATTAGATCTGGAGGAAAGTCTCTTATGCATAGCATTATCTTTTCGTATATCTCAGATTGTGTAACAGAATCAGTTTTAAACTTATCCTCAAATCTGAACATTAGTTCCACTAGCTCTCTGGTAGATCTCATTATTTCTCTAGCTTCTTTTCTAGCATTTGGATCATTCATACGATCAACTACGTGTCTCAACTGTTGTTCTAGTATCTCCATTTGCTCTCTTATAGACTTAGCAGCTTTTACTATAGCATTTATCTGTTCTTTAATATATCTAAGCCTGAATCTATCAGCTTGGAGAGAAGCTTTGTAATATTCCTCAACATGTTTAGTAAAGTGTCTACTAAGTGATGAGATAGCTATGTCTTCTCCATATTTGTTCTTGATAATCTGTTTAATATCTATGTACCTTAACTTCTTCTTTAGTCTAAGTTCCTCTATCTCAACTCTGTGAGGAGAAACACATACTTTGCATTGGCGTCCCATCCTAAATCACCTCTATTGAAATTCAAAATCCATTATAACACTTATAGCTTGATTCTCTCCAACTACCACTGTTGATCCAGTAAACTCATGGAACTTAATGTCTCCAGGAGAAGAAATGTATCCTTCAGTTATAGCACTGAAATTAGTGTAGGTTCCAGGAACTTCAATTCCAGTTCCTGTTTGCATTACACGTAAGGTAGTTTCATTTATTATGGTATTAGCTGTCAACACCATAATAGTTGAAGACCCATCTACTGTAGCACCAATGTATGCAATATAAGTATCATAGTCGTCACCTATAGCTCCTAGTCTAGATGCACATATTACATTGCCATCTTCATTGAGACCTGAAAAAGCAAACTTGACTTCTAGTATAAGATCCTGATCCGAACCTAATACTATAGTGGCATTAATCGAATTGTGATATTCACTAGGAGAGTTAGAACTACCACACATTACAATCGAATATGATCCAGGAGTAGATATAGTAGTCGATGTAATCACCAGTGTGTTATTGTTTCTTGTAGGAGTCTCTATATCTATAGTGGTTAATGAACCATCTTTAATAACTCTCATTTCATCTATTGGATAGTATCCAGTAATTCCACCCACTAGACCAGCTACTTGTTTCTTACCCCAAGTAGTTACTGTCTGAGATGGTTCAATTGTACATCCTATGGTACAGTCAAGCTTTCTATCAATTATGTAGTATTCAAACATTTCATCTATTTTAATAGGTATATTTACCATACTATATCACTCCTAAGTTACTTGGAAATCTACATCAGCCCACCATTGTTGACCAGATGAAATAGTTATATCTATACTAATAGAATTGTGAACATTAACTGTGTCTCCAGAATTTCTACACTTAATCCAGGTGTATTGTCCAGCTGTGGTCCAAGGATTTAGAGAGTTACTTACTCTCAGAGTACCCGTAGCTATGTAAGATGTAGAAGCACTTTTCCATCCTCCAGTATCAGTACCTATCTGGTTAATTGAATAAGCACCTATCCCTCCAAGTAGTTTAGCTATCTGCTCTTTGCCCCAATCTGTTAATGAAGCATGACACTCCTTTCCAACTATTTTACAAAGAAACTGTTTCCATAATGGAACTTTCACATCTATTCTTTCATCACGTACTATCCTTCCTGTCTCTTTGTCAACTACAACTATTCTAAGAGATTCCTTAATTTTAAGTGATTCTCTCATATACATCACTCCAGTTATCTTAATAAATAATCCTCCATTCAGATAAATCTTTTTATAAGAAGAAATATAAACAATAACGAAAATAACAATACAAAGAGGTGATTGAATGCCTATACTAATCAAAATGAATCTTGGATGTAATTTTGAGTGTGAGTATTGTTATCAGAAACCAATTAGAAAGCTAAAAGATAAAGAATGGAATCTTAAAAGAGTTAAAGAGACAATTAGAAATCTAATATTAACCATGCCAAGAGGATCTAATCAACAGATAGTTGTTCATGGAGGAGAACCATTAACTATGCCAATAAATATACTTGAACAGTTACTAGCTCTTTCTTACGAGCTTACTGGTAAATCTAGTATACAAACAAATGGATATCTAATAACTGATAAACATATTGAACTATTTAAGAAATACAAGACTAGCGTAGGAATATCAGTAGATGGTCCATTTCAATGTAATGTTTTACGTGGTAAAGGAAACTTGAAAGATAGAAAGAAACAAACAGAGAGAGTACTTAAGAACTTAAACAATCTTGTAGAAGCTGGTGTTTCTACTTCAGTAATAACAGTAGTACATAAGAAAAATGCAATTGGAATAAATAGAGACTTATTAAAGAGTTTTATTTTGGATCTTCATAAGAAAGGTATCCATGGAAGACTGAATCCATGTGGAACAGATGATCCAGAGATCTCTCTTACTATTGAAGAAGCTATAGATTTCTATACTGACATGTACAAGTTTATGGAAGAGAATGGAATCTATGGATGGTCACCATTCATCGATATATTAAATTCACTACAGAGAAAATCATGTGTATGTACATTTAGTGGTTGTGATCCATACTGTACGCCATCAGCTATTTCAGTACTCCATGATGGATCTCTTGGAGTATGCCTTAGATTATACAATGATGGTAAAGTCTATCTAAGAGATACTACACCTACTTCAATGAGAACACAACTCCTTAAAGAGACAGAATGTAAAGGTTGTAAATGGTTTGATTATTGTAAGGGAGGATGTAGTGGACTTAGTATAAATTCAGATTGGAGACACAAGGATAGATTCTGTGAAGTATACAAAGCTCTATTTGAATTAGCACATAACACTCTAAAGTTTGTTGGAATACACCCCCCATCCGTATCACAAATCTCAAGATCAAGATACGAACATTTAGATCATGGTATTAGACACCTTGACAGTGATATTGAAAACGATCATACGGATGGAATCAAGCACTCAGACACTGGAACCACTCACCTAGATAGTAACTTCTACTCAAAGTCTGATCATTCGGATGGAGAAAGACATGTAGATGGACCAATAGAACATTTAGATAGTAATTGGAGGTGAAATAAATGGAGCCTTTTACTAGAATATTATGGTTTGATCAGAAGACAAAGCAGATATGGAAAAGACAAATTGAACAAGCTAGAAGACTCTATGAAGCTGTAGAGTTTGCTACTTTTGAAGCTGGTATGAGAGATGTCTATGTTATGCACATATATCCAGAGAAGATATCTCAGCAACTAGAAATGATAGCTAAAGGTAAGTATGTTTTTCTTCCTATTCTGAAGAGTAAACGCTATTCTGGATTCTCTCACAGACATATACCACCAAAACCTGGTGATCCATATTTCATTTACGGAGTAGTAGCCAGAAATCTGGAGGATGCTGAGAGGTTCAAGGAATGTTCCATTGGAAACAAGGTAGATCATGTAGAGATTGGAAGATTACTTGGATATCCTGAATGTTGTACAGAATTCTTTGATAAAGTCTGGAATAAGAAAAGCATAGATCCAATCTATGAAGCTTATGGTTCAGAGACTTCTATTCATCCATTCTGCAATCAAGCTTTAAGATACTTTGGCATTAGACTAACACCTCATCTTGTTTGCTCTCCAACATGCAAGAGAACTATTGAAATGGGTAAGAAGTGGTTCAAAGTAGCTGAATCAATAGACTATGGATCTGCTCATACTCTTTTGAAGTTACTATCCATGCCGTTTAAATGGTCATGTCTAAATGGATGTGCAATTATAGACACTGAACTATTTAGAGGTGTAACTAATTCGGATAAATGTTCAGAGGAAAAGGTTGTGATAAATCATGGATGGAACAAAGAACTTTAGATATTGTGTAGCAACTCTTGTTGGGAGACACAAGATCTATAGTACGAAAGATTTTATAGAACATTTAGAAAGAGTTACTGTACAGCCAGAGGTTATCGTTGTTTCATCCATACCAGAGATACATGAGATATTCTTCAGATATCAAAAGAATATACCAGTAGTTGGAATAACTGGAGATCATGATGAAGGAAGAAATAGAATAGTAGACACTACTTCTGCTAGGGAATCTCTTAGACAATATATTATAAAGAATAACTATGAATGGTCACTATGGTTGGATAATGACATACTAGTACCATCCAATATAACTGAAAAATTCTTATCGTATCTAAGAAATAATCCTGAAGTTAAAATGGTTCATTCATATCATCCAGCTAGACAGTATGGAGAGGAACTTAGACATGGAATCGGTAGTTCTTTTATTCACAAAGATCTTCTAGAAGCTTATCCATTTACTTATGCAGAAATTAAAGGTCATTATTTAGGCGATGACCAGATTTGGTTACTAGTGATTAACCAATTAACTAGTATATATTATCCAAGATCCATCATAAGAGGAACACTATTTGATCTTAAACATAAACGTGAAGATGGTACAGTAGCTTCCTTATCTGACAAATATAGAGATCAATTACTTTAGTGACTAGAAATGGAACCTTATATAGTTCTTACTCCATTTGGAGACCACAAACATTATGCTCTTAAAGAGTTTATTAGATCATTGAATAAACTTAGACCTCAACCAGAAATGAAGATTATATGTGCAGACTTGGACACAAAATACAAAGATGAATTAGAAAGTTACGATCTAGTAGTATATTACAGTCCAGAGATCTTCTCCCCTCCATCTTACCTGGAACGAATATGTATGTCAAGAGAAATCCTAAGAAAGAAGTTCATTTATTCCAACTATGAATGGTCATTATGGATAGATTCTGATATTATAGTACCTCCAGATACTCCAAGAATTCTATATAAAATAGCTAAAGATAGTAACTGTCTGGTAGTCTCAAATGGATATCCAGGAAGCTACGGTCATGAACATGAGATCTGGCATGGATCTGGTGTTATGTTAACTAACAAGCTAGCTTGTACTGGTTCTAGATTTTGGGTAGCAGATTTCAATGGCAAGCACTTAAGTGAAGACTTTGTATTTCTAAGTATTTTAGATCAAGGTAGTTATTTTATAGAACAATATACTGGAAGAAAAGCCAGAATAGTGGGAGAATTCGTGAAAGTCAAACATCTAAGCCATAAACATAGTCACTAAGCTGTGTGTATATCACTCCAATCCTGATGAGGGTTAGCTCCATCTTGATGATCAGTCCAATCCTGATAGCTATCTGTCCAGTCTAGATGTGGTACTCCGTCATCACTATATACTACATTACTCCAATCTTCATGAGGAACACTATCTGTCCAGTCTTGATGTGGAGCTCCTCCACCACCTGCATCATTATGATCAGTCCAGTCCAGATGAGGAGGACCTGAATCTGAGTATGTTGCATCCGACCAGTCGCTATGAGCTACAGAATCTGTCCAGTCTGAATGTATACCATCTGTCCAGTCCTGATAGTCAGAGTGATATGGTGGTACATCTGAATAATCAAACCAATCAGTGTGGATACCATCAGACCAGTCATTATGACTATCAGTATGTGGTACATTTGAATGACTGGTATCCGACCAATCAGTGTGTGGTCCAGAATCCGTATAGTCAGACCAGTCACTATGCACGTCAGACCAATCACTATGACTGTCAGTATGAGGAGTATCTGAATGAGAACTATCCGACCAGTCTGTATGTGGTCCAGAATCAGAGTGTCCAGTATCCATATGATCACTCCAGTCCTGATACGTATCAGTCCAGTCACTGTAGAATGTCCAGTTCAAACCATCTGTTGTCTGCACAGACTCAGGTGCCAGAAACATCATCTTTACTTCATCTGTTGTGTGGAATGCCTCAAGTATTGAAGACTTCGATTTGAAGCTACCTACTGTCTGGATAGACTCATCTTTGAATAATGAAGTTAACAACCTATCATCTAAAGATACATCATGCTCTGTCAGGAATTTGTCTCCCCATGCAACAGCCCATATACTCCCATTATGGTATACTCTTACTGGACTAGCTAGTGGTGAAATAGTAGATACAAGTCTGAGACTGATGGTCTCTCCTCCAGTAAAGATTTTGACAAATGTACCTTCGGTAATGTCTTTCTCCCATGATAGAACTTTCCATCTAAGAACACGAGACTTTCCTTTGTATCCCACTCTTACCTTAGACCAATCAGTGCTCATCTTCATCACTAAAGATCAGTTCTAATCCATATTTGCCCTTCAGCTGGTGACGATGGATCTGATGTTCGATTCTCCAGTCTCAGACCTATTGCCTGACCAGCTAGAAAGAGATCCTTCCATCTGTAAGTTGAGGTTCCCAAGTCGTAAGTATTGTCTGTAGATGGCAGTAACGACACATTAAGATTTAGATTCGTAGTTGTTAGTCTTAACAACTCTGAGAGAGAAGTATTCAATATTCTGAACTTATCCGATACAACTATGCTCCTTGAATATCTTGATTTACCAGCCAGGTATAGAGCCCTTATTTCCTCTTCAGTTAAGGCTCGGTTGTAAATGCGAATATCGTCAGCAACTCCATCTAATCGCCATCCTACACAGTTACCAACAACTAATTTAAGGTTGTTATCAATACTACCAGTTACGGATGAAATATCTAAATATCCAGACTGCTGAACACCATCGATAAATGCATAACATTGGCCCAAAGCTCTGTTAAATACCACTGCAATATGAACCCATTTATTACGCCAATCAAGCGGTCGAGAACCTACATCACAAGGTACAACATCAAAAACAGTATTCCCTTCGACGTCTCTAATTGCACATTTAATACCGTTTGATACATACCCATGCCCTATTTGAAATCCAGGATGTGGGTTTACTCCACCATGAGCGTTTCCATGCCAGATACAACATGTCGTTTTTGGGTAGGTATAATCTCGGTGATAGAACCATCCAATCACAGTAAAACTGTTGGTTCCAAAATCTAAACTTGAAGATGGACTACATTCTAGCTGGTCATTCTTACCGTCGAAACTTAAAGCTTTACCAAACTTCCCATCACACCAGTTGTCGCTGTAAACCGTAGTACCTTCCCCTTCATCGAAGCGTAGGCAAAGAACACGACCTCCGCCGACATCTTCGCCTTGATAAAGTTGCTGGATTTCCTCTTCGTTTAAGACTCTGTTGTATATGCGAACCTCATCAATAAGGCCATCCCAAGAGTCCATTGTCCTGTACCTTCCTACTTTGAGTGTGTTATCAGGTGAAATCCTTGGGTTGATAGTTCGTGGTGTGGAATCTCCCAAACTTCCATCCACATAGAGTAGTATCTGGTCAGATGTCACCACAAAGACAACATGATGCCATTCGCCGTCCGAAGTTCCGCTTACAGTAACATATTTACTAGCTGATCCGTCTGCTATTCGTCCACGAATTGCATTAGAATTCGGTAGGTATATCATGTAGCTTATATTATTGTCAACGGTTTCGTCATCGTAACTGACCAACCCTCTATAACCGCTTACGACTGTAGTCTTAAACCATGCACTAATGGTGAATTCGGCTGACAGGTCTAATGAATCATCATGAGGTACTTTGACATAGTCACTTACGTCGAAGCTCAACGCCTTCCCATATTTCCCATCGACCCAAGAAGCCCCGTAAACTGTTCCCGAAAGAGTACCATAAACAGTTCCATCATTCCCATAAGGAGATTCGTCATAGACCGAAGTTCCAGTTCCTTCTTCAAATGGTAAGTAAAGCACAAGTCCATAGTCACTTGAATAAGCATCGATGTATGGATTGTCCAGAATACCACTTATGAAGGCATCTCCACCAATATAGATATCTCTAGAGAGTCTTAAGTCTTGCCATCTATAGCTTGCTGAGCCGAGGTCTCTAGAAGCATCAACATCAGGAATTAAATCTTGGGCAAAAGAAGCAATGTTTTTTAGAATTTTTGAAGCATCTATAACTTCGGTTCCGCCTATCTTGAGGGAGCCTAAATCTCCAATACCCGCTAAGTAAAGGTCTTTCCACTTATAGCTTGATGATCCGAGGTCGTAGGCATTATCTCTCGAAGGAATAAGAGAGTAGGATGGAATAGGAATCATTACAAGCCAGTCTATGTAGACTCTTCCTGGAATATATTCGGGGTCGTCTCCTCCATGAAACCCATCGTCGTTGTTAGTTGCATTACTCCCAAAGTGGAACCGAACATCATCTTCTGGGTCCCAATCTGCATTTACTATTCCAGCATCAATTATTTGATAGCTTGTAGTTAATTTATTTAAGATATCTACAGAGAATTCGGTTGTAGCATCTGTCCAATTATAGATAAGGATCCTTGCATCTCCAAGGCTTCCAGACATTTTAGCTCTGAGAAGAAGCATATATTTTCTGCCTGTCATGAAGCCTTCCATATTTCTAATAGAAAGAGAACCAGTCCACCCCTCCCAGTAGGTAAATGCTCGACCAAAGTTAGCTTCTACATCATCTACATACTCGCTTCCTGAATCTAAGCTAGCATTCCACAAGTCATTTTTACCAGCAACACATGAAAGCATATCATGAATGAATCCGAACCCTACAACGTGATCTAAGAAAGCCCTTCCACCTACATATAGATCTTTCCACCGATAGCTTGATGAACCTAGATCTCTTGAATTATCTGCATCAGGGAGCAGGGTCTGAGCTACTGAGACAATATTCTGCAAGATTCTTCCGCTTGTAAGAACTTCGGTTCCAGCGACTTTGAGAGAGCCGAGATCGATTGCTCCAGCAAAATAGCCATCCTTCCACTTATAACTTGAACTACCGATATTATAAGCATTATTTGCTCCAGGTAATATCTGACCAGTATCCCCTCTTAACACTATTGTTTTAGTCCCGTCTGAGTTTCTTACATCAAGGTAATGTCCGTCAGGACTTCCCCAAACCTCAACTCTCTGAGCAATTCTTAGAACCAAATCCGCCCAGATGGCAGGATAGTTGCCAGCTCTTCCCTCTTCATCTATCGTTTCGAATTTTCCTATTTTAATCGGATGAGCTCCACAATAGAATTGTGATGGTTCACCAGTAGTCACTATAGTTAATATGTTCTTCAATCTTCTAGTAGAGTCAATAACTTCGGTTCCACCTATTCTTAGAGATCCTATGTCAGCGTATCCGCTGAGAAAGGCGTTAAGCCACTTATATGTTGAAGATCCTAACGAGTATGTTCCACTAGTCTTAGGATAAATGTTTCCAGCATTCTGGATTGGATTACCATCCATATCTATATATGTTGGTCTAAGATAGATAGAGTGATCTCCAATCTTGAATCCTTTCTTTAGTATATTCTTAACAAGAGATTCTAACCTATCTGAATCTAAAAGAAAGAGATTACCAGATTCAATGTCATACTTAAAGTCTATCATTGTTTCTTCTCCTTGGTCTCTTTCTTATCCTCTTTCATCTTAGTCTCTTGTAATTGTCTATTCAACTCAGCAATTTTTACACCTAGTCTTGAAAGATCTTCAATAGCATTCTGAAGAATCCATATAGTGGACTGAAGGTTCCTAGCCATCTTCTCGATCAAGATAGTTATTTCTTGATTAGTACTCACTTAGATTCACCTCCATTGTTTTTAATTTTTATTTTCTTTCCTATTAAATGTTTAACTGAGTCTTTCTTGCTTTTATTGTTTTCTTTCTCTTTCTCTATAGTTGCTAGCTGCTCGGATCGTTCCTTAACCTTGGATTCTAGAAATGTATCTAACTCAGACTCTGTCATCTCTACTAACTCCAAGTATGGGATTGATATTCCAAATCCATCATCATCAGATACAAGTACTATAAGAGCTGTGTCTCCTTCAACCTCGACTCCATCTATCCTATATTCTTTCAAGATGTTCACCTCATATTTTAAGATATAGTAACTTCCCCATAAGTTTTAACCTCAGTACTTGTTATGTCTAATGATGGAAATGTCTTGCTTGGGTAACCTTCAACTATGTCAAGTGAATATACATATGGATACATTTCGTAGTAAAGAGAATCTGACGTATATATTGTCTTAGGAAAAATAGTTACTATCTTTGAAATCTTATCGGATAAAGTTATAGGTACTTCTCTCAGGTTAATATGTTTAATTAACACTCCAGATACTTCAACAATTTCTCTGGTCTTCATACGGATTCTGTATAAAACATCAGATAAAGAGACAGTTCTCTTGAATCTAGCATAGATAGTAACTATCTCATTTAGAATTACATGTTCAAAAGATAATAATTTTGACGTAATAAATGGTGCTAAAGAAGTAGTCTCTTTCCATAGTACCTTGAACATGGACTTATCTATCGACGGAACAGCTGCAATTAGATTTAAGTAAACTTGTGCAAACAAACTGAATACAATATGTTGTATCAATGCTATCTTTACTCTAATTATATGCACAATAGATACAATTTCATTTCCTATAAGCTTAAGTACAAATCTGTCTATCAATGAAATAATCATATCCAACTTTAGATGAAACACAGATAAGATACTTATCATTATATGATCAAGTAATCTCAGTTCAGATTTAATTGAAGATAGAATGGAAATGACTTCTTTCCCAAAATGTTCAAGAAGCAACCTATCTAGTGTCAAAGCAGTTTCAACTAGCTTAAAATAAATCCGAGTAAAGATGCTTACTATAATATCTTCTAGTAATGTTAGCTTAATCCTAATATAGGATAGTACAGGGTTGATTTCATTACCAATAAACTTAATCAGTAACTTATCGACTGTTGAAAGACTTATAAATAACCTCAGATGAATAATAGTAAAAACTTTCAATAAAACTGTCTCTATCTTTTTTACATAGAGAAACATAGTTGATATGATAGTGACGAGATACAAGCGAATAAAATGTATTTTAAACAGTTCTGACACTAACACATTTATCCTTTCAAAGCCCAATTTAACTGATATTCGTTCATATAGTGAAATAGCTTCTCCAAATATACGATGGACTGATCTTGCAATTATTTTTATAACTCTAACTGGAATTGCTATTGACAAAGATACTCCTCCTCTTTAAAGATCGGTATTTAATTTTGAGATCTTCACTTAGCTTGTCCTCTTCTACTGTTCTTACTGTCCATTCATCTCCAAGAAGAGCCTCCAGAGACTTCATAGATACTTTCCTCATCTTCTCAATCGGCTCAAGTATCATGGTATCGGAAGACATGAAGACTACTCTAAACCCAAGTTCTTTTAACCTTTCTATCATTGATTTTTTCTTAGCTATAATCACCATGCCTGAGCCACCTGATAACCGAGTATTTCAACCTCTATACTTCCAGATCCACCAGCAGTAGCACCTGTTAAAACAAATGGTTTGAGATCAAATGTAAGTATTGTATTAGCTGTTCCCATAAATTCTTCATCCAAAAATACCTCAACATACCCTTTGTTGGGATCTATAATAGACCAACAATCATAAGTATTGCCTGTAGTGAATTCTCCTAGACCAACAATCTTATAGTCATCAATCGTTCCAGCTGCAAAATACATGGTTCCTGATATAGAATTACCTTCGTAAGATCTAAACACGAAATAATATCCAACATTTGCTTCACTCTGAATACCAACACTTATTGCTCTCACTCCAACAGTACATTCTAGAAGATTTGGTACAGCTTTGAATCTAAACTGGATCTTATTTGAGCCCTTAATATTACTGGACTTAGCTTCTATTCCCGCTTTATATGCAGAAGTATCTTTCACCCTTAACCGATAGTATCCACCACCTCCAATCTCTACAGTCGAGATATAGCTTGAATTTATTTGATTATAGTTACCAACATGATCACCAAGTGAAACTTGGAAATTAGAACTTACAAGAGCTGCTCTAGGAAATTCCAGATCGGTTTCCCAGAATTCTATTTCCTCTGATCTAGTAGGAATAATGTTTGTTGGTTGTTTGGCATTCTTCCAAGCTTCAATATCCCATCCGTAAGCTCGAAGTTGTTTCTTAGTAATTGCTAACAATTTCTCTGGAGATGGTATGTATCTTTTAGAGAATGTAAGATATGTATTGAAGTCCATCCCTCTAACTTCATGTCTAATGTTTCTAAGAATCAATGGAATGCTCTCCATTTCTAGAAGAGATATTGTATATTCATATCCTGGTTTAAAGTCAAATCCACGTAATGTTTTCACATCGGTAGCTGATCTGATTGGATCTTTATAGACATTTACCATTATAGAACCAATTGCATCGATCTTCTGATAAGTATCAAGTCCTGGATCAGGACCTATTGGAATGCCCTCTCTACGTCCATATTTACTAATAGACTCATCATCTGTCTTTATTGTCGAAATGTAAACTTCTTTAATATAGAAATTGTCTAACCATGCAACAGCTTCCAGAGAAGGAATTGGATTTAAAACTTCAATCCTTATAGTGTTGATGTTTGTCCAGTCAATTGTAGATCCACTTGTATCTGGAGGTGTGTTAGACTTGTAGTTAAATGGAATCTCGAACACTGCAAATGGATAGTACCAGAACAAGTAATCATCGCCTGGATATTCTGAATATGGAACACCATCATATCGTTCTATGCTACGTCTGGACTTTAATCCTCCAGAAGATTCAACAGTAACACTAAATGTACCTGTAGGACTGATGAACTCATTCAGAGTTTTAATTTTCTGTGTACCAGTAATTGATGACATCCTGGATTTTATCTGAAGAGCATAGGTCAGGACTCCTCCTAAAGATAAATCTTCACCATTGAATGAACGTTCAAACCAAATAGTTCCTCCAGATGGAAGAGAGTTTCTTAGTGAGTATGCACCTTCACCATATACAATCTGACTATCTAAAGAAAGACTACCACTTGCATTCCAATTATCCAACTGATCAGACCATTCTAGATCACTACCTATAACACCAGTATCAGCTCCTATTACCTGTTGATAATTAATTACTGATTCGATATCCTCTTCGTATGGAAACTCAGCTGTCTCATCAACATCAATATTGTCATCACTCTCAAGAGATCCTCTCTTGAAAAAATATAGGTCACCACCTAGATCAACATAGAAATCATAATCATACTTATCAGCTAATTCTTCCAATGCATCAGATACATACTTATTCTGTCTAGCTGTATAATGAAGAAGCTCCGAAGTAGAATAAACATGATGAGTAGTTATCTTGCCTTCATTGACTAAGTCCTCAACCAGTCCACGTACAACAGAATCAGCAGTTCCAGACAAAGACTTCCCTATCTTGAATACTTTCTTTCTCATATAAGAGCCATATCCATTTGCTCTCAGTTCTAAATCACGAGGTTCGTGTCCCTCTACATTCTTCGTAATATGCTCAACTATTCCAGTGAACACTTTCTTGTAATTGGAAGATGCAATTATAGAATCCTTAGCTAGCCATATCTTGACATGTGAACCAAGAAAATCGTAGTTACTATAGTCAAGATAGTCTAGCTCGATTTGAGCAGTGTCTACCTCATCAGTTATAGCTCTATTAATATCCATCTCTAATGGAGTAAGTATTAAACAGGCTGGGGTTGTGTCTCCACAGAATACAAAATAATCAGCCTCTACAGTTCCTTCTACATTCAATAGGAAAGATCTGATCGGTTTGTCAGCTGACAATCTTAGTGAATTAGTTTGCCATGAGTCATTATCGTAATACGGAGAATTCATTATGCTATAATCATAATATACTACACCAAAATTGTACTGTGATCCTGTCTCTTTGATTCTCCCTCTAAAGAACAGATTTGGAAATGAAGATGATAATAAAGAAATAGCAGATGGTATTGTAGAATAAAATGTAATTGTACCAGATGCTACTTTAATAGTAGCTATATCACCATCACTACTCCATCCAGACGTAGGATAGAATCCCCATGGAGACTTAACCTCGTCATAAGCATACATATTATCATTTGTGTATCCTACTTGAAAGAATGCTTCCACTGAAGACCTTGAATGAAGAGCTGGATTTGTCATGTCAACATCACTCCTCCAACCCTACTTCTTACTCCTCTGGTAAGAGATTTCTTAACAGCTTTAGCTATCTTCTGCACATCAGCTTCCTCTCTGATGTAGAATGGACCATTAACAGTCACTCCTACCTGAACGTTGGTAGATGTGACAGATAACCTTCTACCCAAACCAACATCTATATCTTCCAAAACTCCCAGATTAGCCCATCCATACTGTGTCTTGATTTCCAATGGTGAGTGTGATCTCAGAGGAAGCCTAGTGAATTCTTCATTCAGCTTTCTCATCTCTTCTCTTGTTCTAATCAGAGAATCAACAACTGAATGTCCAGTCAATGTATCTTCAAGCTTTTGATAAGACTCAGTATTTGCTTCAGTCATAGCTAAATTCATTTGTTGCTGCATATAAAGATAGCCAAGTACTCCAATAAGAGCTCCTATCCCAACTGTAGCAATCGAGGTAACTATAGCCAATTTGCTAGTTGCTAGAGTCTGAGCTTTTGTCAAGGCTATAGCCATTGTTCTCACTGGTTTACCAGCTACTTCAACAGCTAAGTGTTGCATTTCGGACTGAGTCATCTGATCAGTAACTCTAGTAGCTAAATATTTAGTAACTATTATTTTAGTAAGAATATCGTATAGTGAGATACCAGCTCTGATGAAAGTAGGTATTGTTCCAAACACAAACATTAGAATTGAATTAATGTAGTTTTCCTGAGCTTCTCTTACTCTAATTTGAGACATCCTTACGGCTTCTTGAGCATCTCTCACTCTGAGATAAGCCATTCTAGCTTCCTGTGATCCAGGTCCAAACTCAAACAAAGTCCTTGTGTATTCTTCCTGAGCTAGTTTCAAGTCTTCTTGTGCTCTTGTCACACTCCTAGCTGCTATCGTAATCGAGTACAATGCTCTGTTGACCCTCTGTATAGACATCACCATGAACATAAGTCCAAGTCCCAACCAGAATACAGTACCTCCAAGTTCTCTCATAGTCTGTCCTAACAATCCTTGTCTATATCTCAAAGACTGAGCTGACACTGCAGCTATTCGTTGTTGCCTAGCCATCTGTTGATATGAAGATACCCATTGTCTGACATCTCTCTGAGTTCTTCCTATTTCCTTAGCATACATAGCTACAGCTGCATTCAGATCACGCTGCCTAGCTGTGCCAGAAGTAGCTAGTGTAGTAATGTCTCTCCACAACCTAGTAGCTCTTTGTTCCCTCTGAAGAGCTTGAAGAACTCTTACTTGTCTTCTAGCCTGAGTAACTGTGATCCCAGCTATATCAGCATATTCATCAGCTAGTCTGTTTAAATCTGCTTGACTAACTGCTCCCATCTTGGTCATTCTAATAATGTCATTCCATACCTTTGAAGAAAGCTGCATCCTCTTTATCAAGTCAGCATTGGTCTCTACGAACTTGTCATATTCCTCTCTAATACTTCTTATAACTTCAGGTCTCATACTTCTAGCTCTTATTTCTCTGTCTCCTATCTTGACAGGAGCTCTAGTCCTTGCTAGGTTCTGAATATTCAGTCTTATGCCATTTATCTTCTGTTGTAGTTGATTCAGATTCTGTATTACCTTATTGTAAGCATCTGGATCTACATATAACCTTAGTGCTATTCCTATATGTTCATCTGGAGCTGACAAGTCACATCAACCTCCTTGACTTACCAAATACTTTAGCAGCTGTTCTATGTAAGGACTCATTCTTCTTCTGTTTTCTCATCTCCATATCTATCATCTCTGATAGCCATAACCTCTGAATATCGGTGAGATCTCTAAAGATCCTTGAAGCTCTCTGGAAATCATAGTTATTCTCTTTTAGAATGTAGTAGAATTCAACACTAAGCTTTCCTTCGTTAGTTCTAAAAAATCCTTGATCTGTTTCTTTCTCTTCTCTCTGTATCTGAGATATCTAGTGTTGTAATCAGTCCACACAGCATCCATTATATTTCCAAGGGAAATTACAGAAGACTTGTAGTACTGGTCTTTTGACACCTTAGGTTCTACCAACATCTTCAATACCACAAAGTCAGATATCAAAGAGAGTCTCTGAGCCTCATCCAGATGCTCCCATCTTGGATCCTCTTTAGCTTCTTTCACTGCATCCAGTCTATCACCCATCGTTGGATCTACATATTTTACCTTTCCAAAGCCAGGTACACTGATAGTATGCACTGGTCTACCTATCACATCATCTATAGTCACTATCTTATCCTCTCTAGTCACTATTCTCACCTCTAATATGGAAGATTAGCCCATGTACCACTGAAATCTTCAATCACCTTAATAGCATCATTTCCAGAGCTCGGTCTAGCTGAGAACGGGTACTCTCCCTCCACAGCATCAAGACCAGAGAGTTCATCTGGAAGCTCCCCAAACGTAACGTTGTTCAAAGTGATCTGTATTGTATGACTTGTCTTTATCAAATATACTTGTATAGTACATGTCTGTCTATTGATAACTATACTACTCATTTGACCAAAGTTACCTCCAGTAGTCAGTCTTCCATTAACTTGAAGTCCTCCTTCCCTTATCTCAATTGGTCTATAGTCCTGAGCACCAGCTGACAGTCTAGCTTGAAGATTATTGTTAGTACTGATCTGAAGTCTAGTTATCATAGTAGCTGCAAACTGTCCATTTGGATGTATAACATCTATGCTTGAATGATAGAATGAGAATGGTACAAGATTCATATTCAATGAAGGCTTGGATGATGCATTGGTAGGTATCGTTACTCCTCTACCAGCATAATTCAACTCTATCTGTACATCAGAACCTTGTTCAATAGTTATTTCAGCTGTATCTACTTTCATTCCATAGTATCCAAGACTGATGGTATTGCCATCCTCATCTGGATAGAGTCCTCTATAGATGCTCATTGAAGGTAATGATGAAGCTGGAGAATACGTAACTGGAGTCGTAGAGGTATCAGTGGTAGATCCAAGAATATATTCAAATATTTTACCAGAAACCATCTCTTGAGTCCATCTAGCAACTACTCCCTCTTCTAACCACGTAACTTTTCTCCAGTCTCTACTTCCACCAATCAGATCCTCTTCATTCCTATTTTCTGTAGTAGTAGCTGCCCAGTCTGTCAAGTAGTTAGGAAACGTGTTGGGAACAGTCCACTCTCCCCATGTATCCTCTTTTGCAAACTTAATCCACCTATCTGTGAAATAGCTCATATTCTTATTCCTCCACCTAACACTTGTTAGGTTCTATTTACAGAAGCTCCCTCTTGGGAGTCCCTAAATAAAAATAGTAGTTAAAGGTATAAAAACCTATAGTAGCTTAAATCTTATCTCGTAAAAAATCTTACAGTTTGGACTGGTACTAGACCAGCTTATTTCAATCGAGTCATCTATTTCTCCATCAAGCTTTATTTCGGGTAAAGACAACATCGTATGAACAGCACAATAAAGCTTGGCAATTAGTTTACCAGAAGAGAATTTAGTCTCTATTTCTCCAGCTGTACTATCAGTAAATAGATGGACAGCTCGTGTACTAACCTTGAAACCAGATGGTGGAACATAGACAGTAACTGGAGAAGAATCAGTATCAGTATCTATCTCTCCAGATATTCCAATTTCTGAAGCTAGGACATCAGACTGACCTACTGGTTTCTGTCTTTCACAATATACACTCAACACTGTTTCCCTCATATTGTTTAAAGGAGAAAGGAGTATTTAAAAATAAATATAGATAACCTAAAGGTCAGAAGCACTGAAGCTTCCAGACTTAGCATTAACAATTATACCGATTGCATTATCATCTGTAACTGCAAATTCTCTCTCTGTCCATAGATGATACCATGTTCTATCTATTGCTGGTTTGCTCTCTTCCTCAGCTTCCAGGTCTCTCTTTATAACGTGATACCCAAGTCTGCTGGAGTCAACCATAATAGCTACTCCCTCTGGAACAAGTGGTGATTCTACTATCCTCAGATCAGCTATCATACCTATCTCTCCACTTATCAGATCTTTGTTGTAGAGTTTGGCATTTACAAACAGAGATGAAACATCTGGATCATATAACAGTGTAGATACTTCAGTGCTATTTACCAAGACTATATCTGGATTTACAGTAGCAGCTAGCAAAGTGGATCTAAGATTGAATATGTCCCATGCAGTAAGAGATGATTTCTCACTAACGTCAACTACTAGACCAGATGACTTGCATCTGTTTGAGTATAAAAATGTAACTGTAGCAGCTGAAACAGAGTTTGATAGGAGAACCTTGCCATCATAATAGTCTACTGCATTTATAGTAGCTCCAGGTGATACAGAAGAGATAGTAACTATCGGTGTCAGTGTTGTACTTCCAAGTGTACCACCACTCCAACTAGATATTGTACCAGATTTCAGATCAAGAGATATAGTTTGAGCTCGAAGATCCAATTCTTCAGCTAGTTTTTTACCAGCTTCATATAGAAAGTCCTTAAGAACATCTCTCACTGGCATCTCAAGAGCTTCATTATCTATTTCAAGTCTTATACCAAACTTAGATACTTCAACAGTTGTACCAGTATATGAAATTGTACTGGAGGATGAGATAGTACCTCCTTCAGAAAGAGTCTCAACTGTTATACTTTCAGTAACATTAGGAAGAACAATACTTCTGGCTTTTACTTTCTCAAGATCTTTATTCTCTCTAAATATTTGAGATATTACAGTTTTACTTCTAGATACAAAATCAACAGTCTTAGATATTATTCTAGGAGTGATTTCCTGAACATCAGCTGTACCTAAAGCTAATTCAACCAGATCTTTCTCTCTCATCCAGATACCCTCCTTTTAGGTGGTTCTACTTCATAATGCTTGATAGCTAAGTTAGCAGCTAAATCAAGTCTTTCCCGTAGATCCAAGTTACTAGTTAAATCTTTAGTGATCTTGTTCATAGATAGTTCCTCTGAAGTCTTCTTCAAGGTCTCCATTTCTCTCTCTAGATTTTCGACTCTCTTAGTAAGTTCCTCTATTTGTTTAAGACGTTCAAGTATCTGCAAAAGAGTATCTATTTCTGTCATTCTCATCTCCTCTTCGGAGGTTGAACCCTGAAATGTTCTATAGCTGCATCAGCAGCTTTTTCAAGTAATGGTCTTACTTGAGCTCTTACATCTTCCAATCGATTTGATAGCTCTTCTACCTTCCTTAGAGAAGCAAAAACAGCTTGTTTATTTTCCTCTTGAGTTAGTTTCTCCTCTTCTTTCTTCTCAAGAGTTTCTATTCTATTCTCTAGATTCTCTAGCTTTGTAAGTATCTGCATTAATATCTGAACTTGATCCATTATATCTGAGCCTCACGTCTCTTTTTAAAATCAGCTATCAACATATCAGCTATTAAACCTTTCTCAGCTATCATCTTAGCTATCTCAGCTGGTGATGGGATGGTTTTTTCATGGCTCTGTTGAGGAGCTTGCTCTTGTGTAATAGTAGATTCTTCTTCTTTAGACTCCTCTACGTCTTCGGATTCTTCTTTATTAGAATCGGATGACTCTTTTTCTTGCTCCTGTTTCTGAGTCTTTGTGTCATCCTCTGGTTTCTGTTCTTCTGTCTTAGTTTCCTGAGTATCTTGTTTCTGTTCTTGTTCCTGAGAAGGTTCTTCCTGTGAAGAATCTTGTGCAGATTCCTCAGTATCATTCTCTTCGTTAGTAACTATCTCTTTATCAGACATTTCCTCACTTTCATCTGTCTCAGAGTTCTCATTCTCTACATCAATATCTGCATTTAAAGACTCTTCAGAATTCTCTTTCTCATTCTTAGACTGTTTCTCAGGTTCTGGATACTTACCCTCTCCATACTTACCATACTTATCAGCATGTTCTTTATTGAAGTGATCTATCATTTCCTCTTTAGTGTCGAATTCTTCTCCACACACTGGACATTTAAACTTCTTAGATTGTTTCTCTGTTTCTCTGCTTAAGTTACCAGCTGCAATATTAAGACTAGCTATGTACTTCTCAGCTTCTTCCTTAGAATCAAACTGTTTGAGAATCTTCATCCTTCCATCTTTTTGCTTCTCCATTACAATGTATTTACCAGTCTGTTTATTTCTAACTATTTTGTACTCACCAAGTTCTTCTATATCCTCTAGCTCTTCAGTTAAATGAGCTCCCCCTGTACCTCTAGGTGGTAAGAGCTTGTAAGCTAGATCACCAATTAGATCTAGAAGTTTTTCAGCTGTCTCCCTTCCAAAGTGAGCTATCAATCTCTCCTTATCTGATCTTGGACCAGATGGATATTCATTGTGATAGGAGTAGTAGTACTGAGGAACTGGATATTGAGGATAGTAAGGATACTCGTATTTCTCAGGATATCCATATTGTGGATAGTAATAATACTTTGGATAAGATTTCTCTTCTTCACCTTCTTTGGGAGATTTTGGATAGTAGTATGGATAACCGTAGTGTGGATAACCATACGTTGGATAATAATAGTAGTAAATCTTCACTTTAGCTCTCTTCTTGGATACTGGATATTTTCCAGCTGGATAGAAACCATATATTACTCTATGATTCTTGATAGCTTCATCAGCAGGCATAAACTCAAGTTCAACTTCTCTTTCCCTGGGTTTCAGTATAGGTAAAACAGCTACCATATCCTGTTTAAGTTCAAATATTTCCTCAATAGCTGAGTTTTCTTGAGATTCTTTTTCTGTATTTTCTTCACTCATATTTATTTCCTCCTTATTCTCTGTATGAACATCATCATTTTTATTCATTTCTTTTATTACTCCAAAAAATTTAAACATAGAGCTTTCTGAGCTTTTATTCAGCTCTTCAGCATTAACTATAATACATGATTCACAAGCTGGTGCACTTGTAAGAGAGTTGTCTACTGGTTCAAGATCTATTCCTTTATCAACACCACCAACATTCTCTTTCTTTAAATATAGTTTCAAACTAGTACCTACAAATCTACCGTTCTTTAGCTCTTCTATAGCTTTAGGATCTGTTATCTCGGCTTCATACAAAATAGCTCCAAGAGTATCAGACCACTCAACATTAGTATGTTGTCCTACAGCCTTTGAACCAAAATCATCATCTCTCTCATGCTCTATTCTTACTGGAAGCTTAGAAAGCTTATCCTTGAATATCTTGTACATCTTTTTAATCTCTTCCTTAGAATAAAGAACACCATTCCATACACCCTCAGCTAATAGAATGCCTGAAATTCTGAGCTTGTCTGCAAGCTCTTCTACTACAGAGAAATCTGATAGTGTCTCAACCTCAACTGTGTCTGATATATTCCTCTTGGTAAGCTTTTCTATTTCTTGTCTGAGATAGGTATTTTCAGCTATTAGCTCATTAACAATACTATCACTCATTGAAACCATCCCACAATTAATAGTGCATTTTCTATAATTTAAATATTAACTAACATAGAACTCTGCATTAGTATCAACATCATGCTCCTCACTTTTCGTATTAAGCTTCTTCATCACGTGTTCAGTCCATTTTACATCGTTCTTAAGAATTTTAGTTGCTATCTCCTTGAATTCAGACAGTATCTGTTCAAGTTCACTCTCATCAAAATCATTCATAATAGATGGATTGGTAAGCCATGTGTTCCATCCCATGTAAGAAGCTAATATAGCTTTGTTGCATTTGTTTATTCCATTAACATATCCAAGTCTATCTTTGGGAAACATAGATTCTATTTCTTTTATTGTTGCCTTAACTCTATTAATCCATTTATCCATACTCATTTCCTCTTCTCCCTTATCTGAGATCTAACAAACTCATGTAGCTTGTTTTTCTTAATCCAATTAACTGCCTTATCATAATCCCATTTGTCAGATTTAAACGTTACATAAGCTACTCTAGCATGATGAATCTTGCCTGGTACAGAATATAGCCCTATAGCTATTTCCACTCCTTCTGGAATTTCTAGATCTGGTAGATACTTCTTTACTCTCTCATCTGGTTCTACTCTAGTAAACTTACGTATATCATAGATATGTACTATGAAATGATCCCATCCTCTCTTCTCTTCTATTTGGAATGGATCAAATGGTTCTCCTGTTCTAGGATCACCAGCTGATAATAATTCATAGTATAGCTCCATTAACCTGAATTTCTTAGATAGTTCTGGACTTGGAAGTTTACTCTTCATAAATTTCCACTCACCATTAGTCTTTCTTATAATGAAGTAACCTTTGAGTTTGCTACCTTTTATGTTCATTGAAATAAAGTTTGGACTAGTCTCTAGCAGTGTAAGTTCACCATGATCCACAGTCTCTACTTTTGACCATACACCATAAGATCTTATCCTTGTTCCTGGTTCTTTTATAGACATCCATTTATCCACATCTACACCACAAGTTTTGTAAACAGCTTTTATTGGCTCTTCTATTTTAGCTTTTATTGGATTACCATATAGATTAACTTCTTCAAGATAGTTACTATCTTTTAGCTTCCATCTCAAGTCATAATGATAGTCAGGATCATCTTCAGGGAACCAGTGTTTATCTAATACGAACTTTGCAATTCTTTCTTCTAGTTCTGATAGTTTCTCAAATGTGTAAGTATCTGTATCTGGATCTTCTTGTATTAACTGCCATCTACCACGTAGCTTCTTACCTTTAAATTCGATAGTTACTATCTCTTCCCCTGTTTCAGTTCTCTCTGTAGAATATTTAGCAGTACCACTATCTACAGTAGTAAAGTCAGCTGCCATTCTCTTGTTCTCATTGAACTTAGTATCTGGACCAATCACACCATCATATGACATCCACTTTCTATCTGATCTGTCCATTTCATAAGCTCCCATTACTTCGTCTCTCAATGGATAGCCATCTAGTAGAAATGTACGCACTCTTCCCTCTCCTTTATCGTCAATGAATAAATACCATCTAAACTGAGGCACCTGTCTTCCAGACTTTGCTCTAAATCCCATCCAGCTCACTAAAGCTAGTGAAAACTTTACATTTTTTGATAGAAGCTCATCCTTCTTAGAGACATAGAGTTTTTCTAGCTTGTTAATATCTTTCTCATCAGACTTAGTAATCCACTGTAACCATTTTCTATATTGATCTTCAAAGTTCTTCTTAACCCATTCTTTAGGAAATGGAAATGGACATTCCTTAGGTGGCTTCCATTTCTCTCTAATTGCTCTATTAGAAATAGTATATGGCAATTGAGTCTTTGGTATCATAAATCTCCACATCCTCTCATACTTACCAGGAATAGGTTTCTTAGTTTCAGGATCTATCTTAGCTACTTTAATGCCTCTGATCACCACTCTAGTCCAGTCTTTAAAATACTTGTTATCTTTAAGGAAGTATTCATGGAAATAGACTTTCTGAGCTCCAGTCATATGCACACCAGTAGTTAGTATCTCAAACTTACCTGGAGCATCTTCTCCAGCTCCGACTTCACCAGGTGGCACTTCACCCTCTACTTTTAACCATTGTAATGGTTGCCTAGCTTTAGTCTCAGCTCTAAATCCTTTACCAATATTGTCTAAAAGATTCTGGACAGAAAATGGATCATCCTCACTAAACCCAACTATAGACCATCCAATCAAATATCCATTAACCTTCAATCTTAAATCTCCATGATTAGACTTCCCTATACTATGTCTCTGAATAACAAATGGTTTTGGCTCCGTTACATACTCCATATACTTAGCAACTAATTTAGCTGCTATATTTTCTGAAACAACTAGCTCATCCAACATATACTTATATATTTTCATTCTAGTGTCCTCCTCTCATAGATTCTATAACCATAATAATATGATTTGAGATACACACATCTGAATATACTAGCTAATGGACATGCTACTGGAAACCTAAGAGACTGAATCTTTAACTTTGTCATCTCTTCATATCTAGGTCTACCAAATATCATTTTCAATGGGCAAACCGACTTGTCCTCACTAAATGGACATAATTCCAAATCAAGTACTATTTCCTTAGAAAGCTCAGCTGGTCCAGTTCCTAGCTTAGCTATTCTCTCTACAGTCGTAAGAGTATCTGGCTCTTTCTTGTCCAGTCTCTTCTCTTTAAAATAAGGAAACATCCATGTGTAATAATATTTGCCATCTTTAGTTTCATACCGTCTGATTCTAATTGGCATCACAGTGATGATGTCTCCTCTCCTACACTTGACATCTGTAGCATAACTTCTTCCTATAATTGCATAGTGCTTACCCTTGTACTCTACAACCTTATTCTTTGGAAAGTCATCTACTTTATCCTCTGGTATCAAATAGACAGAGACATACATATAGTTCCCTAATGGTTCACCAGTCTCCTTTCTCTTCTTTTCTATTACATCCCATACCATTACATCTATTTCTTTGAGATTCTTGAGCTTAGCCCATCCTTCAACTCTGTTCTCTCCCTTATACTTGACTGGATATGTTGAATCAGCTGCTTTAGCTACTACTCCTTCAGAACCATTTACACGTCTCATCTTCTCAACAGCTGCTAAGAACTCTCTTGGAGAATCAACATAAATTGATCTTACCACATCAAGATATTTTGTATTCTTTGGAACTATCTTCTCCAATAGTTTAAATCTCTCAGAATATGGCAGATTCACTACAGGTTTCCCATTGTAATACATGATATCATAGAACACATAGACAATTCTCTTCTCCAGATCTGGAGAAACTCTTCCAATTGTAATAGCAGCTGTATCTTCTCTTTCCATCAAGTCATAATTATTTCTCTTTAGCTTAGCAGATTTAACAGAGACATTTGAAGGTATCTCAAAAGCTACCATCTCTCCATCAAGAATACAACTATCACACTTAAGACTATCTTTGATTTCTTTAATTATATTTGGGAACTGTTTAGCTCTATCTCTCTGTCTATCTTCTGTAAATATCTTAATAAGGTCCTTATCTTTGTCAACATGAAGTTGCATTCTGCGTCCATCAACCTTTTCCTGTACGAAGATTCCTTTATCTATGTATTCTTTAGCCCAATTCTCATACATCTCTTTGGAATCCCAGAACTCATATTTCTCGAACCCACTCTTTGGTTTGGCACCTATTATCGGTTTTCCTATCTTTATCTCTTTAGATAAATGTTCAAAACGGAATGGACCAAATCCTCTAACCATTTGACTGTAAGGGATCTTAAAGAATCCTTTTCTATAGACATTTAGAGAATATCCAATTAAAGGACCGTATTTGTCAAAGACTGGATGTATTCTTCTCCCTAACCATCTAGGAGAAATTGATTTTAATGCTCTAACTATCCTTGGATCATATTCTCCTTTTATGATGATATCAATATCATGATCCTTAGGGATTTTCCCCTCATTCACTAATCGTCCAGCTATATACATATCATATGGTTCATCATTTAATATGATATGTATTGGAAGTGATTTCATTACATCTTCTAAAGTTATGTAGTCTCCTTCTGGTTCTGGCATCTCTTCTGATTGGAAAATAGCTTTTGGTGTTGGATATTCAGACACTTCTAACTCCACAGCTTTCTCCAGAATATTATTTCCTTTGTTCTCTTCCCATAGACCTCTCTTATAAAGTTCAATACCCACGAATACAGCTGCATCGTGGATATTTTCTGGTATCTTCTCTGGAGTATCAGCTGAGTGTTCCGCCATATCTACTAACAATCTCCATAGTGAAATTAGATCTTCATCTGTAAGTGATATAACAAACTCTGCATCTATATCTTCTATTCTCATTCCTTCTGGAAGTGAGAATAGTAACTGTGATTGTTCTTCTTTCCAAGGAATATTCTCTTTACCTATTTGTTTCACAATCCACTCAAATAATTCTCTAGCATGTTTCTTGTATGTCTCTGGTTTATTGAACGTAAACTTAGTAATCTCTTTCTTCTTGTATTCATTGTATCTCCTAATCATTTCTTTAGCAATAGATAATCCAAGCTTTTTGGTATCATCTATAGTAATTGGAGTACCATCCTTTCTTTTAAGAGCCTTACCTTCTTTAATCGAAGAGTACCAAGCTAATACTATTCTCCAGTCATCAGCTAGAGATCTATCATCCACATTCTTTATATTCCTAATATAATCTTCAACCGATTCTCTGATTAGATAAACAATTCTATCACAAGCTGTTCTAGATAAATGAATCATACCTCTATCTAACATTTCATTTGCTATTATAAAGTGTGCTTCACAACATGGTGAGAATAATTCTGTGTATGAATGATAGAAAGCATGATACTTCTCCAGTTCTTCATTCATCATTTCACTTGGTTTGATAAATTCTATATTTTCAGCTCTAACAAATGTCTGAATTCCCTTTGGTATTCTTACTGGCTTAGGAACTGAAAACGGTTTGAACATGAATTCATAAACATATAATGGTTCAGACCAATCCCATTCTTTGTATTCTTCTTCTGTTATCTTATGTTGATCTCTTAGCTTATCAAATTCTTCTTTAGTTATCTTCTTAGGTTCTTTTAACCAAATTATCCCATAACATAGATCACCAGAAATAAGATACAGTGGTTCATCAATATGTTTCTTAAATTTACGATGTTTAACAATTAGTGTTTTCTTACCTTTCCATATAAGTTCACTATGAGGTTCTGTCAAATACAAACCCATCTTAGGTTCTTTAGGAAACTCTTTAGGTATAATTGGTTCTATATCCTCAGGCTTAAGCTGTAACATTTCTTTCTCACTCATAGTAACTAAATCCCTCACATTAAATTCAACATTATCTTTAAATAATAATATTATCTTTACATTATATTCTTGTTCTAACAGCTTAATATATTCTCCTAACTTATTGCCTAGTTTGATGAATTTGATAAAAAAAAAGATATGAAAAAAAAAACAGAGATTTCTTCTTTGATTTGAGTCATCGAAGTCTCTACTTATCAGTGATTCTAGTTTAGAAACATTGATTGAAGAGTGTATATGATATTTTTATGCCATTATATTGGAAGAGAAATTATTCATCTTTATGTAAATCTCCAAAGTTAGTTACTATTTTAGTCTTACCTATAGTAGCATTGATAATATATTTTATGTATTTGAATATCCATACTCCTAATGATTATTGTAATTACGTATCTCTCTACTAAATATAAGTTAAATAGTATAGCTATACGTAATTAAATAGCTATAATACGTATTATTTAATCTTTAAATAGCACTGTTCATATTTATTAGTAGATAGAGGTGAAATAAAGAATGAAAAACATTACAGAACTAGCTGTTGGCACAGCAGATGTAGCTGCAATTACAGCTAAGGCTATATCTGATTCTATAGAAGAGGTCACAAGACAGACCAATGTGTTTGCTCAACTATTTAAGCCTAACAGAGATCTTGTTGGAGCCAATAAACCAAGAGAGATAGTTTTTCCTAAGAAATCTACTGGAATATCTGTTACTTGGGGAGTTTCTCCTGGATCTTCAGTATCTCCTAGCTCATTCTCATATGATTCAGTGACTATTGCAGTTCAAAAAGTTGGTATTCAGCTTCAATTCACAAATGAGGCTCTTGAAATGGCTCTTAGAGATGTTATTCAAGATCATATCTATGAAACTGGTCTTGAATATGCAGAAGCTGTAGATGCTCGTGCTCAGACTGTCCTTCTTGATCTAAAGAGTGATACCATTACTTCATGGACTGGTGGATCCATAGGAGCTGCAACTGCACCTGTAATCAGTATTACATCTGTGTCTGGAGCCACTATAGAGAGTGTCAAGTATGATGAAGGAAGTGTCATATTAACTGGCTCAGTGGCAGCTGCTACAGTGGTTTATACTTATGCTAACAGACTTAAGTCAACTACACTATGGGTTGGAGCTTCCTCAGCTGGCAGCTTATCACCTAAAGACATACTCAGAGCTAGAGCCAAAATGATTGGTCAGTACAGAGATCCAGATGTCGTTATTATCAATCCAGTCGACACTACGACACTATTCTTTGATTCTAATGTTAAACTTGTAGATGCTTCTCAGTATGGTGGAAGAGAACCTCTTCTAAATGGCGAACTTGGAAAACTCTTTGGCATGAAAATTGTAATGTCCACTGGTGCTCCTGAAGGATGTGCTATATTAGTCGACACCAAGAGACTTGGATATGATGTTAGAAAGAGAGAACTAGAAGGTACAAGAGAAGTCAAGCCTGGTCTTGACTCAGTCTTCTATTACTTCTGGGCTGAGAGAGACTTTGGTGTTGTTGATGACTATGCAGTAGCAGCTGTAGTGAATGCAGCTAACTCAGATTCAACATATCCAGCTTCTTAAACAGCTAGTATCTAGTTCATGTGAATTTGCCTATTATCTCTGTCTTCGGGATAATAGGCGTATTGTATTTCTGTAAAAGAATTAAAATAGCAGTTTACACTATCTTTTAATTGGTGACTATTTAATGGGTTATGCAACAATAAATGAGGTTAGGAATTTAACAGGACTAACTGACACTGATATAGACGATACTGACTTGTCTGATCTCATTGACTTAGCAACTAAGATGATAGTTGAAGATATGACAATTTCAGTTATAGATGAAGAACCATCTGGCAAAATAAATGGCTCAAACACTACGTTTACTGTCTATCACTATCCTATTGCAGACATAGATGGAGATGGACAAGTGACTGGTTCTGATATAACCGTTTACACTTGGACAGATGATGACGATCCAAGTACCAAGAGCACAGTTTCTATAAACACTGTTTATCCACGTAATGGAATCATAATCCTACAGAATCCACCATCTACTTCCATAGAGAAAATAACAATTGATTATGCCTACACATGGGAAGAAAACATCGATTGGGATCTTGTTAAGATAGCTTGTTCCTGGTTAACAGCTTATCTGTTCTGTGTCAAGAAGTTTACCACTGTACCAGAGTCCGTTGTAAGAGGTCCAGTAAGATTCAGATATTATACAAAACCATACAATGAATATCTAAAAAACTACTATCATGTCATGTCTCTGATTAAGAGCAAGAACCATGTTAAGAAGACACATTCAGAGATGACTCTCAGGAGGACTAAACTAACATGAGTTCTGTGATGGATACCTCATGGCATCAGAATAAACTAATAGATACTTATGGTCAGGACATAGCTATTTACAAATACACAATATCTACAGATGAGAATGGTATTGTTGAAAGCGAGATTTGTTATGATACGATAGTAACTAAAGGCTGGATAATTCCAGTTACTGGTCTTATGGAAGTATGGGAGATCATTGGTTATAGAGTAGAAGGAGACTATTCAATATGTATTCCAAACACAGTCACTGTCTCCACACAAGACAGAGTCAAACTCCCTGATGACACTACCTGGAGAATACGTTCAATAGTCAAACACTGGGACTTCAACAACGTAGCTTACATTGAACTCATAGTGGGAAGAGATAGTGGTGAGGTCGAATGATAAAAGCAAGTTTTGAATTTACAGATAAAAAGCTTCATAACTTAATTACTGGTTTAAGCAGAGCTAGTGTTGACGGAATATTCGATGGATGTACCCCTATGATAGATGAAATCAATGAACGATCTGAAAAAGAATATGTAATCACTGCCAGCTACACAGATATGGAAGTACTGGTCAGACCTATAGATGAAGATTTTGAAATTGAAAGAGGTAAGAAGATTCTACTTTCTGAAGAGACAATGACATATCGTTCAAAGTGTTACATAGCTCCCCTAATAAAAGAGAGAGGGCGAGAGGGAGGTACTCAACCAATAGGATGGATAACTAGATCTGAACTATTGAGCATATTTAGAAAATGGAAACGATATATATCTTCAACTGTAAAAGACAATATTCTAAGTAGTATGAGGTGAATAAAATGCCATTTAGTCTAGAATCCATTAAAACCAGTATCAGAGATACATTAAGAGCCTATCTCTATCCTCAGTGTCTATATGGTTCTGAAGAACATACATTATCTACTACCTTGAATATTATAGAAGTAGCTCAGTCATTCAAACCATACTCAAAGTTTTATAGAAACGTAACTCCATATTCAAATACAGTACCAATAACTATCAAGCTTAAGAAAATAGGAGATCCAGATGATGATATAGTTGTTTCACTACAATCTAGTTCTAACAATCTTCCATCTGATTCTACCTTGGGAGCTTACACAATTTCAGCTTCTGATGTTTCAAGTACTTTAGATACTGTTTCAGCTAATATTCCTATAACTTCAATGCTTGGTTCAAATACTGAATACTGGATAGTAGTTTCTCCATTAAATACACCTTCTACTACAGATTGCTATGCAATTGGTAAGGACAGTGTTGATAGTCACTATTGGATTGGTACTAGTCTATATAGAGAATCGGGTGATTCATGGTCAAGTTTGAATGTTGATTTGTATTTTGATGTGGATACTCCAAACTGGATCTATACATCATATCCAAGATCTGATCTAAGTCTGAATTCGTATCCAAGAATAGCTGTTGATGTAATAGGTAGAAGAGTTAATCAGAGATGGATAGATAAAAGACTATCAGAATACTGGTTAGAAATACTAATAATGGTTTATAGCAGATATCCAAACGAGCTTGATGACATAGTGTCTTATGTTGATAGATCTCTATTCAAAGAAAGAGTCAATATCTCTGGTATTAAAAGGATAGACTCTTCTGTAATTAGTCCTATAAGCAATGTAAGGAACATCATCTATGCTCGTGGCATAAGATACACTGCTATTTATCAAATGATTTCTGATTGATTTCTTGTTTCTTTTAGACCACTTATAGTGACATGATCTACACTCATATACATATCTTAGAATCTTTACCTTCTTGCAGCCACATCTTGGACATCTAACTTTATTCTTCATGGTAACCACTTCAGTATCTTCAGATCTATTGGAGACAGATGTACAGACGCTTTATGTGAAACATTAAATGTTTTGTAAGATTCCAGTAACATATCAAGATTTGAATACTTCGGATTCCATTTTAGCTCATGCCTAGCAGCTGAAATATCAAAATAGAAATTCCTATCAAGAGTCATGTAATGCCATTTGGCTACTGGAATAAATGGATCCACCAATCTGCCAAAATATTTAACACAAGATGGAAGACATACTATCCTTGACTCTGAACCAACACCAGATATTAAATATGAAATATCTTCTTTGAGAGTACCAAATCTATTTGTGCCTAGATTAAAATCCTGGTAAAATCCTCTATAAATCATCAATTCTAATGCATCCACTAGATCATCTAGAGATAGTAGCTGAAATCTGTTGTTTCCATTCCCTATTAGATAGACATTCTTATTATTTCGTATCCAATACATCAAAAGATATAAAATTCCTAATCTATGTTTTCCTATTACTGTTCTTGGTCTAACTATGGTAATATTGAAGTCTTCTACCTCCCTAGCAATCTCACAACATTGTTCAGCCAGTAGTTTTGATTTACCATATGGCTCTATGGGTATGCGTTCTGAATATTCAGATAATGGACCTGGAGTTCCAGCGTATACAGCTGATGATGACACAAATATAAAGCGACTGACATCAGCGTTAACTGACTTTGTAACAAGATCATCTGTTCCATAGGTATTGACTTTAAGATAGTCACCAAACTTCAACTTCTCGACTGGAAGCCTAGCTGCCAGATGATAGACCACATCTATTTTCTCCAAGAGATCTTTGCTTATGTTTCTAAAGTCCGTCTTATAATGAGTAAGATTTGGGTGAGCAAAGGGTTTGTCTAGTAGATCCACTGTTATTACACTGTGCTCGGTTACTAACTTTCTAGCAAGACTTGATCCTATAAAGCCTGAACCGCCAGTAATCAATATTCTCAAATTAGTTCTTTTCTCCTACACCATTTGATGGATTCTTTCATTCCCTCTCTCAACGAGAAACTTGGACTGTAACCCAGCTCTCTCCTAGCTTTAGAAATATCACATGCTATGTTGAGAGCCATTTCTCCAGCTACATGAATATATGATGAGTATAATCTCATCTTTTGTAAGATCCTGTCTAGTAATCTACATCCAGATGAAATGAAAGATGGAAGATAAATAGGATCTATGTTAACATCAAGTAGCTCAGCTATAGTCTCATAGATTTCGAGTGTAGTGTACGGTCTCTCATCTGCTATCCAATATGTAGTATTCCATCTATCCGTCTCTGATGCTAGGAGAATAGCATCTATTAGATTATCTATGTAAGTCATAGATCTAATATTCCTCCCATTACCAAAGATTATTGGTCTTCCAGACTTTATCATCCTAAACAGTTTGGTTTGTCTTTCTGGTTGATTTGGACCATAATACCAACATGGCTTCAATATTATTCCATCAATCTTTCTAGACTCCCAATATCCTCTCAAATATTCCTCAGCTAACCATTTACTTCTACCATAAGCCAAGTATGGCTTCCTGAATGTTCCTTCATTCATAAGTATCTCATCTTCGGTATATCCAACAGATGAATTACTTGAGATAAAAATAAATTTCTTGACATTGTTGTGTTCACATGCCTTTAGCATGTTTAGAGTTCCCTGAGCATTTACTTCCATTAATGTCTTTGGTCTAGCATGAATAACACCAGCTGCATGTATAACTAAATCAATATCCTTGGTTGCTTCAACCAAGGTATATATTTCTCTAACATCACCATTAATCACATCAGCTTTCAATGGATTTGAAGAATTTCTTAGTACTAAGCATCTAAGATTCCAATCTTTATGTTCCTTAAGTATCCTCTCAACCAATCTTGTACACAACCAACCAGGATATCCTGTTACAAGAACTCGAAGATTCATTCTTTCACCTCCTAATGTATTTCTCATACTCTCTAAGAGACCTGAACTGTTCTCTGGTTAGATATGCCTGAGGATGTCTATCCTTTAGAAACTTGTATGATTGAATCCATGACATTCCTAGAAACTTTATTAAATATCCACACACAACCATTACAGATCTTCCCCTACCTTTATCACAAAATACCAATACATCTTTCTTGTATACTAGATTAGTAGTTAACACATCAACATACTTGTCCAGAATGAGTGGATGTATATAAGATCCCTCTTCCATATGAAGTCTAGCATCTATCTCTATTGGAAATTCTTCATGTCCTTTCCCACCAACATATAAATGATTTAGAACTCTTGAATAGTTACTATTTGTGATATTTCGTATTCTTGAAACTAAGAATCCAAATATCAAATCTTTCTTATCCTCGTACCAAATCTTCAGTAATCCAATAAATGTAGATATCCCAGACTTTAATAAATTAGTAAATATTTTGCTCTTGCCATATTGTCTAGAATAGTGATGGATAGGAATCTCTTTGATGTCATATCCGTACTTATCTGCCATAAGACAAAGTTCTGTGAGTGGAGTATACTCGAGTTTATTAAGGCTCATTATAATCCAAAGTAGATCTTTCTTTATTAGTTTATAACCACAGTTACTATCTCTAAGATTTATACCAAATAAAAATCTAGTTATCAAATTCATAATTCTTGAAAATAGGATTCTAAGGAAACTGTCTTTTCTATCAACCTTAGCTCCAGTAACTAGATCTCCGTCAATTTCAAATATAGATCTGTCTATCTTATACTGACCATCACCATCCATAACTAGAATTTTATCATAAGAAGCAGCTGCACATCCATCCTGAATTGATCTCATATATCCAAGATCTCTTTCGTGTTTAATTAGAACAGCTGGATACCTACTAGCTATCTCCACTGTTCTGTCTGTAGATGCATTGTCAACTACTATAATTTCTTTAATTTTATTGTATTTCATAGCATCTTCTATTACACTATCAATGCTCTCCTCCTCATTCTTGACTGGTATAACCAAAGATATCATACAATACCTCCTATTCCCAACAAGATAATTGAACAAGTAATAATGAACATATATCTAAACATTTTGTCTTTAAACAGAGCTTGTGGATTTCTTATCTTATATGGATCTCTACTCATTAACATAAGGTACCTTCCTATTAAATATGAAATCAAAGGCAGAATATAGATCGAAGTTTGTCCAAGAACAATCAACATAAAAACCATAAACATAGCACAATTGACAAGTAGTAACTTCTCTAACAATACAACATATTCTCCAGTAAGAATAGCTCTATGTTTATACGATCTATCTTTAAGTAACTTATACTCTCCTATTCTCTTACCAGATGACATCATCATAGCAAATAAAAAGATACATGCCAACAAATAATTATCTGGTTCAATATTAGTAACTAAGTATCCTTGAAGTACTCTAAAGACATAATTGTTAGAGAGAGATATGATATCCAACAATTCATATTTCTTAAATATGAAGTTATACAATGAACCATTAATGAAAATACAGAAGACAAATGTCAATGGTACCTTTATACTAATAATCAATAAAGGCAAAAGCAGAATCATTAAATAAACAAGAGCTCTGTCTTGTAATATCTCTCCAGAAGCTATAGGTCTATGTTGTTTCTCTGGATTTATTCTGTCACTATCGTAATCACATAAATCGTTTATAATATAGATAATTCCAGACATAATACATAATGAGATAAATGACAATATAAGTAAAGGATAGTTACTAACATTCAGAATGTCTCCTGATAATAAAAGAGGTAAAAATACCAGAACATTCTTGTACCATTGTTCTGGTCTGAGGACTCTGAGATACTTGTTCATCTATTCACCACCAAACAACCAGTTTACAAATCCATTATCATCAATCTCATATGACTTTGATACCTCCCGTTCTCTACGTTTCTCGCTATATCTTGAAGTTAGAACTGTATGCCCACAAGCTTCAAATGATCTCTCTTTCTCTCTTATATGAAATATTTCACGAGTTCTACCTATATGATAAAATTTATACCTAGAGACTTTACACTCAATCTGTTTCGTGAAAATTGGAATCTCATCATGTGCAGAACCTTCCTTAGCATGAAAAAGAATAGAACCAGTTGGAAAAAATCTTACAAAAGGTCCTTCTGTCCCTAAAGTTCTAAATGGTTTTAAAGAGACTATTTCTTCTCTCGGTATCATCCACACACAATCACTCTTCATTAGTTCTTCAAAACAATTCTTTGGATCTGGATATATTATTTCGTCTAAATATCCCAATAGCGTCCATTCTCTATCTGACAATAGTAGTAAATAATTCCAGTTAGCCCAGAATCTCTTGTGATATCCAAAATTAAATGATGGTCTTGAAATTAACATTATGTCTAATTCTTTTCTGTCTTGTAGTCTTTTAATATATGTTACACTGCCATCTACACTTCCATCATCTAAAATTATCCATGTATCAGCAAACTTTCTAAGATATTTGTAATATATTGGAAGAATTGAAATTTCATTATAACATAAGCTAACTACACATATACCAGGTTCAATTCTTCCTGGTACTCTGTAATTAAAGCTCATTCACATACTTCCCTCAGTATGTTCTCTACTTTTTGTCCATATATTTCCCATGTAAGATTTTGCTTTATCCAATCCCTATTCTTTGGTAACTCTATTTCTCCTTTATAGAGATTATAAATTACATTCTCGTATGCGTCAGATACTAAAGCCAATTTGTGTCTAGTTACTAAGTCTGTAAATGGAGCTTCTGGTGATACAATAACATTACACTCCATAGCCATAGCTTGAAATGCAGATAGAAATCCTCCCTGTTGCCTATATGGAATCACTACTACATTTGATCTAGCATAAATATCACGTAATGTCTCCCTTCCAATTTTGTTGTGAATTATAATATCATTGATGTTGTGTTGTTTTACAGTATTAATTATCATTTCTGCATATTTTGTATTTGTCATCCCAGTAAACACTATCTTTATGTTAGGTATCTTATCTTTGAGTCTATAATACATTAAAAGTGTTCTAAACTGATTTTTAAACGGAGAGAACCATCCTGGATGAACCACTAGGAAATCATTATTTGAGATTCCAAGCTCATTCTCAGCATTCTCTATATTAGCCTTTGACCTATCGAATAGATCTGAATCTATTCCAAATGGAATGACTACTGAATCCATGCCATAGAACTCTTTAACTCTTCTCCTATTAAACTCAGAAAACACTATTATCTTATCTACAGACTCGACTACTACGTTCCTGTCATAGTGTGACAAGTATGATCCCCATAGTACATATTCTGGCAGCTCATTGTGATTCCATACGTGTGGATGAATCTTAGGATACAATAGTGTCTCTACTGGGTGATTATGAGAATTGATTACATCATAGTCACTGAAATTGTTCTGTACAAACTGATTCATCTGTTTAAGTGACTTTGAAATACTTAGTTTTATCCCATTCAGATCATCTTTAACATTTTCAGACATCGCTAAAGTATTAATTGTTACTTCATGTCCTCTAGACAAAAGATAGTTACTAAGTTTTACTATAGCTAGCTCAGCTCCTCCATAAATCTCAAATGAAGGATGTAATATTAATAGATTCATTTCTCATCAACTGCCTTATGTACTTTATGACCTCTCCATTCATATACGGGACAATCAATACAATATTCAGGTAATCTGTTCTGAATTAGCAGCTGTCTTAAATGTCTGTATCTTGAACCATACCATATCTTTCTAAAGTCCTTAGCTTCAAATATGTTACCCATTCTCATAGACTGTTCCCATCTCCTTCTGTTGCCTTCATGCTGAGCACAGCATGTAATGACATCTCCATTAACTAAGAAGAATGGCTGAAAAAGAGCCACACATCTGTTCAGTGGTGGTAGTCTACCGAGAGCTGGTTGATTAACAGATACTCTGATCCCTTCCTCATTAGCTTTCTCAATTATGTCTTGCCTTAGAGATTCTGGTATTTCCATGTAAAAATCCTCTATCTCTGGATATTTATGGAGCAGTCTGTTATAGAACACAAAGTCAACGTTCAACTGCTTAGCAAGCTCTATTGCTTTCAATGCCTCATGTTGATTTATCTTGTTGATGACAAAGTGAATACCTATCGATGGGAATGCAGACTTCATCTTTTTCCTAGCATTCTGTAAATGTCTTAGTCCGTCCAGCATCTTGTCCCATTTGTGTCCTACCCTGAAGTTTTCATATGTCTCTTTAGTAGCTGCATCTAATGATATTATGATCCGTTCCACTCCATACTTTACCAATTTCTCAGCTCTCTCTTTGGTAATAAACTGCATGTTGTCGTATTGCTCAAAGAATACTCCTCTCTCCTTGATGTATCTAATACAGTCTAGAAAAATTGGATTTGTCCAAGCTTCACCTATTCCTGTGAATGACATCTGAGCTAGATCTGGAAAATTGTTCATAATAAGAAGAAACTCTTTCCAACTCATCAATCTAGGTTCTTCTTCAAGATAGGTTCTCTCACACATTCTACACTTGAATGGACATATATTGGATAATTCAACTTCAATGTATCTTGGATACATTTCAGTAGCATACATCAACTTTATCTTCATCCTATCAGTTGTACAAAAAAACATGTTCATGTCATGAAATTTATAACACCATTCAAGTCCTTTCCTTGTATGTACTGGATTGGAATTGAATTCTTTAAGAGCATTAATATCTATCATAGTACTGAAATTGTTGTAGATTAGATGATAGTAACTATCTTTTTTACGTCTTTCATACGGGACTAGTGGAAATGAATTGTCTACCCATCCATCTGGATAATAGCCAAGCTCTCTAGGAGGAGGTAGCTTAGCTATTCCATAACTCAATAGATCTACATGTTTAACATCTAACTTTGGATTTGCAACTATGTCGTATCCCATACTTCTAGCATTATAGAAAAAACTAAGGATATTGGCATTTACTGGAGTCAAAAGAAATGGTTCTCTAGCAGCTAACCATGAAGTTCCTACACAATCTACCTCAAATGGAAAGCTAGCTATAGGTGGAGACTTAGGAGAGAATCTAGCATTGTCTATCCTGAAGCTCCAAGTATCATAAAAGTAACTATTATCTTCATTCCAAATATATGGAGCTACTATGTCAGCATCTACCATTAGAAGTCTTTCTATATAGTCATCTGGAAATTCACACATATGAGTATCCATCATAAGAAAGTAATCCTCACTGTCACTCATCAAATTCTGGAAATCATCTATAACACAACCAGCTCCATGAGTACCATATAGTTTCAACAGATTGTTTCTTGGTTCCTTGTACACCTCGATCTTGAAGTCAGAATTACTCTTGAAGTCCTTTATTTTATTCAGAGTATGATCATTACTATCTCCATATATGAATACAAGTCTAAGATTATTGTGTGGATAAGATAAAGTCATTAGATTACCTGTGAAGTCATCTAACCATTGCTCTGCATTCTTAACCATGATTCCTACCATTATATCTGCTTCTTTGGAACTCATATCAATCGCCTATCAGCAACATTCCTACTGGAATGTAGATCCTCCATGACATTATCAAAGAACGGAACCCACTCCTTCTCAACTAGTTTGTTCCAATCAAAGCGTCTAGCAAACTTTATGGATTTCTTAGAATATCTACTTCTTTGCTTATCATTGAAATAAGACTTCTCTAGAGCTTCAGCTATATCATAAGGATCCACCATTGACGAGATGGCACCTATGGGAGTGTAAGTATACATCTTTGGCTTAACCAACCATCCACGTCCTTTGACTAGTTCAGTCATACTTGAGAAGTCATTAGATATAGCTGGAGTACCACATGCCATTCCCTCCAATATTGGAATGCCAAAACCTTCTCTTCTAGAACAATAAAGCTGAACATCCATAGCATTGTATATTGTACATAGATTCTCCTCTTTAATACCAGTCTCGAATATCATTGGATTCTGGAGGATAACTACGTTTCCTAGCTTATATTTTCTTACCAACATTCTAATGTCTATTCCTCTTGGATCTGAAGGATTGGTATATATAAAATATTTTACATCCGATTCTTTTACATCTGGGTTGTTGTCTAGAAATATTCTTAGAGCCATTATGTGTTCTCCCCATGACTTTCTACTTTCCTTGTCAGAGTTAGCTGCTGTTGTTCCAAACAAGAACACATCTGGTGGTAGTCCTACTTCTTCCTTAGCCAGTCTCTTGTTCATTGGTTTGTACACAGATGTATCTACACCATGATAGATTACTTTATCATATTTTACTGGTGGATCATATGATTCCCATTCATTCTTCTGGAAATAAGTAGGAGACACTCTATAATCATAGGCTCTAATTAAGTTCTGTATTTCTTCTGGATAGTTTACATGATCCAATGGTCCATATGTCATTGTTGTAGGTAGCTTAGTAGGGAACCAATCGAATGCCCAAGGATCACTCATTAGACAAGCTATGTTAGCTTTTATTGAATTGTAGTAATGTATACAACTATTCTCTCCAAACCTGCCATTCTTGGATGGAAAGTGAGGTACTCCATTTATTACTATTACTCCACCTGGTTCTATTCCATAGTAAGCCGATACATATACATTGAATCCATGTTTTACAAGTCCACTTGTAATGTACCTAGTAACTATCCCGTAGCCAGACCTTATATGACTTGCCACACTATGCCATAATATTCTAAATCTTGATCTCTTCTTTAGCTGAGATTTGTTCTCCTCACTCATTTACTCTTCACTCTTGTTCAGTATTAAATTATCTTCTAAAGGATAACTTTATAAAGGTAGTCTTAGAAAAATAATAGAAATTTGGAAAGAAAGGAGGAATGAAGTTGAGTAGACGAGTCTACTCGAATCTAGATAAAGAGGAATTCCTTAATAAAGCTATCGTAAGAGCTCTGAAAATGTTGAGCATTCCTTTCCAGGACATTCACACTAGATATAATTTCTACAAGAGACCTGGGGAACAATCAGCTGACTTTGTATTGTATGGATGTTTCCTGTTGGAAGCTAAGAACTGGAACTGTGTGAAATACTATGTTGACAGAAGGAAATCTCGTAGAGAGATTCTCTACAGATTCATAGATGTCAACAATCCAGATCTGTTTCTGAGAAAGAAGATTCTTGTCATAAGCAATCCAAGATGGACTGAACATTCTAGAGAGTACCTAATGAGTCATGGAATTGAAATAATAGAACTTGGATATTTTGTGGATGAAAATCGAATTGAAGAAGCAGCTTTCGACATAGCGACTAGACTGAAGAACCTAGTATCCACTCTTTCTGAGTCGATACAACAGAAAACAAGACAGAAGCTACTGTCCTTCTTCGACAGAATCAGAACACAATACTACAAATCCAACTCTGGAGACAGCAGCTACAACTCTCATAATAACTCTATAAGCTTAAGCTTAGATTTAATATTTACATACCCAAAACACAAAACAAGTGAAAAAGAATATGGGAGCTTAGAGAGAAACAATTCTCTTGTATTTTTCAATGTCAATAAAGATAGGAACATCGAAGTATAGGTCTGGATCATCTCCTAGACATGTTTTGATGTATCGTTCTCTAGCTACTCTGTAGGCTGTTCTTATGGATGAGTACTCGTTTAGTTCATCTGGTTCCAGTATCTCTAGACATATCTCTAGTCTTCTTCTAGCTGTTTGAGAAAGACTATTCAACCATTCTTTGTTCTTTATCTTCCTGGATAGTGGATATCGTTTCATCATCCTGAGTCATCTCGTATTGTTTGAAATGTTCTCTTAGGATCTGAGCATAGTAAGCCATGTTCTTGTATTCTAGGTTTGGTTCGTTTCTCTCGTACATCTCTATTTTCTCTATTGGATGTATGGGAACTACTGAACATTCGTTGCCTGCATATATCAGTAGTAAGATTCCAGATGGTCTCTGTTGTATGCTGTATTGCCATTTCTGGAATCCACCTGTAACAGAGATCTTGGTACTTTCAAATATTATCTCAGGATTCAGCCAGTGTGAATGTGCAGTTACTACTCTTTCAACTATTACTCCTCTATGTCTGTAGTCTGATATTGTCTTTAGTATGTCTCTGATGAATGATGGAGCTACTGGATAATAGTCGGATCTTCCGTATCCATGTGTGAATAGTACATTGTAGTGTCCTATTGGAATGCCAATGTCAATAATGGAGTATCTACTACAGTATCTAGCTCTACTTCCTATGGACTTCTTTAGATACAGCATATAGTTGGACTCTGTATCTTCATGGTGTCCCTTCAACATGTATATTCTGTGAACTGGAACTATCTTCTCTATCTGCTCAATGGTCTTCTTTATCACACGTTCAGCTAGGAACACTTGCCAGTGTCCTCTCTGTACTAGATTCTCCAGCTCTTGTCTTCTATAGATGTTTCTACCAGACACTATGTCTCCATTCAGTACTATTCTGGCTCTTTTGACATTGTGGTTGGAGTCTAGATATTTCAGTACTCTTTCTAGATTATAGATGCAGCTCCAGTAGGTTTCTGGTAGATGGGACTCATGACCCAGATGTAGATCGGAGATAACTACAGTAACTGTGATGTCTGTTTTTCTATTGGATTCCAGGACCTTGAGTGGTAGTGAGACATTGATGTTCTCTCTTTCTCTGTATTTGTATCTTATCTCTGGCATCTTGTCAACTAGTTTATCAGCTATCTTGTCTATTATTTTCATAAAAAATTCATCTTCTACTTCATCAAGATCAATATCGTTGTGTCTAATCATGTTCTCTTTGGCTTCACTATAGGTTCTCCTTGGGATGTCAAACTTTCTCATCCATCTTCTTATGGTTGACTCATTTCTTCCAACTATCTTTCCTATCTGTCTGATAGATAGTCCCTTATTCCAGTATAGATCATATAATGTGTCTCTATCTAGCACAAGATCGTACCTCCAAGGTTCTGTCATAGATTCTCTTTTTCTCTTATAAATGTTTATCTATTGAGGTTTCTCTTTAGTCCTCTGAACATTTTGCTAATACAGGTTTCACATAGTCCTCTTTTTAGTGTGAATATCCAGAAGTTCACTATCAAAATGAATCCTTCATCAGTTCTTCCACATACAGAACACTTAACTTTGTTCTTGTAGTAATATCTCAAATCTATCACCTCTATACTTTAAATGTCTTTCTAGATTTAAATTCAGCTTGTTTGCCAGGATGCCATGCATCTACTGGTCTTAGGTATCCAACTATTCTTGAGTATACCTCTGTCTTAGATCCACATTGTGGACATCTGTGTACTTCACCAGCTATGTATCCATGATTCTCACATATACTGAATGTAGGGGATAGAGTAAAGTATGGTATTCTAAAGTTGGTGAATACTTTCTCTAGGAGTACTGGAACTATGCTTGGATTCTGTATTCGTTCTCCTAGGAAGGCATGAAAGACTGTTCCACCAGTGTATCTGGTCTGTAAATCCTCTTGAAGCTCAAGAGCTTCAAATATGTCGGCAGTATAGTCTACAGGTAGCTGAGTGCTGTTAGTATACATTGGATGTTCTATGTGCTTGAGGTTTCCGTTCATGAAATGACATTTACTGAACTTTGACTTGTCTAGAAGAGCGAGTCTGTATGAGCATCCTTCAGCTGGTGTAGCTTCCAAGTTGTACATATGTTCAGTTTCTTTCTGATACTTCAGTAGCTTGTCTCTCATAAAGTCGAGTACTTTCACTGCAAACTTTATTCCCTCTTTGTCAGCTATGGTACAATCCATGAAATTGAGTAGTGATTCATTCATTCCAACCAGACCAATGGTGCTGAAATGGTTGCTCCAGTAGCTACCAAAGTGTTTCTTAACATCTCTAAGATAGAACTTGACGTATGGATAGAGTCCTCTCTCTGTGAGTCTCTCTAATACTTTACGTTTGATTTCTAGTGATGTCTTAGCTATGTCCATTAGTCTTTCCAGTCTCTCAAAATACTGGTCATCATCTTTAGCAACTAAGCCTATTCTTGGCATGTTGATAGTCACTACTCCTATTGAACCAGTTCTGGAATATGCTCCAAAGTATCCACCACCTCTTTTCTTGAGTTCTGTCAGGTCGAGCTGGAGATGACAACACATTGACCTTGCATCCTCAGGTTTCATGTCACTGTTGATGTAGTTGCTAAAGTATGGTATTCCATATTTAGCTGTCATCTTCCATAGACCATTGTAAGATTCATTGTTCCAGTCGAAGTCTTTGGTAATAGAGTAAGTGGGAATAGGGAATGTGAATACTCTACTAGCTCCGTCTCCATTGTAATATACTTCATAAAGAGCTTTGTTGATCATGTCAGCTTCATCCTGAAAGTCACCAAGTTCCTCAACTGGACGCCCTCCTACGACTCCAGGAGTCTCTTTCAGATAGTCTGGAACTTCTAGATCTAAGCTGATATTGGAGAAGGGCGTCTCACCAGAAGTTCTGGTTGGGACATTCAAGTTGAAAATCAGTTCTTGGACACATTGATGTACTTCCTCGTAGCTGAGACCATCGTATCTAACAAACGGAGCTAGAAACGTATCTAAGTTGGATACTGCCTGAGCTCCAGCTGCTTCAAGAGACATGCTGAAGATGAAGTTTACTAGTTGTCCCATAGCTGTTCTTAGATGTTTTGGTGGTTTGCATGTTACTCTTCCAGAGACGCCTCTGAAGCCAGTGGATAGGAAATCGTATAAGTCATGTCCTTGACAGTACACAGACAGCATATTCAGGTTATGTATGTGAAGATCACCATTTAGATGAGACTCTCTTACCTCAGCTGGATATATCTTGTTCAACCAGTAGTTCTTTGTTAGTTCTGAGCTTATGTAATTGTTTAGTCCCTGGAGGGAATATTGTCTGTTTGCATTCTCCTTTACCTGCCAGTCAAGCTGATTGAGGTATTGATCCATTAGGTCAATACCGTTTAGAGACATAACCATGTCTCTAAGCTCTTTATGTTGATGTCTATATATAATGTAAGCTTTAGCTATCTGAGTAAGGTTTCTCTTTATTAGAACTCTCTCTACAATATCCTGTATTTCCTCAACAGTAGGAACTCCATCCTCTCCATACTTCTCCTGTATTATTCTGTCTGTTTGTCTTCCTATTTGGAATGCAAAGTCCTTACTGTCGTTTCCCACAGCTTGAGAAGCTTTCCATATTGCTTCACATATTCTGTTAGGATCATAACTTTCTAGTTTACCATCTCTTTTTCTTACGTACATAACCATAGTAACTATCTCTCCTCAAGGGTGTCTTCCATTACTTCCCTAATAACATCTTCATCAACATTTACATCAGACTTAGGTTTGGATCTTTCAGGAATCTTAGACTCATCATTGTTCCATTTTTCTAACTCTCTTTCAACAAATCTAGATGGTAGTCCAAGTTCTCTTCTTATCTTGAGCTCAAGCTCTGGATCTCTCCTAATCATGTCTCTTCTTCCAAGTCTTGACACCAGGTTTATTGTTGTCTCTAGAGTGGCATGGGACTTGGATCTAAGGACTATTCTAGGTACTTCCTTGTAGCTCTTTATCTTCCTCCTAGCTTTGAACAGTCTATACAGAAGCTTTTCTCTTACCTGTTCAGCTAGCCTGTCTTGAAGAGCAACTATCCTACGTTCAAAGTCGAGATCAGAAGACTCTGTAGCTCTAGCAGCTACTCTTGATCCTGGTAAAAAGTGTCTTGAGGGAGGAATACCCATTCCTAGGCTCTGGATAGATGCAAAATACAGAATCAGTCCCTCAGTACCAGTTATATCAGGAGATGGCATCCGTTCAATCTTTACATCTATTGGAAATCCGAACACTGACTCTATGGAAACATTCTGTAGATCATCAACTATCCTGTCTATTAGCTCTGGTGATGGTCTAGGCATCTGTTCTGAACCTACGTAAGCTATTAATGAACCAGATCTGAAGGCTCCCTCTCCAACTGTCTCCTCCAGATTCAATCTGATAAGAGCTTGCTTGTACACAGATTCTAGTGGAGTTATACCAAGAAATGCACCTCCTATGCTAAATAACTTGAAGTGAGCTATTCTGTCTCTACCATCTTCATTCTTGTTCCTGGATTTCCATATAGTCTTGCCATCTCTTGTTATTGTATCCTTTCTCCACTCTGTCAAAGAGCCTGTATCTTTATGTTGGAAACCTACTGGTTCAAAGTTCTCATCTAGTTTTACATCCTTTGTAAGTGGATCTCTAATATAGTCTGTTTTGGAAGGATCAAGTATCCTTAGAGCTAGAATGTCGTTTCCGTTCTTGGAGTATCCAAGCTCTACAAAAGCATTTCCAGCTCCACCTACAAATATATCTCTTAGGACAGATTCCAGGATTCTCTTAAGCTTTACGTCTTCAGCCCATTCCTCAGCTTCTTTGCATAGTTCTTCATCACCTTCAAAATAGAATCCCTCTCCTATCACAAAGTCTATGTAGTCATTAACTTCTCTGAATGTTAGACCATCTATACGATACAGAGTCTCTAGAGATTCACCAGTAACCTTCTGTTTTTCTCTGGTATCCTTACCTACAGCTAGCAATGGCTGAGTATTTATCTGTCCTACCCTAACTAGTTCTTCTACAGATGGCTCTGGTGTCTTTCTTCTGATAATTCTCATAGATTATCACTTCTTTACCAATTTCAATATTGCTGATATCAAACCATCGCTTATCAGCATCTTTTCAAATAGCTCTGGTGATATCTTTCCACAGTATAGTAGACCAGCTAACACTAGGAATATGGAGAAAAACACTACTACTGGAGCTTCTGCATTAGTTATCTTTTCTATTACTAGCTCAGTCAGACTTTTCTCTTCTACTATTTCCTCAGACATTCTCTCAACCTCCTATATTTTATTTGTTTAGTACAACTTTAACTTTAGCTATCTGCTCTATTCTTTGGTGTTTACAATATATCATGTGACCTTGATCGGATCCAGCAAATAGAGCTCCTAGAAAAGCAAATTTGCCATCTGCCAAGTGCTTATCATCTGTTAAGGGTGTAACAACTGGAGATCCACTGTCTCCACCAGCACATTCACACAGACACAGAACTACATCTTCATAGTAAGCTATACCTCGGCTTCCATAAACATATCCATTATAGTGTGCATCCTGTATTGTTCCATATGTCACACCAGTAGTCCTACCAGACTTTATTACAGTAGCTCCTTCTTTATGTTCACCTTTAGCTACTATCTCTCCATCAATCCCGAGAATCCTAAGTTCATAATTCACTGTTGGTTTTCCAAATGAAATGTCTACATAGTTTACTGGAGCATCATTTCTAGTGACTATTCTATAAATTCTATGTAGAAAGTTCCTATACTTACAGTTGAAATAAGCAAACTTGGTTTCAACATAGAAAGTTAGCCTAGCCACTATGTCATTTGGAAATGTTCCATTATCATATGGACTTGGTTGTAGCCATTCGTCTCCTATCCTAGCTTTGTTTGATAAGCTTCCACAATGATTGTTAAGTCCTATCAAGATCTTTCCATCTTTCTCATAGAACCAATTCAATGTGCAAGCTGTACCATCTCTGTGAATACATGAGATTCCAGCTACTAATGGTCTGTAACGTTTCTGATGATCATTAGGAGAGTCAGTCTTTACTGTCATACATCTACATGGTAGCTCCTCTACATAATACATTCTCTCTAGTTCCACTACATCTGTTTCCACTACATTATTTCCAATATCCAGATGTCTTGGTATAATGTCTTTAGCTGCAAGAGAATCAAATGGCTCCTTCTTCTCAACATAGATCCTTACACAGCTGGTTCCAGGCAGCTCCTTTCCATTCTTTATTCTAGGTCTTAGAATACCACTGAATCCATGCACGTTCTTCTTTTTGTATATAGATTTCCAGTGTCTTTTCTTAAATTCTTCAATTACACTATCCAAGATTCATCTCACCTCTAATTACAAAGTTTCCTTTCTTAAGATTCTTAATTACTTCATACTTATTAAACTCATCAATTTCCATCTCTATCCAGTTCTTACCTATCATACTGGGAGAATGAACATCATCCACACCAAATCCTATCACATCTGGAATCTTATCATCGTACTGTCTGATTCCACTGTTGCAGATCTCAGCTCCATCAAGCTTGTAAGCTCTACAAATTTCTCGAATCTGATCCACACTAAGTCCCTGTCTACCTGGATGAGCTAGCCAGTCTACTGAAGCCAGATCCAACCTGTCTCTCCAATCCAAAGATCTCTCCTTCTCATCCATTGGGAGATCCAGCTTGATTATGTGATATCTGAATGTCCATTCCACGCCGTTCAGAAAAATAATGTCTCTAGGGATCTGAAGCTCATGGGGTATGGTCCATGTATTGTGATCTGTAATAGATATGACTCTAAATCCTCTGTCTCTCAGAGTGTGAAGTAATTCATGAGGACTTAACTGTCCATCACTAAGAATTGTATGGTTATGTAATGAACACTTTGCTAGAATCTATATTCCCTCCTATCTAATCCATACTCTTCCTAATATGCTCTCCCATACGGGTTCAATATCTATATACGGACAGTCTATCTCTATGAATCGTAGTTTCTTTCCACACTTAGGACAGTAGTTCCACTCTGGTATAACAGGATAGTTACATCTAGGACATCTCATGCTAGCATAAGGTGAATATGGTATTGTTATCACCATTCTAGGTTCCCTAGCTGTAGTCTCATTGTTGTTGGTATAATCTCTCATATTTTTATTTCACCTCAGACATTGATTATAATATATTCCTAATCCTATAAACTTTTAGATAGTAACTATCCTATAAGTACCTTTTATTTTCAGGTAAGTATAATATTCATAGTCTTTACCTAACAAATAAGATTTAAACTTATCAGAAGCTAATCTCATCATTTCCTTGTAAAATTCCATTTTAAAATAGCTTCATTGTAATTTTCCTCAAATCGCTTGACAGCTACTTTCATTGCATATTCTTTGTCGTTTATTTTATTACCTGGAATTGCAAGACCACACTTCTTACATTTTAGCTACTGAGACAAAGAAAAGATTACTATGAACTCAAAGTCTCCTAGCTAACAGATACTTTCTTAGATCTTTACTAGCTTTGTTCATCAAAATCTTATGGTATTTAGCCATTTGAACATGAGTTTCATATCTCTCTTCAAGTCTGTTATAATACTCAATAGATTTCTGAAGTATCTCATCGTTGTTTAGATCGGCTTTAAATACAAACCTACATTCAGGACAAAAATATCTTCCATCATTAGTAGCAATAATGGTTTCTAAATAAGATATATTTCCACAGAATGGACATTTCCTTGTTCTAGGATATTTCTCAAGAAGCTTCTTCATAGCTTTTCTATAAAGATCGTCAAAGTCAACTTCATCGTTCAATCTTATAGTCTCTCCTTGAGTAATATAGATTTTACATTTGTACCAGCTTTGTCAAGTATATTCTTGTAATGTAAAAGATACTCATTCAGCTTCTCTATTTCATCACGTACTTTGTTGTATTCACGTTCTATCTTTTCATAATACTCTATGGCATAATCAGTCAATAGATGAGTAGGAGTATTAGGATAGAACTTGAACTTACAGTTGCTACAATAGTATTGTTCGATAAATTGACCTGTCTGTCTTAGTCTAGCTGTCATCTGTTCACAGTACGGACACTTAACTACTCTCTTGATAAATAGATCTCTAGAAAGAGTAATATTGACGTTTACTCCACCTATCATACTATCGTAGCTACTCATCTTTGGTCCAGTAGCTCCATCCACATTTCTTACATTCATATGTTATTTCAGTAACTATCTTTTTACTTTTGAAGACTCCATCTGTTATCTTGTAGTATCTAACAACATTCTCCACTACTTCATCTCTACATACTGGACAGTATAGTTTCCCATCTATCTCAATTGGTCCAGGCACTCAGTTCACCTCCCAAAGAATGAGGATATAGAAGTCTGACCTCTAGCACTTCTCATTACCTCGTTCCATGATAAGCCTATAAGAGCTAATAAGTCTTCTGTCTTCTTCTTAATAGTACGTTCAAGGAGTCTATCTCTGTCTATAATAATACCAGAAGCTTTCTCTAGATCAGAAGCTTCTCTAAATCCAGCTACGTCAGAATAAACAGTCTTTGTTATATGATAAATTATCTTGTTCTTGTCAGTCTTTGGATCTTTCTTGTTGATCTCTAGTGGTTCCTTTAGCTTTACTATTACGGTTATTGGCTTGTAACGATATTCCTTTATTGGTACGTAGAAGAACCTCTCTCCTTCCTGAATATCTAAATCAAGTATTTGGTTAGCAAACTCCATTGCTTTGAGCTGTATAACCATACTTGTGTATTCTGTTCTAGGTTTGGTCAAAGTTACAGCTATACCTATTTTCTCTAGAGGATACTTGTCGAGTTTCCTAATCTGTTTCTCTATGAAGTTCTTTATTTTCTGTTTATCAGCTCCATTTAACATCAGATCAATTAGTCCCTCTTGAGTCTCTATGGTTAGTTCAGACTGATCTTTCCTTACTATCTCAAGTCCCTTGAAGACCTTTCTACCATCTAGAGTCTTACCAGCATATCGTTTCTTAGCTAGCACAATAAGTCTTTTGTAGATCTCGTCTATCTCTAGAATTATTAAGCTTGGATCCACTCCATAGTGTCTGCTGATATAGTCATGTAGTCTTGACTGAATCTTGTCTCTTATCTGTTCAGCTTCGTTTTCAGAACCAGTCCTCATCTTGACAAATAATGAGTCAGTGTCGCCCATTATAGCCTCATATCCTATTTCTTTGCATATCTCAATTGACTTTTTTAGTACATTTCTAGCAGCTATAGTTATACTTTCAGCTATAGCTATTGAGTAGAATCTAGACGCTGGTAGGTGACGTTCTGGATCACCAGGAAACCCAAAGAACCCATATATTCCATTTACTATAGATTTGTACGCAAGTCTTCTACGTTTGAGAGCATTCAAAAGATCCCAGTCCCTTTTCTCTCTAGCTAACTTCTGTTGTCTCTTGTTTTCATCCAGTATAGGAGCCATCTCCTCTAGTAGTTGTACTGTCCAGCTCTTGGTACTTGATACATATCTGGCTCCTTCCAGTGAGATGTCACCAGAAGCATCATAAGTATCCCATCCAATATTGAATGTTCTGATTATGGATGGATACAGAGACTTAAAATCTACACATACAACCCAGTCATGTATTCCAGGTATAGCTTTTAGAACTATGGCTCCTGAATATCTTCTTCTGACTTTCTCTACTGGTCTGGTTCTTAGAATCATCTTACCATGTAGTAGTCTAAGATATGAAATGTCAGCTACTCTAGCTGCATACATGGCATCGTTGAATGAACATCCGACTTTGCGTCTAATAGGATCTAGATATTCATCGATGAGCTTGAGCTTTCTGTCTATCTGCTTGATTAGATGAACATCTCTAAGGTTGTAATATAGAACATTTCTATAGTCACGTTTCCACGTTTCTCCTATACTACCATGTTTCAGAGGAATCTTTCCATGTCCAAGTACAACTTTGGAGATAAAGTCCAGAGTCTGGAATCTCTGTCCTCCTTCCACTTTTTCATATACCTCCTGTAGATCTATGTACTCAATACCACCTATGCTTAGATAGTCGGATCTCTTGGATTTCTTATCAGGATCTCTTTCTGAACTGACATACACTTTGAATATATCGGAGAGTCCTCTGTATGGTATTTTGAGGTCTCTCATTCTACGTAAAAGAACCATCATATCGAACTTTGTAAATGAAACAAAAATATCTGGTCTTATCTTTCTAATATAGTCGATGAAAGCATTCAGTACAGATACTTCGTCTCTGAAATATCTAATGTATTCATGATCTATTCCCTTGGTCTCTCTCCAGTATAGCTGGAGATACTGTTTTGAGAATGAATCCCACATCCCTATGATGGAGATTTGTTTGGAGCTTTCTGACACAGTCTCAACATCTAGAAACAATACTCGCTTAGACGAGTATGGACACTCAGCTCCTTTACAATATGTGTCATCCCATGGAATGTATCTGTCAAGTTTATGCAGACTGAAGTAAAGATCATTCACTTCGATCCCGTTGCGAATATCCTTATCTATCAAGTATCGATATACAAATAATACATCTGCTTCGTAAGTATCAAAACCCCTAGGTCTGTACTTGCTCTTCTTATTATGCAACCATTTCTTAAGTTTAGCTACATCACTTGGAATTTTAGTTACTATCTTAGCAGCTAAGTCTCCACCACCCATCATAGGCATTCTAACAGTTTCTATTCTTTTAATCATAGATTTGTAGTCTTCAGGAAATTGAATATATGATAGATCCTGTCTTTGAATATAGAAGTATGGCTCAAAGTTTGGATCTCTGAAAATAAATCTATTTCCATCTTTGTCTCTAGTAAACAGATATACAACTGGAGTTCCTTTCTCTATTCTATATGTAGCTGTTACAAGAGACAATAACAAGTTCAATTCACCATAAAAAAAAAGAGGAAATTTTTAGTTTAGAACATTAGTCCTAGCTCTTTAGCTCTTTTGTTTACATATTCCCATAGTATTTGAGCTACTATATCGTCCAATGTATCATTAGGAAAATCGAACTTAGCTATAGTTATTAACTTAGTTACTAGATCTGATGGAAGTCTCACTGGTCTCATTAGATATTTACGTTCATTCTTTGGCTTTCTTAGCTCTTCACTCATCTGCTTATATTTCTCTAGCTTAATCTCTGGGTTGACATCCAGATGACCCATCTTTGCATCTTGTACTAGTTCTTCTACAAGTCTCAATGGAGCTTCATTAGCTATCTCAAGTGTCTTGACAGCTACTTCTGGATTCTCCTTGAATACATCAAGTGTTTGAAGACTATTCCTGAGCAACTGTTTCTTCTTGATTGGAAGCTTCTTATATTCCTCTTCCTTCTCAGCTTGCTTCAATACATCTGGTACTTTATGAAGTCCCAACCATTCTCTTATAGTACTTGGAGATCTACCAGTAATAAGTGCTATCTGTTCCACAGACAGATTTTTGTCTCTAAGTGTCTTTGCAAATTGATATCTGTCCTCCATAGTCATATCGTACTTTAGTTCATTCTCAAGGAATGAACGTACTATCTTTTCATTCTCTGACATGCGTTTCTTTAGACACCATATTTTTGGAATATCAGCTAATAATGCAGCTCTATATCGTCTTCCACCAGATACAACATACAGTTCCTCATCAACTATTATTGGTTCAGTGTTTATTCCAGTCTCTCTCAAAGATACTACTAGAGAATCCAGGTCTACCTCTGGCTCATCCTTACGAGCATTGTAAGGAGATACTCCTTTTAGCTCTTTAGGATCAATATAGAGTATCTCCCATTCTTCATCTAGAAAATCTAGAAGCTTCTCAGGTGTAGTGTTCTCTGACATTTAATTCACCTCATAAATTGACAAACTCTGACTCTAGTGGAACATTGATGTATCCTCTCATGTTCATCACTATCTCTTCTTCGCCAGAGCCATATCTCTTGAGCTTTGATAGAGTTCCAAAGGCTAATATCCTGTTGTTCTCTGAGAAATTGATGGTCAGATATTTTGGCACAAAGCAAGTAAGTTCATTCTGAGTATCAAAGTCTGTAAGTCTAACAACATTTTGCTTGTTCTCTCCTGTGAATATGATGTTCACTACATCGCCCTCAATGAACACTGGATCTCTCCTCCAGTATCTTCTCTCCTCTGAATCCTCTGGTGGTACAAACTTTATCTCATATATGCTCTCTAGTTCGTTGATACTGTAGATGTCAAATGTTTTCCTAACCAGTCTCTCCTGCTCAAGAGGATCTATCTGTTTGAGGGTTGGTCTGAACCTAGTAACTGTACAAGCATTTAGATGATAGTATGGCAGCTGTTTATCAGTCTTTTTTGGTAGAGCCCTGAAATTGTAGAGAACGTGAAGATTCTTTGGTCTTGTCTCTGTGATCAGGTCTCCCCACACTTCGAGTTGACCAAACTTTAGACGTTCCTCTTCCAACTCTCTTCCAGTGGAACCAATAAAGTAGTATGTTCTATGATCTATTCCCTCTATCGGTTTCAGATAGTTGTCAGATCCCTCTCTATAGTCAAGCCATACCTCTGGCTGTGGATGATATTTTGACTGTAGTTCTGGTGACATTCTTTTTATCTTAGAAATCATACGATCAGCTGTGTTTTCAATTGGGGAACATCCAAAGAAGAACCCTGTGTGCATAATAGCTCTGGAGTTAGCTCCACCCTCTTCTCTCTGAAGCTGTAGCTTAAGCAATCTTAGACACAACACTAGTCGTTTTTCTTGTTTCATTCTTGGATGTTCTTCTCGTATTCTAGGTAGATACTCAAGCATTTCATTCCTCAATACTTCTATTGGTATTCCATACATCTCAGAGAACTGATTCAATCTTTCTTGTATTTTAGATGGTATCTCCATATTTATCCCTCCTTGTTTGTGTTTTAAATAAGTCCGTTAAGGACCATGATCCAATTCAAACTTATAGATAAGATTTTTTTATGACTAAAGACTTGCAGCTAGAGCACACTCCTTTGAACAATAAACATGTCCAATTGAAATCTTACCATCTTTCCAAACAGTCTGTATAATTGGATTATTAATTTTCCTACCACAGTATTGACATCTATATTCTCTTTCTTTAGTTATAGTACTACTCATTCTCTAAGTACCTCAAATATTCTTTTTCCTTTCTTACCAAGTCTTCTATTGTTTATAACTATAGATGAGAGCTCATCCTCATCCATGTCACATAGCTCAGCTATTGTGTATGTACGTCCAAGATAGTTAGCTGTTTTCTTACCAAGACCAGGAACACATCCAAGCATCTCTATTCTTATCTCCTCATTGGTAACACCACGTTTCGGTCTCAAAGGTTTAAGGCTTGGCTCTGTTTTTAAGCTTTTCTTATAATATTCCAACAGATCCTTTATGAAATCATCATCTGAAGCTACATGGATAACTGGTATTCTAAAGGAATAGTAACTAATGATTCTATGTAGTCGTAGTTCTCTTTCAATATCAACTGGTACAAGCTTATTTCCTACTCTTTTCTGAGGTGGTCTTTTAGGATAGACTCCAGTAATATAAACTATTGGTCTCTTAAGATCCTTCATTCTATACAATTGAGAATAGTATCGTTGTTCAACTATACTGTTGAAGAAGTCATCAATTGTCTTTCTTTCTATTACAAGCTCATCTCCTAGTACATAATCTCCTATAGGTAGTCTAATTTTCTTAACTTCCACTCCATAGTTACGTATTTTTTCCATCATTATGCTAGGTTCTCTATCGTCAACATATATCATTTTATAACACCTTAGCTAACTCTAATCCATCTATCCATTCTATAAAACATTTTCTACAGTATACACTTCCTTTGGGTCTATTACTTGGTATGGTAGGAAGAAAGAATATGAGATGTTGTTCTGAAATGAACTCATTACACTTGTCACACCTAGTTGGTCTTGTGCAATCTCTTATGAAGACAGGAATCCATGATGATCTCCTCTTCTTAGAGCTCATTAGCTAGTCCCCATTCATCAATATTAATTGTTACGGTGTATCCACAGTTCTTACACTCTAGAACAAGCTGAACAAAGTCTCTTAGTAATGACTCAAGCATAATATGTTTAGCAGCTGTAGAGCTTGAAGGATTAGAGGCATTAATTGTTATAGTACCTGTCGGGTAGATTGAAAACCAATCAGTCCATACAGTTCCATTGACAATTGTACCTTCATAGGTGTTTTCCTGAGATTCTCTTCTAAGTATTTCTCTAGCATAATCTCTAAATGAGAAAGTACTCTTTTCTTTTTTATATCTTTTAACCCAGGTAATTCTAAAGTCAGTATGTTTGCAATTTGGACATAAAGGAATTCTTATCATTCTCAAAGATCACTTCTAGTATAGACTTCTGTATATCCACATCCCTTACAATATATCACTATTTGAAGTATTTCATTGCTAGTAGCGGGGTATGGATAGAGCTGCATTTCGAGAGAGATTCTTTTTGATATTTCTTCCTTGCTATAATCAAGAGGATCTACTAGATCTACTTCTCGTTTAGTTACTATCCTTGAAGAGATAGCTACAGATCCACAGTTAGGACATCTAGTATTCATCTACACTCCACGTCTCTTAGTAAAGTCTCTAATACCAGTCTCATCTATTATAAATGTACACTCATCTCTAGGTACTGGACCATCAGCTATAACAGCTCTCCACGTCTTGTCATTCGCTGATACTTGTTCTAGAGACACTAGATAATTCACTCCATGCTTCACCACATGTGGAGCTACTGGTGCATCTCTTATTCCATATCTTTTGATACTAGCTAACTGTTGACCAGAGTCTGGGATTCCCATAACTTGTAGTGTCATAACAATAGCTATGTTGTGTTGTGAAGCTAGTTGTTGAAGATATCCAATGTGTCTTCCAGACTCAGCTGATCTCTTTGGTAAGGTCTCTCTTCCAGCATATGCAGCTCTGAACGGAGCATTGAAGCTATCTATAACTATCAGTCCAATATCCTCTTTCTTCTCCGTTATAAGTTTCTCCACCATTTCATAGGCTTTGAACAGATGTACTGGTGTCTTAATAAACTTAGCTGGTATCACATAAATATCATTCTTTAAGTCAAAGTTTACTCCATTAGCATTAGCTATTTGCTTTATACGATCAAGGACACATGTCTGTGGTTCTGTTTCTATCCAAACTGATTTTCTGTTATGTTGTTTCTTCATATTGACTACCAATTGTTTAGCTAGCTGTGTCTTACCAGTAGCGAACTGACCAGCAAATCCAGTCAATGCATCAGTAGGCACTCCACCACCAAGTATCTTGTCGAATAAGGAGCTGTTGGTAGATATCCTCTGAATCTTACTCTTCCTCTCCTCGTTCAGATCTTCACCAGTATAAATATGTACTGCATTGACTGTTGCATCTTTAGCAGCTGTAATAATTTTCTTAGCCTTAGCTAGTGAACATTTGAGTATAACTTTGATCTCTTCTGGATCTCTCACTGACAAATCCTCAGCTGATGTTATTCCAGTTTGTTTCAGACTTTCAGCTATGCTTGGTCCAACACCTTTAATTTCTTCCAACTCTGTCATTCTTTCTTACCTCCTTTAAATACATACAAATTCATCATCATGAGATGTTTGCAGTGTCCTCTATATCTTGAATATGCAGGACATGAACATACAAGCTTATCGTTACACAACCATACATAATACAGTCTTCCTTTTGGAGATATAATTTTCCATACTCTGTATGATTCCTGAATTATCTTGTAACCAGACTTAGTAACTATCTCAGCTTCCAAGAATCTTACCTGCCTTATTTAGTTTTCTAGGAATCCATTCAAATCTTATATTGAGATTCTTTTCACTTATCATACTCCATATTCTAAGAGCTGACTCTCTCAAGTGTTCTTTGTTTATTCCATATTCGTGTTTGAGCTGATTGATTACAACTTGTGAGTCAGAATAGATAACAGCAGAAGCATTGTTCTCAAGCATTGATATAGCTTTTTCAATAGCTAGATACTCTGTATGAACACTGGACTTAGCTTTTACCTTTTCATAAAATACTTTGTCTCCTACTATTCCAGAGATACTGTATTTGTCACTTCCATCCACATACACTTCTATCATGAGAACCACCTTTCCCTTATCCAGATCTTAAAATCATTGAAGTAATATTTTAACTTCTGGAACAGAGAGAGATGTTTCTTTACTATGACAATTCTAGTAGGAAACACTGGTCTGTCTCCACTCCATTCTGGAACTAGAGATACATCTTCTTTTGTCTCGTAGTGTGTAGACATGAAGAGACAGTACTCTTTATCTTCAACTAAGCTTCTCATGATTCTCACCTTAGAACGGTGTTCTAGCTATTTCTCTCAAGTCATTCATAAAAGTTTCCAGTGGTTGATCCTCTTCACTCAATAGAGAGACTCCACCGAATCCAGCATGACCGCCAGCTATATATCCTTTCTCAGATAGTCTATCAGTAATGTATTTAGTCAATATTCCTCTAATGGAGATAGATCTTGTCTTTTTATTAATAACTACAAACGTCATATACGATTCTGAGTTTGAAAGTTCAGTAGCTACTCTTCCAGATATAGAATAGTCAGATTCTATGACAACAATGGATATATGCTTTATTTGTTCAATAATTGGATTGGAACTGAATATTCTCTTTATTTCTCCACTAAGCTTTTCACTTGCTCGTTTAGCTACTGGATTGTTAATTATCTCTCTTACACTCTTGGCTGATCTAAGGAGCTTGTAAGCTCCCATAACATCTCCCATTCTACACATACTGTTTATTGGTCCAGAAATAATAGAAAACAATGGATATGGATATGTTCTAATTTTCCTATACTGATCTCTATATATTTTACCTTGCATTTCCCAGAGAAACGGACTTCTCATCCACACATCACTAGGAATAACTTCTGGTTGTCCATCTCCACAAGCTGAGAGACACACTAGCCATATCTTATTGTCTGGGATTAGATCTTTAAACAGCTTGTATAGAATCACGCCTGTAGGTTCTATTCCCAATACAAGTCTATATTCTGGATTCTCTGGATGATCTGGATGATGATCAATGATTATTCCATCGTATGCTCCTAGTGGAGAACCTAGATCAACAGCTAAATCAGAGTCAATATAATCACCAAATATCTCTGGACTGTAAGGATAGTTACTATCCTCTCTTACCTTGAAAATACTAGCTATGATACAAGCTGAAGCTAGTCCATCTGCATCTCCATGAAATGCTAGTCGTAGTGGCTCCATAGAACGTATCTCTTCAACCAATCTGTTTCTATCTATATTATAGAACTTTATTTCTCTCATTTGATATTACTCCACAGATAAGTATTTTATTATAACAATTCACTTAGATGTTTCTTTATTGTATCCTGTATTCTCATCTTAGATAAGCTTAAGTAATCATCAATTAAATCTTCGTATTCTCTGTTAAGTGTAGACTTCATGATCTCAAGCACTACACCCAGAGATTTTCTTTCTTTTGGTTCGTAAACAAAATAACCAAAGAACTGAAACCTATCATCTTTCTCCCTTATTGAGGACTCCATACTAACAAAGAACTCATATTCATCTAGGATTTCATTCCATAATTTCCCTACTTTTTCTTTTACTTCTGACAATGGTATTTCTTCACTCATTTCAAATTGCCTCCTAGTGTTTATACTAATCCAGCTGGTCTCCTATTTATAATTTTCTGATATCTCTCTATATCTTCCTTTAGATTACCAAGTATCTGCTCAGCTAACTTTCTGTAAAATGAAGAAGCTTTCTCTGGTGTCATAAAAGAGTCCTCTACTGATTTTTTCGTAATTGAGAAAAATATCCTTAGAGTCTTGTTTGACATAACTTCGGATCTTATTTGATAGAAAGAATCAATAAGATATTCATTGTTGTTTTTGTCCGAATAAACAACATATGCATCATTTAGAAACTCATACTTTTCTACCATTTCATCAGCTACCTCTTTGACAGCATCAGCTATCTTGTCCATCTTACTTTTCCACAGTTTAAATCTAAGTTTCATATCTACACCTCAGAAGCTCCGATAGCAACTATCTTTGCTGATGGTAGATTATGACAAATTGTCCATGATAGAGTTTTCACAGCTTCTGGAGCTGACTTAGAATCTATATCCATCTGAATAGTCACTTCTGCTCTATATCTTTTTAACATTGTTTATCACCTCATTTATTATTCTTTCCCATTCATTCTTGTTCTTATCTGTAAGCTCGTAGACAGTGATTCCCATATCTGACAAAATCTTGTATTTAATGCTATCGCTAAGTTCTCTGTTCCACATGCAATGCCAAATACTTGGAGAGTACTCTAATACTGCTCCATAGTCTTGAAGATAGAAATCCACCCAGTAGTATCTTTTACGATTTCCTATCTTTATCATTATCCTATAGTTATGATGAAAATCCTTTCCTTCTTTTAGACCTTTAGTAACTAACATTTTTCGTATCTTGTCTTCACCTGGAGTGTAGTAGTTAGGATCTCTATTTGGTTTGGAAGCTACTTCAGAACAGAACTTTCTAAAGTTAAAGCTAACTTTGATACTGGTCTTGAATACTCCATGTTCCATACAGTTCATATAAGCATATCCATTCTCATGTTTAAATGGAGCATAGTACATTCCACATTTCGGACATGGATACATCATTGGTCTAAGTTTGTTATCTACTAGTTCAAACAAGCCATCTCTCTCACATAGATAAATAGTCTTGTGTTTAAGATTAGCTTCATCAGAGAATTCATTATTACATATTGGACATTTCAATTTACATACTCTCCAAATCCTTGATTAGAATACTAATTCCTTCTTCTAAAGTAGTTCTAGATTTAAATCCAAGTATTTTCTCAGCTTTAGTAGTATCTGCAAGAGTATGATAGACATAGTTTTTGATGGGGTTAAGAACGTATTTGGGTTTGATGTCTGTTCCAAGTTTCTTGTTGATGATGTCTACGAGCTGGTTTAGACTGTAGGCTTTTCCAGTTCCAACATTGAAGATTTCGCAAACATTACTGCGAGTTAGCATAAACCGCATGGATTTGAGGATGGCTAATACTACGTCTTCTACATATGTAAAGTCTCGTGTCTGTGTGCCGTCTCCGTAGATTTCTGGTGGTTCTCCCTTCATCATTTTCCAGATGAATTGTGAAACCAAGTTTGCATATCTTCCTTTATGGCGTTCTCTCTCTCCGTATATTGAGAAGAATCTTAGTCCTATGGATGATAGACCGTAGAGTTTGTTGTAGAGCTGTGCTAGTCTTTCCATGTAGTATCTTGCTTCTGTGTAGAAGTCTGTTACGTGGATAGGCATGTCTTCTCTGTATGGAACTGGATTTCCATTGTATAGTGATGAAGTTGATGCGTAGACTAGGAGAGCATTGTTTTTTCTGCAATATTCCAGAATGGACTGGAAGGTTTTTAGAGCTGTTGATACTAGATATGGATTAGCCTTATACATTGGAGATGAAGACGGTATCCCAAGATGGAAGATTACATCATATTTTTCTTCGGTAAGCATTATGTTTTCAAAGTCTATCAAACGGAATGTTACTCCCTCTGGAATGTTGTCTCTTGTTCCTAGAGATAGATCATCTAAAACTGTTACTTCATACTGGTCTTTTATTGCATGAACTAGATGACTTCCTATGAACCCACATCCACCAGTTACTAAAGCTTTCAATTTACATCACTTTTCCTTTTTCTTCATATCTCCATTCCAAATTAGATTTAGCTATTTGTTTCCAACATTTATAGCATATAGGATGAATAGAACCATTGTAGTAAATATAGACAGCTATATCTGTATTCTTACATTTCTTTCTAGAAAAGGGATTGGAACAATGTTTAGTATTGTTCTTCATTCGATACGACCTGTACCATGTTTCTTTACTAGCTCTTCAATCTTGTCTTTGTTGAGAGAAAGTATCCATTTCCAATGGTTAAACACTGCTGGATGAATATCAGAAGATTCTTCCATCCTCTCTTTAACAAGATTTTGAAGTTCTGATAGATTATCTCTTATAAGCTCAAGATAACATGGAAAATGCTCACTGTCACAATACTGTGGATAGATAAGATTCTTATAATCGACTATTCTAAATCCATGATTCATATTTCTAGTTCTCCTGAGAATATCTAGATCAGCACAGCTAGCTTGAAAACCAGTGACTCCCAACTTGTGAACAATATATCTGAATGTAGCTACTGAAGCTATAGACATAGCATAGACACAAGTACCATAAGTATGTGATCTATCTACTAGTTGTCTGATAATATCAAGTAACTGATCTTCAGTTTCTATAAATGGCACTTCATACTCTCTCAATTCACGTTCACTCATATTAGATAGAGATTTCTTTTTCAAGTTATATCACCTCCATTTAAATACCTTAGCTTAGCCTAACAAACTTCAACCCTATCAGAGCAAATTCTGACCAATCGGATCACACTCTACCTTACCCAATCAAAGATCATCAAATCATATCCCATTTTTACTAGATGAATTCAACTTCAAATAATCCGAACTCTGGTCTCCTATCACCGATACCAACATATCGTCCAGCATACTTTAGAATGTCCTTGAGTACAGATAGTGGTAGTGCTGTCTTATCAAGAGTAATAAGATCAAACTCAGCTTTCCATCCTTTGACAAACTTAGGTCTAGTTCTTAGAACTCTAGCTCTCTGTACTCTTTCCCATCTTCTATCAAGAACATACTCCTGTGGTTCTATAAGAATCTCCTCTGGATCTACTAATACAAATCCTTTAACAAAGTCTTTGTATGTTTTCTTACCCTTTCCTCCAATTCTGAAATTACTAGCTGCTTTTATCATTGCACTCTTGATATGTACAGACGGAATGTAGAGCCCATTATCATTCTTGTACACATAGATCTCAGCTTCTCTGGTAAATGATTCTTCGTTTGAAGGATCTTTGGAAAGAATCTTGCTTATTTGACTTAGTTCTTTAATGAGTTCTGGTTCTACAGGCATCCTGTGTTGTAAATAGTCTCTTATACCTACTACTTTGCATCTTATTTTATCTATCAAAGAAGACATATTCCATATTCACCTCCTAATCTTATCATATCAAAACAGATATGACCATAATCAAATCTCATCATATCAGAATCCATATTAGACATCTTATCCGAGCTTATGTCTTAAGAAG